AAGGTCGTCCGGTCGAACCAGGCGCGGCCGGTGAAGGTCGCCTCGACGAACGCGGCCTCGCTGACGCGGCAGTTGGCCAGGCTAAAGTCGATTAGGGCGGCGCCGGTGAGGTCGAGGCGGATGTCCGGCCAGTGGCGGGCGTTGAGGTTACCGCTGCGGAATCGCCACCAGCGGCGGGTGGGCTGGTCCCGGTAGCGCAGGTGTGCGGCGAGGATGCGCTGGGCGGTCAGCCGGACCTGGCGCTCCTCGAATGGATCTCGACCCGTTGGCGCGGCGACGCCATCCTCAGTAGGGCGCGGCACGGCAGGCTCGTCCGTGATCTGGGCGGCCGGGGGCGGGGTATATGGCATGCGCAGGTATGCGCAGATCACGTCCACGATGGTCTGCCGGAAATGCGGGTCGGGGTTGTCCTGGGCGAGCTGCTCCAGGGCGTACAGGCCACCTAAACGGACCGGGGCCTCGGCACTGCCGAGCTGCTCTACGGCCTTGCCGTAGCGGTCGGTCACGTGGCCGCGCTCGCCGAGTTGGAAGGTGCGCCGGGCAGTGTCGGCGTTACGCGCGGTGTAGTAGACGGCGACCAGCGCGGCCAGCCCGGTCGCCACGGCGAGTACCCGGCCGCGGACCGCATCTAGGGCTGCCGCCAGATCTCTTCCGACCAGACCTGACGGCTCGCCGATCGCGACTCCGTCGATGTGCTCCAGTACCCAGCGCGCCCCCGGGCCCAGCACCCAGACGATCCCCGCCACCAGCGCCGCGCCGATCACAGTCATCACCGTCGGAACAGGCTTCACGGCCTCCACTCTGGCCCAAGTTCAGCCTCGCAGCTAGAGCCAGAGGTACGACGCGTGGCCCGTTTCTGCCGTAACCGGCGGCTCGCGGGCCTGGCCACAGTGGGCAACAGCTGAGCCCACTGTGGCCGTCCGGGCCGGGCGGCGATCCCTAAGAAGGAAGGATTCCTAGCTTCGAGAGGATCTCCAGCCCCAGATAGGTGGTCCCGGCGAACGCGGTCCCACCTGCGATGATCGCTGTCGTTGCCGATGCCTCGTTCCACCTGGTCAGGATGCCCGTGATGAGCGCCGCGATGGTGGCCGTAAGCAGCACAATAACGATCACCAGGATCTTCATCGTCATCTTTCTCCTCTAAAAGATGACCGGATCCCTTGGAAACGCCGGAACCCTTTGTACACGGCTGAGGTGCTCGAGGCGCACGAATCCGCCGTATTGCTGCTGTCCCGCTGTCCGGCGTCTCTACAGCGACATGTCCTCGTCTACGAACCTGATGCGGGTGGGGTTCGCGACGAACCGCAGCAGCTCGACGAGCTGGCCTTCGCGGGTGGCGATCACCTGGTCGTAGGTGAGGACTAGGGAGCGCTTCACGACCTTCAGCGCTTTCGCTTCCTCGTTGGTGGCCATGCGGGCGCCGATGACGCGCCGCACGATCGAGTACGGCTCCAGGCCGGCGTCGGTCAGGGCGCGGTAGATGCCGCCGGGGACTTGGTCGCGCTTGGCGATTGGGGTGTCGGCCACGGCGCTGTGAGGGTAGACCGCCTGGTCGAGGCGGGCCACGTTGTCGCTGATGGTGGCTTGGCGGTTGCGGATGACCACCTTGTCGCCGCTGTCGAGCTTGAGGAGGTCGGCGACGTCGGGGGAGGGTTCGACGGTGTCTACCTTCCCGGTGATCATCTTGCCCTCGGCGCCGGAGCGTTCGCAGCACGCGGCCCAGGGGAGCGGGCCGTTGCCGTGGGGGCCGTGCAGGACGAGGTCCACGACAATGGGCGGCGGCTGCACGATCATCCCTTGAGTGACGCTGCGGATGACGAGCTGCTCGGCCTTCAGGACCTGGATGGCGTGGTAGATCGTCTGATTTGAGGCGCCGTATTCAAGCGCGAGGAGATCCTGGTGGGGGAGGGGTAGTCCGGGGCGGTATTGTCCGCTCTTGATCTTTCCCTTGATGTCGTCGGCGATCTCGGCGAAGCGGGACATGCAAGTACCGTACCACCGTTCCCTAGGGAACGGTGGGGCTACTAGTGGACCAGTTCGGGCTCGGGCATCTTCGACGAAACCTGCCACAACCGCTCCGGCCTCCGGCGTGGCCACGACGCAGGCGCATGCACGTACATCTCCCTGTGTTCCGAAGTCGGCTGCATCAGCGAGGACACCACGGCCATCAGCTCGGACCAGGCCCACAGCGCATCTCGGCCGGGGCACGTCGCCGCGCACATCGTGACGCCGGAGCTGCTACCGACCACGATCCGCGCCTCCTCGGCGCGATCCAGGCGCTTCGTCGGGTGCAGGCGCTCATCGGCCTCGCCCGGGACGACGATCTGCACGGACACGATGTCGTCGACCCGCACGACCGTCAGTCTGTCCTGGGATGTCAGCCATGCCGTCATACCGGCAAGCGTGCGGCAAGCGTGCGGCCGTCCGCAAGCGATCTCGGATTCCGCTCTGGCCGGCTCTCTGACGGGAACGGGGACGCCAGGGTCAGAGACTTTGACGCCTTGCCGAGGAATGCGGGAGACGAGGCCCTGGTCGACGAGCAGGCTGATGGCGTTGCGGATGGTGGACCGGTCCGCCCCGTGAGTGCTCGCCAGATCGCGTTCGGAGGGCAGTCGGCTGCCTGGCGGGTGGTCGCCTCGCCTGATGGCTTGGGCGAGCACGTCAGCTATGCGCTCGGCCTTCGCGGGCGGCATCGGCATCCGGTCTCCATGTGCTCCTTGGTCGGGTTCCACCTTAGAGGCATCCATGATCCGCCTGGGAGTGGCGGGGATGCACGGCAGAGATACACGGGTTGCGGTATGGGTTTGGTAGCCCTACCATGAACCTACCAACAGGTTAGCGGGCAACCACCGCTGCACCTGGTGCCCTTCCGCCGCGAATTTCCCAACCAGCGATGACGGCCCATGAGCAAGTCCCAGGGCCCCGCATCACCCACCCTCTCCTTCCGACAGAAATCAGGTGACGATGAGCACCATCACGGCATCCGCCGAAGCCGCCGCCGACCAGACGACCGACAAGCGCACGGCCCCCCGCCCGCCGTTGGAGCACCTGCTCCGCGCCGAAGTCCGCAGCCTCGCCGACAAGGTCGGCGAGGACGGCATCTGCTCGCGCAGTGCCGGCGACGCATGGACCGCGCAGGGCCTGACCCAGCGTCGCGCCCGACTCCTGTGCAAGCCGTGCCGGGCGCGCGGCGCCTGCCTGCGGTTGGCCGTACTCGAGGAGGCACTGGCCATCGACACCCACGGCGGCTCGATCCACGACCTGCACGGGGCACGCGGCGGGCTCACCGGTCCCGCCCGCGCGCCGGAGGTCAAGCAGGTCCTGGCGGACATCAGGGGCGACCGGGCCCAGCGCAAGGCCGCCGCAATGGGGCATACGGAGACCTGCAGCCGCCCCACTCAATGACCCTGCAGCTTCGCAAAAAGCGCCAGCGGTACCGCCACCACATTGGGAGTTCTGATGTTCCTGCGTAGGCCCGATCCCCGGAAGGAAAGGGACGCTCTCGAAGCCGAGCGCCTCCGGATCGAGCGCCGCCGCCTGTCCGAAGAGGCCCGGCGCGAGGACGCTCGGGCGTCCGAAGAGGAAGCCCGAGCACGAGACGAGTCCGCCCGTACCGATCGAGAGAAGCGCCGCCGCCGCTCGGTCGAGCAATGGAAGACCCGCGCAAAGACAGCCGGCCACATGGCCGTCATGTCGGTGACGAACATCGGCGTCAACGGCGTCGCCGTCTCCGGCCAGGCGATGGCCTTCATGGCGCGTGGTCTTCCCCCGCTGTGGGCCATACTCGCGGCCGCGATCGTCGAGTCGGTCGCGGTGTACGTGTCCTGGCACGCGCACGTCGCTCTTCGGGAAGGTGACGCCGCCTGGACGACCCGGATGCTTTCGTATCTGGTCGGCGCGGGCGCGGGGTACCTGTCGTACACGCACGTGGAGGACTACCCGGAGCTGTTCGCGGCGTGCTCGCTCGCGTCCCCGTGGCTGTGGTCGATGCACTCGCGTCACCTGCACCGCAAGGACCTGCGCGAAAAGGGCCTCATCGACCCGAGAGCGCCGAAGTTCTCGCCGATGCGTTGGCTGCTGCACCTGCCTGAGACGTTCAAGGCGTTTCGGTGGGCGGTCGGCGAGGGTGTCCAGTCTCCGAGCATCGCGGTGCAGGTAGTTCGCCAGCGCCGCCGCGTGAAGAAGACGTGGAAGTCGATGGTCGAGGCCCAGCGCGCGGTCATCGAGGCGCAGCGCTCGCAGCTGCAGCTGACATTGACTCGGATGGCGGCGCTCGCGGAGGAAATTCACGGACCCGACCCGCGGGCGGCCGAGGCGGTGCACGACATCGCGGTGTTCGTGAACGAGGTCGGCGTCGGCCTGGTGCCGCGCTACCGGCCGCCGCTTGGTCCGGCTGTCGAGGCGGACCAGACGCCGCCTGTGCCCGCTGACCAACCGGACCAAAAGCAGGTGGGGGAGACCGCACCGCGGCCGCGATTCCGGACCCGGATCCGGGACCGATACCGGCTGCCGATCCGGACCAAGAGGCGGGCTCGAAGGCGCGCTGTTGGTCCGGTCGCCGCAGGGGACCATTCGGACCAAACGCTTCCGGCCGACGCGCCGGGCCCGGGTCGGCATGACCGGACCAACCGGACCAGCAAGCGGCCCGCCGGGACCGGTTCGACCGGACCAGCGGATCGGGTGAACGCGCTGCTCCCGCAAGGTAAGCGGATCGCTGCGCGGCTCCGGCGCGAGGGCGTCCGGCTGACCCGCCGCAGTCTGCAGGACGCGCTACGCGCTGAGGGCCATTCCGCCTCGACCGACGTCGCGAACGAGTTGGTCCGGGTTCTCTCCGGGCCGGGCAAACCGGTCCAGCGCGCCGCCCGCGGGGGCCGCACGACCGGACCAAGCACCGGACCAGACGTAGCCGCCGAGCAGCCGCTCGTCCGGACCATGCAGACCGCCACGACAGGAGATGCAGAGTGACCGCGGCCGCCGCCCAATACATGCCGATCCCGGCCTGGGACCACCTCGCCGACGACGCCGCGGCGATCGTCATGACCGAGCTGGAGTTCCGCGCCGACAGCCCGTACCACGTCCGCCTCTCCGTCGAGGGCGGCGCCGGCGTCGACGTCCCGCTGGACGTGCTCGCCGCGGGCCGGGTCGGGCGCGCGGAGTGCGCGGCGCTGTCCGCGTGGCCGATGGACGAGGAGTCCATCCGGTGGGACGTCCGGGTGCCGGGGGCAGAGCCGGTCGCGCTGCGGGTTCCTCGCTCGGTGCTCGCGAGCCACCTGGACACCCTGCCGGAGATCGCTCACGAGCCGGATTGGGACGCGTTCGCGAGGGAGTGCGCCGGGGGTTCGCTGTGACTGTCCGTGATCGCGCTCGTGGGCTCGTAACGCTGCAGACCAGGTCAAGGCCGGGTGTGCGGGGGGCCCAACGCGCGGGCGCGTTGCGCGTTGCGCGTTGCGCGCGCGAGGCCACCGTAACACGAATCACGCACCGTAGCGGAGGACAGATGGTGTCGAATCGCGCCGCGAACCGGCGCGCCGAGCACGTCGCGAACATCGCGGCCGCGGCCCGGGAGACGGCCACGCCGTGGCGGCTGTACTGGCGGACGGCGTGCTGGCTCATGTCGGAGTTGGCCGAGCTGTACAAGCGCGACCCGCGCCAGGCGCAAAAGGCCTGCACCGACCTGGCCGAGCAGACCCGCCAGTTCGCGGAGGCGCTCAACAAACAGGCGGGCGGTGGCCAGTGATGTTCCAGTACAACGCCCCTGCTGGCCTGCCCGTCGACCAGTCGAAGACGGAGCCGACCGAGCAGGTCGCCCCCGCAGCCGAGGTCGCGCCGACGTCTTCGCCGGCGCGCAGGCCCTCGTGGGTCCAGGTCCTGGAGGACCGGGCGCGCATGCCTGGCCTGCGTACGGCGCGACTTCCCTCGGTCGCCACGGTGCGCGCCTACCACCGGGAACGCGAGTACGTCCCGTGGGAGGCCGAGCTCCTCGACCTGCCCGCGCGCGTGCACGGCTGGTTCGCCGTCGCCTGGTGCTTCGGGTGCACCTCGATCGCGTTCCTCGGCGCGGGCGACTACCGCCGCCGCCTGACGAAGTTCCGCGAGGAAGGCCTCCCCGGCCTGTGCCGCGCGCAGCTGCCGCGACTGAAGACCCTGTCCGGTTTCCCCCGCGCGTGGGTCGCTTTCTGGTCCGCCGTCTGCTGGCCGGGCCTGAAGTTCTGGGGCCCGATCACGGCCGGGTTCTACCTGCTGATGATCTCCCTGCCCATCCTGCTGCCCATCCTGCTGTCCCTCATCTGAAAGGCCACCCCTCATGATCGGTCTCGTTCTCGGCGGCGGATTCTCCTTCGGCCTCGGCTGGGTCTTCGCGGGCATCCGCAAGAAGGACAAGCTGCCCGGCAAACCGCTCGGCGTGCTCGCGGTGCTCCTGCTGCTGGTGTTCTCGGCCAGCATGTTCCTGCTGCCCACCGGGTACCTGTTCGTGAACTTCGGCGCGTGGCTCGTGGAAATGGCCGCGCGCGGTTCGATGGCGACCCTCTTCGGGTCCGTGGTGCTGTTCCTGCTCGCCGCCGCGTTCTCGTTCCTCGCCGGCGCCGTCGTCAAGGACATCGCCAAGGACGCCAAGCCGGACATGCCGACCTTCGTGGCCTGCTCCGTCCTGTGGATCTTCGGCGGGATCGCGTACGGCTCAGTCTGGGGCCCGGTCGAGTACGCGGAGTTCACCGCCGAAGTGATGCGGCAGGCCGTGGAGAACTGGTCATGAGCGACGCCCTCATGGCGGTGTTCGCCGTCGTGGTGTCGCTCGCGCTGTTCGTCGTCGGCGGCTGGTTCTTCTTCCGCAAGCCCGGCGACGAGCAGCCCGACCAGCCGGTCGAGCACACCGTCGAGCGGACATGGACCGCCAAGACCATGAACGTCGCGATCGCCTGGTTCGGGCGTGCGCTCGGGCCGGGCCGGCCCGAGCACCAAGGCGGTGACCAAGGCGACGACGAGCAGCTGCAGCCGATTGACCTCGTGCTCGTCGAGCAGGTCCGCCCGCAGGCCCCGCCCCGGCCTGCGGAGCCGGCTCGTCCAGCTCTCGCCCCGCCGCCCGCGCTGGAGGTCGAGGTCGTCGACCGGCCGAAACCGACCATGGGCCGGCCCGAGCTCGAAGGCGAGGTCAAGCCCGCCGAAGTCGTCGAGCGGCCGCGCCCCGACTGGAACCTCATCGACTTGGAAGGAGTCGACATGTCGCAGGCTCCCATCGTGCCTGCCAACGACGGCACCTCCATGCAACTGCCTACCGTCCCCCAGCTGCAGGAGGCGCTGGCCACCGGCGGGTTCGAGCGGTTCATGACCTGGCTGCGGGCGTTCTTCCGCGCCAGCGGCGTCCTCGAGGCCGACGCGCGCAACGTGCACGAGGACGCCATGCACGTCGCCGCCCGGGCCCGCAACAAGTACGTCCTCGCGTTGCAGGCGTTCCAAGCCGTTCAGTCGGACGGCCTGGACTCTCGGACGGTCACCCGCATGTGGGAGGCGCTGGCCCAGGCCGAGCAAGAGGCTTCCGCGGCCGCGCTGGCCACGCACGCCACCGCCCAGACGGTGACCGCGTGCGGCGGTGGTCAGCCGACCGTGGCGGCTGTGATCAGCGCGCTCGACTACGGACACGGCGACGTCGCCCGCTCGGTGCGGTCCGCGCCCGTCCGGATCGTCCGCAAGTTCAGCTTCTACGAGAACTAGGGAGCGCCCGGTGGCCCGCCACACCACGCCCGACCAGCAGCCCGAAGCGCAGCCCGACCAGCACGAGGACGAGACCGAGGCCCTCGCCGAGGCCGCGTCCGCGTTCGCCAGGAGCGCCGCGCACCGCTACGGCCGCGCGGTCGCCCCGCACGTCACCGCCGCCGGCGTGTGGGGCACGGGCGCGCTCCTTCACCTGGCCGACGTGCCAGCGTGGCAGGCCCTCGTCGGTGAGGCCGCCGCCGCCGCCACCGCGGCGACGGTCCGCACCCTGTTCCCGAAGACGCGCGAGGCCCTCGCGTGGCGGTGGTGGCAGGCCGGCGCGGCCGCGTGGCTGCCGGGCGCGGCCGAGCTGGGCGCGTTCGGCGTGATGCAGAGCGCGTACTTCGCGGCGGCCGGCCTGTGGACCGTCCCGCACGTGTGGCGTCACCGCAACTACATCACCCGTCCGAAGGGCAAGCGCCGCGCGCTGGAAGCGGCGGCGCAGGCCAAGGAGCTGGAGGCGTCCGACCCGATCGTGATCCGGTGGGCGCAGAAGACGGCGGGTCGGAAGGGCGCCCTGGTCGACTCCAAGCTGACCAACCGCGAGGAGTTTCAGCGCGGCGGCGCTGCGGGGACGCGCTACCGGATCGTGCTGGACGGGCACACCACCGAGGACGCCATGCAGGCGCGCAAGCGGATCTGCTCCGACTTCGGGGTGGCCATCAACTTCGTGCACGTGGAGGAGCCGCCCGGTGGCGAGCAGAACGCCGCCATGGTGACGTTCCTGAAGCAGCTCGCTGTCCTGGAGCCGGAGCTGTGGACTGAGCCGCTGCTCGACATGGACACCGGTGTCCTGCCGATCGGCCCGTTCGAGGACGGCGCGGGCGATGGCGCGTTGCAGGTGTGGGAGCCGGGGTCGGGGCCGCTGCCGGTCGGGATCTTCGGCGCGATGCGGACGGGCAAGTCGTCGATCCTGAAGATCGCTTCAGCGGAGTTCGCCCGCACCGAGGGCCGGATCGTGCTCGACTACCTCGACCCGCAGGACGGGCAGAGCTGCCCGTCGCTGCTGCCGTACGTGCCGCACGCGCTCGGCATCAATGCCATCCGTCAGCGGCTGTACGCCTACCAGGCGGAGATGCAGCGGCGCCGCGCGCTGCTGTCGCAGATCGAGTGGGTCGACGAGGACGGGGTTACGCAGCGCGGAGTGCAGTCCTACGACCACCCGGGCGTGCATGGCATGCCGATGCTGGTCATCGCCATCGACGAGTTCCACCTGGTCGCGCGACACGAGGACCTGGCCACGATCGTGCACGACATCCTCGCCGAGGGCTCGAAGTGCGGCATGACGGTGTGGACGCTCGACCAGAACGTGTACGTCGGCGGGATGGGCGGCGGCGACATTCTCGCCCTGGTGAACTCCGGCAACATCGTGGTGCTGCGTGTCTCCGACCGCCGGATCGCGTCGGCCACGTTCGGGGAGCGAATGAACGCGTACCCGCACCTGATCAAGATTCATTTCCCCGGTACGCAGAAGAAGACGAAGGGCTGCGGCTACCTGCTGGGCGCCACCGACAGGCCGGTGATGATGCGTGCTCGCCACATCCCGAGGATGGGCGCGGTCATGCGCGGCGTGCCCGCCATGACGGTGAAGCTGCCGAACATCGCTGTCGAGCACGACGACGCCGCGCCGGCGCGGAAAAAGCGCGGCGGCAAGGGGCGTCGCTCGCCTGCGATCGCGACGGCCGACGTGGTCGACCTCGACACGACCGTGCAGATGCCGACCATCGCGCAGGCCGACGCCGCCGCGGCGCAGACGACGGTGCTGTCCCTGCTGGCCGACGCCGGCCAGGGGCTGACGGGGCCGCAGTTGGTGACGCGGTCGGGTCTGCCTCTGCCGGTCGCGTTCCGGGTTGCTGCGTCGCTGGTCGAGCAGGGCCGGGCTCACATGGACGGTGATCGTTATGTGATCGCGGACGGGGAGCGTGTGGCGTGATGACGACGATGGCGCGGTTGCTGGTGGTTCTGGCCTGGCTGGTCTGGTGGCAGGTGATGGCGGTGGTCTGGGTGGAGGTGCCTGCGGACCTGAGCATGGTGGTGCCCTTCGCAGCCCTGCTGTCGTCGGCATTGGTGCCCCTCGTGGCGATGGGGGCTCGTCTGTGGCCTGTCTCGTTAACGGTGACGTCGTCGTGGATCCTGGCGGCCCTGACGTGGGGCATGGGGTGGGGGTCGGCGCTGGTGGCGTCTGCGGTGGTCATGGTCATGGTGCTGAGCTGGGGTGACGGCGGTCGAGAGTGACCGCCACGCTTGAGACAAATGCGACACACGCACGTTCTTCTACGCGCTTTGACCTCGCATACTGGACAAACACACACATCGCGCTAAGGTGTTCGAGTCGCGACTGTCACGACTGGAACGACAAACGAGACACGCCTCACGGGTCTCGTGGCCATGAGTCCCAGCCCGAACAGTCGCCCGCCACCCCTCAGCACGGAAGGCCTGCGAAGCCGATGATCGAAAATTCGCGTGCGACACACCCGCGTACTTCTAGATTTCGAAATCCAGAATGCGCCATGATTGACGACCATGAGCGGACAGGTAGGCCGACCACGCGTGGTGGTCGCCAAGCATCCCATGTCCTGGAGGGACTCCTCCGTGTGGGACGAGGTGAAGGCCCTGCAGGAGAAGACGGGTCTGCCGCTGGCGCATGTCGTCGAGGCCCTGGCAGCCCAAGCCCTCGGCCGTACACCGACGACCATCGAGGAGCAGGCTCGGGCGCAGCAAGCCCAGCAGCAGCTTCCGCTCGACACGACGCGAAAGGCGATCGTGGCGGCCTGACCGGCCCCACGAACAACGGAGGAGAACCCCCAGACACTAAGAAAGCCGGGCAGAGCCCGGCTGTCTCAGTCGTGACGGTCCACTAAGTGGCTCGGCTCCCGAATGCTTTGGCCGGCGTACGGAGCTGAGCGACGAGGAGGATCGTCCGCCTTCCCACTCGGTGGCCCGGCAAGGCCGTCGAGCGGGCTTACTTGTGCCTCACCGCTAAGAAAGGCATCGCCATGATAACTGGCGACCGGGGGCTCATGCCAGCATGCCCGGAAACCCCAACCGTGCCGGACACGACACCGGCGACAAAACCGGCACGTCAGCCGCATGGACAGAACGCGACACGACTTCCGGTTTCCGGCGTGTCGGACCTCCCCAACCTTCTACGGACGGCGCCCTCCAAGGCGCTCATCCTCGCGGCCGTGCCGCGGGGCATGCGCCGCGCCTCCGACCAGCAGTCGTTCCTGCGCGCCCTACGCGAAGACGCCGACGTGCTGGAACTCCGCTACGACGGCTACGGCAACCTGCTGCGCATCGCTCAGGAGATCGCCTGGGCAGCCGACTGGGACACCATGTGCTCCCGCCCGACGATCGCGAAGGTCGTCGAGGAGACCGGCCTGTCCAAGGCCTCCGTCAAGCGGTGGGTCCGCTGGCTACGTGAGCACGGCTGGCTCGGCGTCGTCGAGCAGGGCACGACGGTGCGGTTCCGGAAGGGCACCTCGGCGGGCCTGGTCGACGACGGCCTGGGCAACCGGGCGGCCGTCTGGGTGATCTGCGTTCCTCGCGACATCACGCCTGTTCCGACCAACGACACTAGCGCTGACCAGGCTAAAGGCATAAATGAACCCCCCTCTGTCTCTCTCCCTGAGAGAGACAAGGAAGGTCCCACGCGCACGCGCGAGGCTCCCCGGACTGCTGGCCGCAAACTACGTATCTCGCCGACATGGGCATTGCACGAATCGCCGAGGACTAAACGCGACAGACTGGCCACATGCGAACGACTCCGGAAGGAGTCGACCGTGCTGCGGCACATGACGCCGTGGTTCCTGCGCTGGCTGCTGAAGCCCTTCTTCGTCGCTGGCTGGACAGCGGCCGACGTGCTGCACGCCCTCGACGTACGCCCCGACGACAGCCGGTGGACGTACACGTGGTCGAGCGTCCACGAGATCCGGCACATACCCGGCTGGGTGCGGCACCGCCTCGCGGCCTGGCTCGACGACAACGAAGAGGCGCTGCCTTCGCGGTCGCAGCTGGCGGCCGCGGCCGACGCCGTACGGCGCGCGGAGCAGGAGATGCGCAAGCAGGCGCGTCACGCGGCGGCGGCCGCGGCCGGCGTGGAGCTCGTGGAGGAGCCGAGGATGAGCCGCGCTGAGGCGCTGGCTCCGGCTCCTATCGCTGATCGCGCCTCGGATGGTCCGAGTGCTGACTACCGGTCGGTGCGTGTCGAGATGGAGCGTCGTCGCCGGGAGAAGGAAGCGGCCGAGCTGGAGATGCTCGCCGCCTACCGGGCTCGGAGGATGTCGTGACGGACGCGCGTCAGTGGGCGGCTCTGGCCCGTGAATGGCTGGCGGTCACCTCGCCGAACGCTGCGAGGGCGATGCAGGCGCGTGAGCTGGAGGCCCGGAGGAGTCGCCATGACGCGGCGCCGGAGGGCGGCTGGCGGTGGAAGCGTGCCGACCACGAAGCGGACGAGGACCTCGAGCACGCCGAGTGGGCAACGGAGCCCGAGGTAGCGGCCGGCCCGAGCCCGGAGGAGATCGAAGCGGCGAAGGAGGCCCTGCGGCGGGAGACGTCGCTGGCGCGGGCTCGTGCTCGTGCGCGGTCTGAGCGTGAGGGGCGGTCGGGTGATCATGCATGATGGGGCGATGATCGAGAACGCCACCCCTCAACCCCCCACACCTGAGAGCTGCACTCATCCTCGACGCGGAGGTCAGGAGCGGATCAAAGGCATGGGGACTGGTGACTATCACTGCTTCGAATGCCGAGAGCCGATGCCGTTCGTACGGCACGCCGGCCGATGCTGCGGGTCCGACAGGGTTCCTCACCCGGAGCACGGGCTCGCGTGGAGCTGCCTGAGCTGCGGCCGCACCTGGGGCTGGGTGGAGAACCGGGTTTCGTATGGTGCTTCCCAGCCGTCCGAGTCCGCGTAAGACATTTTGGACAGATCTACGAAGTAAAGCCGCGCGCTGCACACGGCGGAGGGGGAGCCACCCGGCTGGGGTGGCTCCCCCTCATCGTCATACCGGACACGCGGGCAGATTCCCGGCGTCGATGCTGGTGTTGCCGCCCTTCGGGACGGGCCGGCCCGTCTACGGGACCCGGCTTTACAACGTAGATTTGTCGTAAATGTCGCAACAGCGTTGGGACGCGACCGGTAGCAGCGCCTCGCAGATACCCGCGCTAGACCTGTCGTTGTCCACGGTGAGGCGCGATCAGGTCCGATCAAGTCCTAGCGGTATCGGAGATGTCCAAGGCTCTCAGAAGCGACTACAGCAGGTCTGACGTGGTGTTTCGTCGTGATCTCCTGTCCTGTCCTCTTTAGGTATACATACGTGCGGTGATCCTGGTATGATCGAGATCCAACTGAATAACAAGATCAAAACCGCACCGACCAGGGAAAACACCGAAGGAGAAGGGCGCGTGACCAGCCCGGCCACCACCGCCGCCCGTGCCACCAACCGGCAACTCCTCGGCCACCTCGTCGAGCTGGCCACGAAAGAGATCGCAGATAGCGCAAGCGGCACCGCAACCACTCCCGCCACCACGAAGGAGACCAAGTGATCGCCATGAAGAGCGATACCCCCGTCGTCGACGATCGTCCGGCCATCGACTTCTACTGGACGCCCGACGAGATGGCCGCCATCGTCGCGACTTCGGCAGGCGCCACCCGGAACGTGATCGACGGCGTCGCCTGGATGGCCGCCACCGACCTCCTCGCGGGCCACCACCCGCTGATCCCCTTCCACCAGGTGCGCGACGACATCGCCGTGCAGCTGTACGGCAGCGCCCGCACCTACACGGCCGACCACTTCGGCAAGACGTGGACCTGGTGCTCCCTCGTGCACGAGGCCGTCATGGCCGCCGACGACCACCTGTTCCAGGGCCGCGCGTACGAGTACGCCGAGCGTAACGGCGTCGCCACCACCCGCACGCGCGTCGGACGAATCATCACCGAGCGCGCGGCCGCGCACATCTGGCCGAAGGGCACCGCGCTCTGCCAGCGGGTCAACCCGAACCCACTGTGCCGCTACACCGAGCTGCGGGAGGCGCGCGAGTTCGTGATGTACCACGCGCTCGCCTACATCGAGGGCCACACCGGCAAGGCCCCGGCCCGGCGCGACGAGGGAGTGTTCGACCTGCTCGACGACGCCACCGCGAAGGCGCTGCTCGACCGCCTGGCCGTCATCGCTCTCCCGGCCAACTGATCACACAGCATAAAGCGCAAGCGGTATTGCAGGCTTAACTCGCCCCGCCCACCTCGGGCGGGGCGTTCCTGTTCTCTCAGAAAGGCGAACCCCGATGACCACCACCACGGCGACCAGGACCCAGGCCACCCCCGTGCAGATCGGCGAGCAGCTCGTGCAGCTGCTCCGCGCCGCTGACACCTGCACCGAGCAGGTGATCGCCCGCCAGCCCGGCGTGTTCGGGCACATCAACGCGGCTCTCGTGGAGCTGCTGCGCACGCAGGGCTGGGGCGCGAACCAGGCCGACGAAGTGATCAGGGCCGTCATGCTCGACCCGAGCGCGACGCTGCAGGAGACGATGCGGCTGATGCAGGCGCCCGTCGTGACGCAGGCGATGGCCGAGCAGGTCCGCGTGGCCGCCTGCAAGCAGCTCGACATGAAGCCCGACTACGTCCACGGCCTGCAACTGCTGCCCGAGTGGGACGACAGCGACCACCAATGGGTCATCACCTGGCCGGGCGTCGAGTGGACCCCCATGTTCCCCTACGGCGGCTTCAACGCGGACGGGATCGAGTACCCCGAGGCCGAGTTGCCGCCCGGCGTGTGGGTCGAGCGGCTCAACGACTACTCCGTGTCCGTTAACGCCCGCTAATCACACCACCCCCGAAAGGACATCACGATGCAGACGACCACCCCCACCCGCTCCGAACTGCTGAAGGCCGTGACGGAGGTCCGCGACGCGGGCGGCTCCACCACGCACATGCTCCACACCATCGCCCGCATGGTGGCCGAGCCGGCCGCGACGCCGGAGGAGTTCGAGCTGGCCTCGGCCAACGTCTTCGACTTGGCGGGCTTTCACTTCGACTGCCTGTCGGCCGCGTACGAGCTGAACACCGGCGCGACGCCGTACCCGCCCGACGCGACGTTCGACGCCCTGTCCGGCGACGACCAGCAGAAGGTCATCAAGCACGTCATCGTCGACTGCGGCGAGCTCGACCAGCCGGACGAGGAGCCGCCCACCCCGATCGCGCTGGCCGACCACCTGCTCGACGGGCTGAGGATGGCCAGAGCGCTGCAGGTCGAGTTCGGCAAGCACTTCGCCCCTGTCGCGGGCAAGGCCCAGGCGGCACTCTACGAGTTGTTGCTCACGCAGTCGGTGGGTCCGAAGCTGGCCATCGAGTCGATCGGGCACGCGCTGACGACCGGCGTCGCCATCAACCAGGCCATCGCGGAGATGGACGGGCAGCTCTAATGACCGTCATCGTTCCCGAGCGGGCCGGCTTCGGCGCGACGCCGCGGCCCGACCAGGTGCTTCTGCTGCCGGATGAGTCGTTCGTCTGCGGGTGCCGGAACATCGCCGAGTATGGCGGATTCCACGCCAGCGACCGAGACGGCAACCTCATGGCGGTCGGCCTCTACCTCAACGGCGAGGAGAACCCCGCCTGGGAGGGCTACTACTGGTGCGGCGGCTGCGGCGAGATCGTCATCGACGCCCGCCACCTGGTGTTCCCGCCGTCTTAAACCGCAGATGGCCGGACCTGTCGCCAGGTCCGGCCATCCAAACCCCGAGCCACCACAGCTCGAAAGTAGAACCAGCAACGGCCGCCAAGAGAGTCGGCCACTAGGTGCTTCCACCACCCTAACGCACCCGTACCCGTACACGTAGAGAGCAACGGGAGATCACCATGTTCGACGACGACTTCGGCGCCGACGCCGAAGCGATCGAGTCCGCCCGCATGGACGCTGACCTGGAGCAGGCCGACATGGACGCCGCGGGCGACGCCCTGTACGCCGCGTGCGACGAGATGGGCATCTGCCTACACGGCGTCGTGGCCGGCCACGGCGACCGGCCGGACGTGCCCGAGGGACACCAGCGGTGCCGCTTCTGCAGGAAGGTCGCCACCCCGCGGGAATTGAACGCTGACCGGACGGCCGCGTACGCGCGGCTGGAGGAGGCCGGAGTCCTGTGAACCTGTACTCCACCAACGAGCCATGCCCAAAGTGCAAGGCCGCCGCGGGCCAGGACTGCGACCCCGACTGCGTCCTCATGCAGGACCCCAGCGAATGGGTCGACGACGGCATCTCCGACGCCGACCCGGGCCTGTGACCGGGACGGCCGAGGGCATCGCGTGGGACCGGCTCAGCCCAGACGAGCACGGCCCATGCAAAGCAGTCGGCTGCTCCGTCGAGGAGATCACCACTGCTGTGATCATCGACGGGCAGCGGTACCCGCTCTGCCTCGAAGACGCCGAACTGATCCCTGGCTACACCACTGACCTGACCACATCACCCGAACGGGAGACCACGAATGCGTGACCAGCTCGTCGCCACCGGCGACCAGTACCTCGACGCCTTCCTTTTACTGTCGCGCGGCATGCGGTACCCGCAGCGCCAGCTGGAGGACGCCGAGACCAGCCTTCGGGAGGCGCAGAAGCGCGACCACACGCGAAACGGCTTCCACGGCACCGCCGAGCGGCGCCAGCGCGCCGAGAAGCGGTACGACGAGGCCAAGCGCGAGCTCGACATCGCTCGCCGCATCGAGGACCAAGCCGACCGCGACATCCGGCAGACCGCGCGGCCGCAGCTGCTCGCGCTGGTCGACGCCGAGATCGAAGCCCTGTGGGGCGACTTCTACACCCCCCGCGACACCACCGACTGGCGCACCGACCCCATGCCGGACGACCCCACCGCCTGGTGGGAGCTGCAGCCTGGCGCCGAGGTGCACATACGGTACGCGACGACCGGCGTCCGGTGGCAGTTCATCGAGCTGGGCGAGCCGCACCCGGACGCGCCGGGGATGCGGATCGCGCGGTACGTCGAGCGCAGCGAGATGCGCGGCGTGGCCGTGGTCGAGTTGGCCGTCCACCCCGAACAGCCGGTCGGCCGTCACGCCCGGTCGACGCAGATGACCATCACCCAACCCACCAAGGAGGAGCAGGTATGAACCCGCAGACGTTAATGGCCCGTGCCAACCTCGGGCACTGGACCGTCGCTAGGGACGGCCAGGCGCTCGTCCTGGAGCGCGACGGCTGGACCATCCGCGTCCTGTTCGACGGGACAGCGCCGGTCAAGGCCGTCGTCCGCGTTCCCGGATCGGCCGGCTGGCGGCACCTGAACCGCCGCGACATCACGACGCACGTGCGCGGCCGACGCGACCAGATGACCGAGTTCCGTGTCGGCGACCCGGTGAAGGTCGGCGATCGGGTCGGCCAGGTCGTCGACATGTACGTCGAGACGCCGACCGCGCTCACCAGCCGGGCGTGCCCCGTCCGGCTGGTCGTCTCGTACGTCGAGGGCGAGGAGCGCGCCAACCCGTATGTCACGTCCGCGCAGCACCTCCGAAGGGCCGTCGCATGACCACCATGAAGCCGATCAAGTTCTCCGTGGCGATGCTCAACAGCGCCCCGTACCAGGACCCGAACGGACGTCACCCGTACGTGATGACGGCCCGCGGCGAGGGCCGCGAGTGGATGCACATCGCGGGCTGCCCGCTGCTGCAGGAGCATCCCGTCACGCGGGAGGACACCGGCACCTACGGTGACCTGTGCTCCTACACCGCTGGCACGCTCGGCTGTGACCGGTGCCTGCCGCACGCTGGCCACCACGTTGTCCTCCCGGACGGCGGCAAGCGGTACCGGCCGATGGGCCCGATCGCGCACGGCCGCCACGGCGACCGGGACGTGGAGTTCGGCGAGTATGCGCTGGTCAACCAGAGCGGCGGCCGGTGGCAGGTCCGTGAGTGGGCCGCTGACGGGCAGGCCGCGCTCGACCGCGCCAAGGCGCTCGGCATCACCGTGATCCTCGGCCCGCCCGACAAGCGGTACGGCCTCCCGATGCTCCCGGAAGGGCAGGCGTGATGACGGACAACGACCTCACCTTCGGCGACGAGGACTACGAGCTGCCTGACGTCGAACGGCGCATCTGCCCCTCGTGCGGCACCAACTCGCGCATCATCACCCGCGGCGACTCGCGGGCGACGATCGTGTCCAAGTGCTGCGAGGCCCCACTGTCCGGGACGGCGGACGACCAGGACGACGAGCCCGCCGTGCTCGTTCTGGACGGCAAGCTCGTCTGCCCCTACGCCGACTGCAGCGCCACCGACGAGATCGTCGAGCTCGACGTGGCCACCCGGTCCAACGAGCTGACCATCATCAGGCCGGGCGTCATCAGCGTTGCACTCGGCGACAGCTGCTTCGAGAACGACGGCTTCGAGTGCGAGCAGTGCTCCCGGCGCGTGTCCCTGCCGGACGGCTACGAGCTCTCGTACCCGTAACTCCGCAAACCCCGCAACCACCACCGGCACCGCTGACGCACAAAGCGCCAGCGGTGCCGCTTGCGCATCGAGAAAAGGAACCCGAATGACTCTCAAGAGTCGACGCCGCCGCACCCGTCCTCGCGCCAGCTGGACCGAGGCCGAGAAGCAGGTGTGGCGCGAAAGCAAGGACGCTGACAAGAAGATCGTCAGCGACGCGGTCGTGATGGGCGCCCGGGCGCTTTCGCAGCGGCCGGACCTGATCGACGCGTTCCGCGAGTACGCGGCCCGTGTGCAGGGCCACCGCACGCTGCGCAACGCGCTGGCCATGCTCGCCCAGAACCCGAACGCGACGCGGGTGAACTCCGCGTTCTTCTGGGCGAAGGAGGACCGCGCCGTCCTGAAGACCGCCGAGCCGATGCGGGTCATCGCCCGCCGCCGCGGCGGCAAGAAGGTCGAGGAGTTCGAGAACAAGGAGACCGGCCAGACCGAAGAGGTCGACGCGGGCGAGTGGAGCGGGTTCACGTCGGAGCGGGTGTTCGACGTGCGCGACACCGTGCCGAAGAACCGGCCCTGCGACCACTGCGGCACCCACGTGGGCCTGCGCTGCCCGGAGACCTGCGCTGTCTACGAGGTGGTGCGCGGTCCCGCGCCGACTCGCGACGAGGTCCGCGAACTGCTCGACCGGGTGCTGAAGGACGACATCGGGTTTTTCCCGGCCGACGTCGACGGCGAGGGCGAGGACTCCGAGCAGTGATCACGATTAAGCACAACCATGAGGACGGCACCCTCGTGTACGGGACCGTCAAGGGCGACGGGGTGCTCGACATCGTCAAGAAGTGGGAGAACGGCCGATTCGCCTATTTCCCCAGCATGGCCAGGCAGGGCCTGCCCTGTATTGGTATCCGCAGCAGCCGCGATCAGGTGGCCGACCGCTACCGCATCAACCAGGCGGCTGAGGCGCTGCGCGCTGCCGGGTTCGACGTCACCGTCGAGATCGACGACGAATTTCGCGACCGCGCCCAGGTCCTGGAGGACAAGGCCGACCGGCTGGAAGACCGCCGCGACGCGCTGGAGCGGAAGGTCGAACGCCACGCCGGCGCGGCGGCCTCCGCTCACGAGCGGGCGTCGCAGCTCAGCGAACGGTTCGCGGGCGGTCAGCCCATCCTCGTCGGCCACCACTCGGAGCCGGGCGCACGTCGGGACCGGGAGAAGATGCACGCCGCGATGCGCAAGAGCGTCGACGAGGACAAGGCGGCGCACGAGGTGGCCCGCCGCGCCAGCGCGGTCGGCTCGCAGATGCGTCGCTCCGCGACCCCGGCCGTGACGGCTCGCCGCATCAAGACGGCCGAGGCCGAGCTGCGCAAGATTCAGAAGGCGTTGGACGGCCACGAGCGCAGGCATCTCGACCACGCGGGCGAGCCGTACTACATCGAGGTCCACAAGCCCGCCACCGGCGACTACCGAGAACGGCTGCTCGCCCGCAAGGCCCAGTTGGAGAACCAGCTCCAGTACGACCGTGCGCAGCTGGACGCCGCGGTGGAGGCGGGTCAGTACGTCGAGTGGGGCAAGCACAACGTGCACGTCGGCGACGTCGTCCGCTACTGGGGACTGCAGCCTCGCACCGTGGTGAAGGTCAACAAGGTGACGGTGAGTGTCGAGTCCGGGTACTCGTGGCCGGACAAGGTGAAGTTCACCGAGATCCGCGCCGTCGAGTGCCCGCACGAGGACACCATCTTCCCGGCCGCCAAGCCCAAGTCCGACAGCCCCGCCCCGCCCCCGCCTCCGGCGCCTGCGCGGCGCACGGTCCAGGCGCCGAGGTTGGACGTGGCCGAGCTCGCGGCGAAGATCGAGACGGCGGCCCTGGAGGTTCCGCGCGGCCTGGAGACGTTCTTCTCCACGCCCATGGTGGTCGAGCGGGTGATCGAGGCGGCCGAGATCCGTCCCGGCATGACGGTCCTCGAACCGTCAGCAGGGCGGGGCGCGCTCGTGAAGGCGGCCGCCCTGGCGGGCGCTCTCGCGGTCCACTGCGTGGAGCTGTACGCGCCGTTCGCGCCAGACCTGCTGGACATGGATGCCGTTGCCGACGTGACTTCGGGTGACTTCCTCCAGGTCGAGCCGGACAACTACCCGTACCGGTTCGACCGGGTCGTCATGAACCCGCCGTTCTCGAAAGGCCAGGACATCCGGCACGTCACGCACGCGCTCCGGTTCCTCAAGCCTGGCGGTCGGCTGGTCGCCGTCATGAGTAACGGCGTCGCCCACCATGTCGCCAACGTCGCCAAGGAGTTCCGCGAGCTGGTCGAGGCCCGCGGTGGCAGCATCACGCAACTGCCCGACGACGCGTTCGCATCGGCCGGGACCAACGTGAGCACGGTGCTCGTGGTCATCCCGGCCGAGGAGTAGAGCGCCGCCATACCCCCACTCACGGCCCCGCCTCCCCACGAGGCGGGGCCGTTCCCTTCACTACCTACGGAGAATCTGTGCTTAACCGGCTTTTCCCCGACGACATCGACGTTGTCGAGATGTTCGCAGGTGGCGGCGGCTCCGGAACCGGAATCGCGGCCGTCCCCGGCACCAAGCTGAAGTTCGCCGCCAACCACGCGAAGACGGCGAAGTGGACGTACGTCGCGAACCACCCCGACGTCGACTTCTGGCTCGGCGACGTCCAGGCGGCCGACGCCATCGAGAAGTTCCCCTACGCCAGCTTTTTCTGGGCATCTCCGGCGTGTCCGGCGTTCAGTACGGCCTCGGGCGAGACGCGGTACTTCGACAAAGAGAACCAGATGGCCCTCTGGGCCGACGACCTGGACGACCTCGACGAGCACCAGAAGACCCGCATCCGAAGTCGCGCCCTGATGGAGGAGGTCGTCACCTACCTGCGCCACTGCCAGGAGAAGCACGGCAAGCCGGTGCTGGGCTTCGGCGTCGAGAACGTGGTCCAAGCGCGCCTGTGGGCGCACTGGGACCGGTGGATCCGCGAGCTGCGGAAGCTCGGGTACATCGTCCAGATCCACGCCGTCAACGCCGCGCACGTACAAGGCCGGACCACGCTGCCCACCCCGCAGTCCCGCGACCGGATGCTCGTCTCGGCCGTCCACGAGTCCGTGGGCCGTACCCCGAACTACTCCAAGTGGTTCGACCCGTACGCCTTCTGTCCCAGCCACGGAGGATGGGTGCAGGCCGTCAGGGCGTGGAAGCGCCACGGCGTGGACATGGGCGTCTACGGCATCAAGCACGGCCAGTACGTGTGGGTGTGTCCCGAGGTGTCCTGCCAGGGGCAGATCATCGAACCTCCGGTGCTCCCCGCCGCCTACGCGGTGGACTGGACCGACCTCGGCACGCCGATCGGCTCCAGGAAGAAGACGAAGCAGAAGCCTGAGGGCCTGGCGCCGAAGACGATCGCCCGTATCCGTGCTGGCGTCGAAGAGCACTGGATCAAGCCGTTCATCACTCCCGCGGGCGGCACGTGGAACGACGGCCCCAGAGGAGTGGACGAGCCGATCTCCGCGCTCACCACGCGCGAGGCCAACGCGCTTGTCGTGCCGTGCGAAGGGCGCGACGGCAAGAAGGCCCGGCCGACCAGCATGCCGAAACGAACCAGCACGACTCGGCTGGAAGACGCCATCGCGTTCAACCCTGACTCGCAGCTCGGCGCGTTCCCGGCGTTCCTGTCCCTGATGCGGTCGGACCGGGCGCGGAACACCAACCCGACCACGGACCCGCTGGCCACCCTCGTCTCGGACGGCTCCAACCACGCGCTGGCCAGCGACCCCGACATGAAGGACGGGATGCTGCCGCTGATGTTCCCGTTCCGTGGCGGTGGAGACGAGTTCAGGTCGAGGCCCGCGTTCGAGGACCCCGCGCATGCGGTCACGGCCGGCGGCTTCCATCACGGGCTCGGCGTCCCTCCCGGCTGGTCGCCTCCGCCTTCGCTCCTGATGCGCAACAACGGCTCCAAGGGAGACGGGCGCGAGCACGTCACGCCGACCAGCGAGCACATGCGCACGGTCACCACGACCGGGCACCAGTCGCTCGTCACCGCTCCGCCCGGCCTGCCCATGCCCGAGACGCTGCTGATGGCGTACTACGGCAACGGCCGCGTGCAGGGCGTGAACGAGCCGTTGGGAACGGTTCCGACTCGCGACCGATGGGCGCTGCTCACCCCGGACGGCCAGATCGACGTGCAGTCCATCAAGTTCCGGATGCTCAAGCTCAAGGAACTGCAGCGTGCCCAGTCGTTCCGCGACGACTACCGGTTCGTCGCCGACACCGCGCGCGACAAGGTCAAGCTGATCGGCAACGCGGTACCTCCGCCCATGGCCGAGATCCTCGCGTGTGCTGTCATCGAGGCGATCCTCAACGTCGAGTTCGACCGGTTCGCCCACGACTACGCCCTTACCGCATAGCGCCAGCGCAACCGCTGGCAGAAAGGCACTACTCATGACCGCCACCGGAATGCTCGTCTTCGGCTACGACCTCGGCGGGCCCGGCGCTCCGCTCGGCTGGAAGATCCCCACAACCGCCAGCGGCCACCCCGCCGTGGACTGGTACGACCCCGCCGACCCCCACAACATCGGGTTCGGTGAGCAGGCCGCCGCCCACCTCATCACCCTCAAGGGCGAAACCCCGGCGATGGACGGCCTCGACCGCGGGTTCGCCGACGACCTGTGGGGCGTCCACCTGGTCGACTACGGAAGCGAAGGAGCCGAACGCTGGCTCGTGGTGTCGTACCGCACAGACGCGTCCGAACGATCCCCCGCCCAGCGCATCACCGTAGCCGAGCTCGTCGAGCACGAGCCCGCTGCCACGCAAATGCTGCGAGCCGCGCTCGACGCACTCGGCATCCCCGAGCCGGGGGCGCCGCAGTGGTACGTGGCCGCCCGTGAAAGCTGACAGATAGCGCCAGCGCTACCGCATGCAACCTCACCCCGCCCCGGCGGCCGGGGCGGGGCCCACCCGCAAGGAGACCCTGATGCAGCAACCGGCATGGCTGCCCACCTACGCCCGCGTCCCCCTCGACCTCGTCGAACTCGACGGCGACAACATCGTCCACGGCACGAAAGAGCAGCTCATGGAGCTGTGTCGCGAGCACAACATCCACCGGCGCGCCATCACCCCGTTCTCGACGAGGCTCGGCCGCGGCTACGTCATCCAAGGCACCGGCTCCCGCCGCACCAACACCGTCTGCCTGATGACCGAGGACGTGGAATGGGGCCACTACCGGATCCGGCCGCCGTTCTCCGCCTACGAGCCGTTCACGCAGCTGGGGGACCTGGAGAAGTTCCTGTCGGCGCTGATCGACGACTACCCGGAGGGAAGCCCCACACGGGCGCTGGCCGACGCGCTGATCGACGTCGGCCGCCTCTGGATGGCGACCAAGTACCAGGGCCACTCCCACATCGACACCCGCGAGCTGGACCAGGTCCTCGCCGTGCGGCTCAACCCGCACATCCACGCCTGGCTGTACCCGATCACGAACGTCGACCGCGACTACCACGAGCGGCTCGCCGAGTTCGACGAGGAGACCGGCCGCTACGCGGGCTCCCGCTACCTGCACCCCAGCGACTACTAGACCCAGGAGACATCCCCTCATGAAGAAGAACCACAGCCGCCCCGTCGACGTCGGCCTGCACTACGTGGCACGGCCCGAGCCGGACGACGACACCCCCACCATCATCATCCTGTCGTCCCCGCACGGGCCGTTCAAAGACGGCGTTGCCTACCAGGGGTACGCCTACCTCGCAGGCCACCTCGGCCGCATGCACTGGTCGCTCGCCGGCGGCGTCCACGACGACCCCGACGACTGCCTGGCCGCCGCCATCGCTCACGCGCGGGTGCTCCGCGACCAGGACAAGCCGCCGCTGCCCCGACGACACACTCCGATGATCGCTGGCCTGCTGCTGCTGGCGTACGAGCTGGCGGACAACGGGCTGCAGGAGCGTGCGCGATGAGCGGTATCGAGCGCGCTATCAGGGCCCGCATCCTGAGGGATCGGGAGCTGCTGCGCGAGGCCGCCGCCGCGGTGCTCGACGCCGCGGCGGTCACCAGCTCGACGCCGTGGCGGCCGGACGGCAACAGCGTGAACAGCCCTGGCACGTACGTCGCCATCGCCTACCAGTGCTTCGGCGACGCCGAATGGATGGCGCTGACGGACCCCACCCTGGCCGAGCCGCTCGCGGCCGTTTTCCGAGAAGCGGCCGACGAGCACGAGCAGCACGTCGACGACGACACCGGCGACCACGAGCGGTGCGGCGGCACCGTGCTCAGCGACTGTTCGTGTTTCGTCGCCGTCTACCTGATGGCCGTCCATCTGCTCGTCAAGGCCGGCCGCATCCCCACGCCGGAGTGAGCGATGCGGGCGCCGATCTACATGACGCCGTCGTCGACCGAGCCGATCCGCGAACAAATCCGCGCGGGCCGGCTCGGCGCCATCTGCACGCCGCGGCAGGGCAACAAGCTGGAGGAGGGCTGGGAGTTCTGCATCGACAACGGCGCGTTCAGCGGCCGGTACGTCGGCGACGACGAGTTCCTACGCCTCCTGCGGAAGCTCCGCCACCTGCGGCAGTGGTGCCGGTTCGTGGTCGCGCCGGACGTGCCGTTCAACCATCCCGGCACCTGGCGACGGTCCCGCGACATGCTGCGCCGGATCCGGGATGCGGGGTTCCCCGCGGCGCTGGCCGCCCAGGACCTGATGGACCTCGACACGTGGGATCACGACGACGACTACGACGTGCTGTTCATCGCCGGGACCGACGCGTTCAAGCTCAGCAGGGCCGCTGCAGCGCTCGCCGCCTACGCAGTCGAGATCGGCAAATGGGTGCACATGGGCCGCGTCAGCAGCCTCAAGCGGTACCGGTACGCCGCGGCGATCGGCTGCGACTCGGTGGACGGCACGTATCTCGTTAAGGCCCCGGACAAGCTGCTGCCCTACGTGCTCGGCTGGCGGGCCGACGTCGAGCGACAGGAGCCGGTCAGCCTGCCGGATATCGCGGACTTCCGTGACCAGTCGTACCTCCTCACGCAGCCCCGGCGGCCGACGCCGCTCGAGGTCGACGTGGCCGCACCTGGCCTGCAAGAGGCCCTCTTTTAGGGAGATGATCATGACTCAACTCGACAGTACGATTTGCCCGCCATGCGGACGTTCGAGCACCGGGTGCCGACACAGCCACCTCGGCTACCTCGCCGCCTGCGCCGAATCGGAGACGTGGTTCTACGAGCTCGTCGAGCCGCTCTGCGCAGACATGATGACCGTCTTCTACGCCTGGACGGCCGCCATCGAATGGCACCGGCTGATCAGCGCGCTCGTCGAGCACGAGCACCTGACGTGGCACGACGCGCAGCTGAAGGCCGCCGCGATGATCAAGGAGGTAGCGCCGTGACGCCCGCAGTGGATCCGAAGACGATGAGGGTGCACAAGCGAAGCCGGTTCGAGCAGTTCTGCGACCTGCACGCGCAGGGCGAGAACCCCTACGCCATCGCCGCTCGGCTGAAGGTGACCGATCGGACGATCTGGCGGTACCTGCGTGACCTGGAAGGACCACGCTCCAAGTACCGCTACCCGCAACTCATGCCCAGGGTGCTGGAGCACCTTAAGCGCTACCCGGATTCGGAGTTTACGTCCGGGGAATTGGCGCGCGTGCTGGGCGTTGCCTACCCCGGTAGCGACGCGGGGTACAACGGGACCAAGTTGAAGCCGACGCTGCGAAAGATGGAGGAAGAGGGCCTGATTGTGTCCGAAGAACGGCCCTACAACTCCCGCGGTTACCGCACCGAGAATCGCCTCACGGTGTGGTACTGGCTCGCCCCGGAGCACCGGCCATGACCATGTGCTCGTGCTGCGCGAAGAAGCCCGTCTACGTGCGTAAGCGCCTCCTGTGCCGAGCCTGCAACGAGCGCTGGCAGCGTGCGGGCCGGCCCGACACCGGGCCGCCACCGCCCAGCAAGGGCGGCCGACCTCGAGACCGCGCCACCGACGAGCGCGCGGCTGAGACCAAGCAGGCGCTGGCCGACGGGACAGCGACGCTGACCGAGCTGGCCGAGCGGTTCGGGGTGACGCACCAGACCGTCATGTACTACCGGGACCGGGCGGAGGAGGAGTGAGCGAGGTGTGCGGCGCGGCCGCGCGGCACCGGCTGTTGCAGGAGCAAGGCAGCCCCAGGTGCGCGGTGCTTCCTTCACAACCAGCCCCGCCCATCGCCACGGCACCGCTCACGCCGGCAGTCCCTGCCCGACTAGAAATGCTGATTCAGACAGCGCTACCGCTTGCAGAATCCGCTACGCTTTCGCCAGACCTATGGAGAGACGGGAGAAACCTGATGGCGAAGAGGACCAAGGATGACGTGGCCAAGGCCACGGGCGTGACGATGCAGAAGCTGAACGAGATCCTCGACTACATCGTGGGGGCCGTCGCGGCTGGCGACACGGTGCAGCTCACGGGGGCGTTCACGGTCAAGCCGGTGGAAGCGGCCGCGCGCACGGTGCGGGTGCCGTCCACGGGCGAGACGATGACGACGAAGCCCAAGAGGGTCCCAAGGTTCTCGGCCGGCTCCGACTGGAAGCGCGTGGTGGCGGCGGGCCCGAAGTCGTAGAGGTCTGGGATGGGAGGGCGAGGCTGCGGGGGCGGTCTCGCCCTTCTGTTTTCCACGGGACATTCGGCCGCCCCGAATATATGATGAATATATGAGCACCAAGCCGATCACCATCACCGTGGACGAGGCGGCCCACGCCTACGCCCAGCAGCAGGTCCAAGCCGGGCGCGCCCGATCCGTCTCCAGCTTCTTCAACCAGGCAGCCCTGCACCAGATGGAGGAGGACCGCCGCGCCGACCTCGCATGGCAGGAAGCCGTTGAACGCGCCCACCAGGACCCCGCCGTCACACACCGGGCACAGCGCCGCGCGGCCAAGGCGCGGGAACTGCTGAATGGCTGACGGGTACGTCCTCGACGCGCTCCTGCTCGCCGAAGTAAGCCGCGGCGATCCCGACGTGATCGCCCTCCTCCAAGAGCTGGACGCGTCCCAGATCCCCATGATCGTCCCCGCCCTGGCCATCACCGGCGCCACCGTGGAGACAGCCGCCACCGCCGACCAGCTCGCCGTCATGCGAGGCGTCGGCCGGCTCGGCTCGACTCGTCTGGCCGCTCTCTCCGTGTTTGATGACAGCGTGGATCTGGCGCACATGCGCAAGGAGATGGAGGGCGACCTGTGGGACGTCCAGACTGCTCTCCAAGCTGTTCTCCGTGGCTGCCCCATCCTCACGGTGGACGGCACGCACTGGGAGACCACGGCGAGAGCCTTATGGGGGCACCTCGTCGTGGTCCAGGTGTCTCAACTAGACGAGTAGGAACCCATGCGCATCGACGACTTTGAGGCTGGCGCAGAGCGCCTCCACCAGGCCGCGAGGGACCTCCAGGACGTGACGGTCGACGACCTGTACGCGGCCGGCAGCCACTTCGGAGAGACGCTGGCGGCGCTGAAGTCGCTCTCCCAGCAGGTGTTTGAGGAACTGGAAATGCTGCCCCAGCGGGTGATCCTCCGCTCCGACAACGAGGCAGACCCCGCGACGCATCGGCGCGCTGCCATGGTGCATGTGGCGTCGCTGCGGTCAGCGCTGGAGGAAGCTCAGGAAGCGGCCAGTCGCTACCACAATGCTGTGGGGCACCTCGGCGTCGAGGTTGACCTCAACGCAAGACGAGACAACTGATCTGCCGTCCCGCATCACGAAGGGCGCCCGCCAGCACGGCGGGCGCCCTTCGTTGTCGGCGGGGACAGTTAGTCGTCGCTGGGGTCCCCGAACTCTGACTCCAGCATCCACACAGCCTGCCGAAGGGTCGGGAGCAGCGCGCCCTTGCCCCAGTCCGGGTCGGCCTTGGCCGCCTCGATGAGGTGCTTGCCATCGCCCTCGCTGACCAGATCAGCGAACTCACGGAACCGCGACAGAACCGCAGGCGGCGCGGCCGCTCTCGCCTCCTTCTGAGGCTTCGTCTCCTCGTCGATGTAGCCCAGCGCCACAGCGGTACGCGTGATGGCCGCGGCCGACTTCTTGCCGGGGGTCTGCTTGAAAACCTCGACGGCCTTATCGTGGCCGCCGTCCTGCGTCCAGATCGGCCACAGCGCCTTGCCCTGCCCGGCGTTGACGGGCCGATCGGAGTGCGGGCTGACCGCCTGGACGATAGGGACGAGCCGGATCAGGAGGTTGGCGTACTGCGGCGTCCAGTCCCACCGGATGCGCAGGTACTCCTCCCATGAGGTGTACGGCGTCTCCGACTTCCTCCACATCTCGTTGTCGCGGACCAGGCCGAGCAGCGTGCCGACCTCGACCACGTACTCGTTCGTGGCCGCCGTGATACGGCTCTCCACCTCGTCCAGCGGAGAGTTGGCGTCGAGCTGAGAAACAAATTTGTTTCCCGCGGGCGCCGGAGACTGCGCCGGCACCGCGCCGATCAGCTCGTCCAGGACGCTGGAACCCGTCTCAGGCTGCGTCGACGCGACAGTAAATTTGGCCGCCATCGTCACCCGGCCTTCGGAGCGACGAGCATCCTGGTCAGGTACTGGAAGTCCTGGCGGACCGTGGCGTCGGGCGCGTACTCGTGCAGCGGCAGCCGGATCGACTCCAAGGTCGCCTCGCGCGCCTTCACGCTCTGCCGGACACCCATGACGAGCGCGTCCGGGAAATCGTTGCACATGGCGTCGAACACGTCCCGTGTCAGGTTCGACTTCAGCACCTCGGACAACACCACGGCGAGGATGCGCTGATCCGGCGTCAGCCGCTTCTTCGTCAGCGCCAGCGTCCGGTTCAGGTCCCGCAGCGAGTTGAGGTCGAACCCGGAGGCCTTGAACGGAACGACGACGTTGGGTGCGGCGACCAGGGCCGCGATGGTGAGCTGGCCGAGCGAGGGCCCGCAGTCCATGATCTCAACGTCGATCGGCTCGGTGGTCTCCTTGATGGCCTGGTCGATGACGTACTCAACGCCGGGAGGCGGGCCGAGCTCCACCTGCTTGAGGCTCGTGAATGACGGGACGATGTAGAGGTTCGGGACGCGGGTCGCGTAGGTGACCTCGTCGGCCGTCGCTTCGCCCTTGAACAGGTGCAGCAGGTTGAGCGGCTCGCCCTGGCCGGCCTGAGCTGGCTGGAACCAGTGGGTGACGCCGCCGCCCTGAGCGTCGACGTCCCATAGGCGGACGCGGTATCCCATGAGCGCCAGCTCGCAGGCGATGCAGCCCGCGGTGGTGGACTTGCCGGAGCCGCCCTTCTGCATGACGCAGGTCATCCGGGCGGGCGCGTCGAGCGGTCGGAAACCATTCGGGACGCGAGGTCGGAGCCACGGCGGAAGCTCGTCGCCAGTTGGAGGCGGGGCGACGGTGGTGGGTTGCATGCTTCTCCTCTGTGGTGGCGGGGTGGTGTCGCCGACAACTGCGACACATTCGACATCCTAGAGAGGTGATCAGCTGCAAGCACGCAGAAAGGCCGCCCCGGGTGGACGGGAGCGGCCTTTCGAGCAACCCAGGCGATCGTGCCTGAGGAGAACGATCATAGCTGTGCTGATCAGGGCGCAGGGATATCGAGACGATCACAGTACGCCGTCAATGCGTCGGCGATCACGTCGCTGCCAGTCCTGGACTGGCGACTGCACACCGCGACCAGGCGGGCCCGGGTGTTCTCCGTCAACCGGACAGCCGTCGGCTTGTCATCTCCGCCTCGCTTCTTCGTTCGCGGTGTCGGCAACGCCACCTCCGAACCTTCCGGCATCTGCTTGGGTGCACCATGGCGGCCGGCGTACGCGTTGATCGCGGTCTCCCACACCCCTTGAATGCTTTGGCCTGTCTGCTCGGCGGCGGCTTTCACTCGCGCGCGCGTCGCCTCGTCGAGCTTGGCGGCGGTGGAGTACAGGGTGGGCCGCTGGAACACCTTGTCACGGTCGTATTCGCCGGGGATGCCCAGCTCGTCGAACCAGGCGTTGAGTGCCTCGATGATGGTCTCGGCTCCGCCCAGGCCGAGGCGCGACGCTGCGGCAGCGAGACGCGCTCTGGTGTTGGTGGTGAGCCGAACGGTGGTTTGGAGGAGGTCCTGCCCGCCCTTGCGGTACTCCGTGGGGCTTGGAAGCTTCAGGTCCGCAGTGGCCGGCATCTCCTCGGGGATGCCGGTTCGATCGGAGAAGAAGTTGATGGCGTCTTCCCAGATCTCCTGCGGGCCTTGCCCGGTGCGCTGCACGGCGGCGGTGAGCCGATCGTCGGTGGTGGAGTCGAGGCGGGCGCTGGTGGTGTGGAGATTCGTCCATTGGGCTTCCCGGACGCGCATTGGCCTGCGAGGTGCCTGTGGTTCCGCTTGCGCTTTTCCGGGTTCGACGAACGCAACCGTTCTGGGGTCGGACTTCTTGCGGGGCATGGTGCTGCTCCGGGTGGTGGTGGCGGGGCGGGTTGGTGCTGTGTCTCACCGTATTGGTTCGGCCGCTGCTTTGTCGCGTCTCAAATGTTCCGTTATGTCCGGTTTTGAGGGGCTCTGAGATGTCCCCTAACGGTATAAACCTGTCTGACGGTCGGATAGCATCGGAGATGAGCGATGCGCGCTCTCCGACCACCACAGCACCGACTACACGCACACGCGAACGCAGCGGAAGACGCATAGAAAGCGCAAGCGGTAGCGCATTCGGAAGGGACAGTATGAAGCACAGAGCCACGGCGAGCCGGGTCGGCGATCCGTACGAGTACACCGTCGCCGGAAGCCCGGTCGCGGTCTCCCGCCACGACGACGGCAACACGATCTGCATCGACCCGCTGCCCGGCGGCCGCACCCTCGACGGCAGCCTCAGCGAAATGGCCCTCGACGAGGCCGAGAAGCTCGTCCACTCCCTGCGCGCGGCCCTCGACCAGGAGGAAAACTGATGACCGCCCCGCCCCCCGCGCACTACCGGTCCGCCGTCGACGAGCTCGTGCTCGATCCCGTTGTGAAGAGGATGGCCGCGCGCCCGCCCCTCGATGGTGAGCAGTGCATCAACAGCGACGGCGAGCTGCAGTTCCGCTTCCTCTGCCGAACCGCCGAGGACTACTTCAACGCGGGCGGCCAGCACCGCGGCCCCGTAGGCGCTATCGCCCACGCGCTGCTGCGGCTGCGCGCGGAAGCCGCCTTGAAAGGTCACTGCCGATGAGACGCGAGATCCACTCCAACTACCGTCTCGTCATCACGCCCGACCTGCGAGACGTGCTCCCGCGCGGCGACCACGCTGCGACTCTGCTCCTGCTCGACAGGGTTGCGGCCGCCACACACCGCCACGTCGACCACGTGCGCGGCGTCAAGGTCGAGTTCGACAAGCGCGCCGTGTGCTCATTCTGCGGATACGACTGGGAGACCGTCACCGAGGCGGATCTCGCCGAGCACCCCGAGGCCTACGAGGGCCAGGTCGTCGGTGAGCCGGTGTGCTGCGAGCCGGCCGCCGCAGAGTTCCGTGCCGAGCAGAACGGAGGCCTGTGATGTCCAGCAGATTGGACCCGGCCCGACTGCTGTCCGAGGCGCGCGCGCAGATCCCGCGAGAGTGGGCGAACAGCCTCGCCAAGTACCTGGAGGAGAAGAACCGTGGCTAAGGGCAAGCTGCCCGAGCAGCAGCAGCCGGGCGAAGGACAGCGGGAGTTCCACGAGAGGCGCCGCCCGTGGGGCGCGATGGTACACGCTGGCACGGAGGTCAAGACGTGCCGGTCGCGCATCGGCTCGGCCGTCGAAATGCTGCGTGGACAGCTCAACGGCCCGTCCTCCTACCCCATCCCCGTCTCTCAGCGGGCCCGCGTCGAGGAGTGGGAGCAGCTGCTGTCGCGCGTCCTGTCCGACCTGGAGGCCGTCGACGTCGACGCGTGGAAGCCGCAGATCCGCGAAGAAATCACCTACCGCCCGGAGGGACAGCAGTGATCGGCGAGACCCTGCACGAGCCGTACATGGAGGCGTGCGGCAACGCCGTCATCGCCCGAGGCGTCGAGATCAACGGGCTCCAGACCACGAACGACCCGATACGCGCGGGCGTGCTGCACCTCGGCGACCCGAACGAGGCGCCCGGCGACCGGCTGTTCTACTGGGATGAGGAGCGCGGCTGGGCGTACAGCAGGTGCGTCCCTGGCGAGAGCCCGTTCGACGTGGTCGACAAGATGACCTGGTTCGGTGACCGCGTGCTCCCGACGCCCGAGCAGTTGGCCGAGTTGGTCGCCACTCTCCTCGGCGGGGCGAAGCTCATGACGAGCTTCATCGGCCCGGACTTCCGCCGCGCCGGCGACGACGATGGGCTCGAGACGTATCTCGCGCACTACGCCACGGCGTTGGAGGTGGCATGACTGGCTACCGGCAGGACCTGCGCGTGCTGCTGGGCGACCCAGGCCAGCTCGCGCTGGAGCCCGAGCAGTTGATCGGGCAGATGGAGGACACGATCGAACGCGCCGGGTACGAGATCGTCGCGAAGACCTGGTCGACCAGCGAAGCCCCGACGCCGACCGTGTACGGGCCGACGAAGACGATCGGGGACCGCGAGCTGGTCCAGGGAGTCGTCATCCACCGGTACACCGAGCTGGCGCGGGGCGGCATGCTGTGGTCGATGATGCCGTGCTGCCCGCGGTGGGCGCACCTGAAGGCGGATGCTTGGCTGGAGTTCTCGGTACGGTGCCAGCCGTGCGGCGTCGACTACGGCGTGGGGCTGATCAGCGAGAGTGACGGCGGGTATCTGGCGGCGTTCGAGGTCACGCGGGACGCGATGCCCGTTCTGTCGCGGACCCGCTCGAACGCGAAGCCCATCGGCTAGGCTTTGATCACTGGCCTGTTGGCCGTTCTTCATCGCGAAGGCCCTGATCCCATCTGGGATCAGGGCCTTCGTCGTTTCCGGGTGGCGTGGCCACCACCGGGGCACCGTGCGGCTGGACCCCATCAGGACCTGTGCGGGGAAGCGCGGTCCTGGGTGCGAGGTGGTGGCCACGCCAGCTCAGGCACCCCCACAGGATGGATCGGTTCGGGGTCCGGTGGCGCCGGCTCGGGGAGGTCGTGCTGCCGCATGTCCTTCAGCAGCAGGACCTGGCTCGTGGCGAGCGTGTCCGGCAGGCGGCGGAAGTTGTCCCACGGGACGAACACGTTCTTGAGCTTCAGGTGCGGGATGCCGCAGACGTTAGGCCGGTACAGGTCGCCCAGCACTCCGGCTGACTCCGTCCAGCCCACCGACCACAACGTGACGTTCCTGAGCAGCATGGGGCAGTCGCGCAGCGCGAACGGGATGCAGGTCTGGCAGATGGGTGGCGCGTTGGTGCGGCCGGAGTCGACGTCGACCTGCTCGAACACCGGGGGCACGAGCAGCCACCAGAGGCGCTTCGTCTGCGGATCGCGCGCGAACTTGCCGCACACCTGGCACATGCCGTGATCCATGCACGCCCACTGCCGCCGGGTGTTCAGCTTGCGCATGCGGACCACACCAGCCCGGTTCGTTTTCACGCGGGCGCGCAGCACACCGTTGAGGTAGTCGGACGACTTCGGGTCCTGGTAAGAGAGCCTCTCTCCTCGGTCGGTGCCGTCGTCCGGTACGTAGATGATCGGGTCGTCGACGATCTCGCCGCTGTAGGCAATGACCTGGGGAATGATGGTGTAGCCGCTCACATCCAGTCTCCCGCGCCAAGCGTCGGACGGTTGCAGGGTGCGGTGACCCGGATGCGTCTCGTCGACTGATGGGGCGCGGGCACCTGCGCTGTCTGGGCGGCCTTGTCTTCCTCCGTGGCGGGCCGGTGGTACCTGTTGATGAGGCATTTCAACCGGTCAACGGCGAGTTGCCACTCAGTGGAGCGGTACTTGCCGTTTCCCATGAGGACGATCGGCTTTCCGCAGACGCAGATGTCGTGAGCCAGTACAACCAGGGCTTCCTCCAGGCCCTGAGGCAGCCCGGTGTTGTCCGGCGGAATGCGTGAGGTGTGGTGGTCTCTGGGTGGCATATCCACACGGTAATGGCACCTGTCCCTATCGGTCTAGGGCTTGTACTAGACGATTTAATAGAAGGATTAGAATTGCTAACTACATGTAGTCGCCGATGGGAGCACGTACCAGGACATCTAGCGTCCGTGACGTGCAGCTCAACCCGCGCGGCCCGCGGCCGCTCTACGACCAGCTCGCCGATGCGCTCCGCAAGCGCATCGATGACGGCGAGCTGGGCCCGGGCGCGTTGGTCCCTTCGGAGTCGGAGCTGATGGCGCAGTATGGCGTCGCACGGATCACCGCCCGCAGAGCCATCAAGGAGCTGCGCGAGGCGGGCCTGATCTATACCGTGCGAGGGGAAGGCTCGTTCGTCGGGCCGCAAAATGCACCGCGGGAGGCCCGCGCCGGCTGGCAGTTCCAGTCGATCGCCGACGACCTGGCCGCGAAGGTCCGGGCCGGCCGGTTCAGCGAGGAGACACCGCTGCCGTCCGAGACGCAGCTCTCCCAGGAGTACGGCGTGGCCAAGGGTACGGTGCGGCGGGCGCTCGGGCTTCTGCGCGAGCAGGACGTCGTCTACACCGTCCCGGGCCGGGGCACCTACCCAAAACCACCCAACGCGTCCCAATAGGTGTACCTGTTGTCGGGTGTCGGGGGTACCGTAGTCGCGTGACCACATCCCTCGACGAGGCCCCCGCCATGACGCCGGGGGAGCGCGTCGCGACTGGCGTGCTGGCCGATATCGAGGCGGGCAGACTCCGTCCAGGTGACCAGCTACCGTCCGAGCCGTACCTGCAAGCCGCGTATGGCGTCGGCCGCGCGGCCGTCCGATCTGGTCTCGAGCGCCTGAGGCGGAAGGGCTTGATCGTCACCGTGCAAGGCTCCGGCTCGTTCGTCACCGATCCCAAAGGCTGTACGCCGCCGATGTCAGCGACCGGGCGGATGCTGCACGACATTCGCGAAGGCATCGCGAAGGGCACCTTGAAGGCAGGAGATCAGCTGCCCAAGGAGCCAGAGCTGATGGCCACCTACAAGCTGTCCTCGCCGGCGATCCGCGCGGCTCTGCGGGAGCTGCGCCAGGAGGGTCTGATCCACTCACGCGGTCGGCACGGCCGTTTCGTCGGCCCTGAGGGAACGCAAGTTCGTCGAGAGGCGACGAAGGGCGAGAAGCTGGCCGAGGCGATCGCCGCGCAGATCCGCGACGGCCGCTACATGCCGGGCGACTGCCTGCCGGGAGAGGTGGCGCTGGCTGAGCAGTTCCAGATGTCCCGAAAGGTGGTGCGGGCCGCGATCGCCCTGCTGCAGGAGCAGGGCCTGGTCGTGACGGTGGCCGCGAAGGGCACCTTCGTCAAGGAACGCGAGGAGAGCTAAGGCGTCCGGCTGGCGTCCTGATAGCCGCGGCGGTAGGCGAGGCCGGCCAGGCGGCGGGGGCGGCCGAGTGCCGCGGTCGCGGTGACGCTCACCATGGCGAGCGCGGCCAGGGCGACGAGCATGGCGGGCGCAGTGCCTTTTAGGGCGTGCTCGATGAGCGCCACGATGAAGACAATGCTCATGGCGATCGCGGCGATGCGTGTCATGTGCGTTCCTTAGGGGGTCAACCCACAGATAGGGCCGTGGTCAACTTAGCCAGTCATGGTCAGGTGCGAAACACCGGGGTACTGCTGAACCGCCGCTGATGCCCGATCGTTACGGACGGTTCCTTTCCGGCTTGTCTGACGGTGACAACAAAGTGTCATGTGTCTAAAGTGTCAACCCGTTCATCTGGACATACCCGTCATTCAAGGATTTACATGGATCGCTCCGACGCGCACGGTGCGTAATGCCAGCCAAGCGGAAACCGCTATCCGGCTTCCGTGTCGCACCTACGCGCTACCCATCTCGCTTTGAAAGCAGCTCTTGACAATGATCACGCGTCTTCGCGCCGCCCTCGCTATCTCCGGCACCGCTCTGCTCGTCGCCGTAAGCGCTTCTTCCTCTGCTTGGGCCGACCCTGTCAGCCCTTCTCCCTCGCCGAGCGTGTCCGCATCCGAAAGCGCGACTGCCACTGCGCAGCCCACCCCCACCGCGGAGCTCACCCTCAACCCGCCCACCCCTGAGGCGAGCGCGACGCCGACCAGCACCACCAAGCCAGGCACCCGCACCAAGACCGAGACCATCCAGACCGTCTACAACCCTGACGGCAGCAAGACCATCACCCGCACCGTCACCGAGTCGACGACCACCGTGACCACCACCAAGGTCTCGGCGTCAGCCGACAGCGACGCCGGAGGCTGGTAGATCTTGGAAACGCTCACCATGTACATCGCCGCGGCGGCCACTTCGGTGGCCGCCGCGGTGGCCGCCGCCACCATCGCAACAGGCCTTTCCGGCATGACCGGGGCGGTCATCCTGCTGTGGGCCGGCGTAGCAGTGCTAGTCGCGACCTTGGCGGTCGTGGTCCACCGCGCCGTGGCGGCCTGGCGCCGGGCCTACCGCTTCGGCCTGGAACATGCACGCAGCACCGCCGCGCTGCTCCACCAACCAGCGCGGGCGCGGCTGTAACCAACCGGGATGCAACGAAGGAGATCAAGCCGTGCCCATGGGGATCGGCGACACCGGGGCCTCGATCTACATCTACTTGATCGAGGAAGGCCCAACGTCGACGCAGCAGCTTTTGGAACGTTTCGGCGGTCTGCCCGCCGAGTACGCACTCGAACGCTTGCGTGATGTCGGACTTGTCGTTGGTGAACCCGCCACTGCGCGCCACCCGGACTTCGCTCTGCAGCCTGTCGTGGCACAGGCGGAAGTGAGCCTCGCGCGTCTGAAGCTGCAGGCGGAAGAACTGCGCGAGGTGTACGAGGCGAACACTCAGTACGGCCCGAACGCGCCCGTGGAGGTCCTCAAATCGCGTCAGCGCGTCGGGGCCGCGATCGACGATCTCACTCTCGGAGCACACCGAGAGGTGATGCAGTTCGCCACTTACCCGTTCATCCCGCTTACGAGGGTGCATGCACCGGGGGACCCGGCGCGACGCAACCCGGACGGCACGGTGCGCCGGCCGAAGCGTCGCTTCATCTACGAGCAGGCGGTGCTGGACGATGAGAACGCCATGTCCGGGCTGCGGAACGTGGTGGCACTGGGCACAGACGTGAGGGTGGCCAAGAGTCTGCCGTTCAAGCTGATCATCTCCGACCGCGAGAAGGCGTTGGTGCCGAGGTGGCCTCGTGGATATCCGGATCAGATGTCCACGCTTCTCATCCGTGGCGGGTCATTGCTGGAATCCATGATCGTAGTGTTCGAGCATCATTGGAACGAGGCAGTTCCCTTGCGCGATCCCCGCCTGGCCGCCGCCGATAAGCACACCGAGCTGGATCCGGTCGACATGTCGATCCTGCAGTACATCGTGGCAGGGCAGACGGACGAACAGATGGCCCGGCTGATGGATGTGTCCAAGTCGACGATCCTGCGGCGGATCAAGCGGATGCGGGACCTCGCGGAAGTTGATTCCCGCCCAGCGTTGATCTTCCATGCCGCGCGTAACTGGCTGAACTGATCTCTGCGGGTCAGCGTGAGCGGAGCATCTCCATCTGACGCCCAACATTCTGGAGCAGAAGCTCGATCTGGGCGATGAGGAACTCCTCCATGCTGGCCCGCTCCTCGGGCGTGAAATTTGGTGCCGACCTGATCTCCTCAAGCTTCTGCCGGAGATGCTTTTGCACGGCGTCGGGGGTTACGTCGGGAGCGAGCACTGCGGACAGGATGGTGTCCTTGGGGGAGTGCTTGTCGATGATCTCGCGAAGCAGGCGGGCGGCCTCGGGCCGGCCGACTTCCTCGACCTGGTTGGGCGTGGCGTTGACTGCCCAGGCAACCCAGGCGTAGTCGAGATCGCTGGCACTGGTCTCGCCGCTTTCGATGCGGCGCAGCTTGTTGGGGTAGAAGTTGTAGCCCGCCGTCCGTGCGACCTTGTCGGCGATGGCCTTGAGAGGGACTTCGGGCAGCAGCTCGTCTCGCCGGGTGCGGAGGTGGTGGAGGAGTGCCGCGTCGGCAGGCCTCTGCGGTGGGGTGGGCACGGTGGCGTCCTTCTTTCGTGGCGTAATTGTCGCAACAGTACCAACGTGTACGCCATGTCGCCCAGGGCTGGACAAAAAAGCGATCACTAAAGGTGATCATGAAATCACGTGCAAGAGTGTCGCGTCTGTCACGTATGTACGCACCAAAGTGGACACACAGGACATGCTCACGATATGGTTGAGATCTCGGTTCAGCCTGTCCGAAACAAGATCAAATAGGGCACCGAGACCGCAATAACCAGCAGAAACGGAACCGAGCCCCAAGCGAGGACACCACACGTAACACCTCGCCAAAAGCGCAAGCGGTACCACTGACAAAGCCAGGAGAGTGAATGACCATCACGCCCCCCGCACCCGCCCTCAGAGTCACGGGAAAGCGCCTCGACGAACTCGTCGACGGTGTCATCAACAACCGGCTCACCGACGTCGGCGTGGCAGCCCGAGACCGGCTCGTCCAACTCCTCGACGGTGACGGGCAGGCCGCCGACCGCATGATCAACCAGCGCGTCAAGGACGTCGAGAACGACCCGGTGTTCCGCGTTGAGTGCGACCGCCTCCCCAACGCGATCCTGCTGGCCGCCCTCAACGCCGCCCACCTGGCCAACCAGCTCGCCGCCTACCTCTGCCTGTACCACGGCCTGGCGTGCGAGGTGACGATCGACCTGGAGCAGGGCGACGGCCAGGTCATCCCGATCGAGGGCGCCACCAGCCCCGTCTTCATCAAGGTGGCCGCGCCCGTCTACAACGCGCGGTGGCAGACCGCCGAAGGGCCGCGCGAGATGCTACGCATCACCGCAGAGCGGTTCAACGCCCGGCTCGGCATCGGGCTCGCCCGCCGCGCCTCCTTGCCGCCCGGTCACCTGAGCCGCGTGTGGGACATCACCGTAAGCGACGCGACCGGCCGCGACGTCACCAGCGACTTCCCGGTGATCCACCCTCGGCGAAGCGCAGGCGTGATCCCGTTTGCTGAGGCGTACGTCCCGCTCGACGCGACTCCGGCTCGGGTGGCCGCGCACATGGAGCGGCTCGTCGAGCGCTACCCAGACGTGTGGAAGGGAGGCCTCACCGAGGACGGGCTCGGCATCTTCCACTGGATGAACAGCGGCTTCCTCGTCGAGGTCCAGACCGTTCCCGAAGCGCCCGCCGCGTACACGACGCTCCCGGTGGCGATCCACCGCATCAACTGCGCAGCGCTCGGCGTGCCGATGAGCAGCCCCATGGACCTGGTCGAGCGGCTCGTCCGCGTCGCTGAAGCAACTTCGGTCCGGGACCGCAACACCATCTACCAGCTGGCCATCGGCGAGGTGACCGAGTGAAGCTCCTGCCCACGCCGTCCGACGACGAGATCACGGACATGCTCCACGCCATCCGCGCCCCGCACCCCAGCGACCCAGTGATCCAGCCGGCCCGCCGCCTGGTGTGGCGAGACCAGACCAACCCGGCCGAGAAGGCCCTGACCCTCTTCGACCGGTGGGTCTACGAGCGCGAGCGGGAGGACTGATGACGCCGAAGATCCGGCCCGGTGATCGCCTGAGGATCACCATCCTGTGCGAGGCCGACGAGCTCAAGCACGGCGACCAGCTGTTCGTCAGCCTCCCGCAGCCCAACGGCGTCACCAAGTTCGTCGGCGAGATCCCGCTGCACACCGAAGGCATCAACGTCGAGGTCCTCACCCCCGAGAAGTGGCCGCCCATCGAGGGCGACATCTGGGAAGACGGCCAGGACGTCGAGTGGTACGCGGTCCGCCGACATGGAAACCGAGAGGTCACCTTGGTCAACACGGGCGGGAACTTCGCCGTGGAAGACCTCGACGACATGCTGTCCATCCGGGGACCGTGGCACCTGGTCCGCGAGGGGCGCGAGCGCAAGTTCCAGGAGCCCCCGTTTTGATGACCACCCTCGTCACACCCACCGGCCGGTACCTCGGCCGGTGGGCCTCCGGAAGCCCCGAGTGGCACGCAGCACGTCAGCACCGCATCGGCGGATCCGACGTCGCCGCGATCATCGGCCTGTCCAAGTGGCAGTCCAAGTACAGCCTGTGGTGCGAGAAAGCCGGACTCATCGAACCCGACCCCCAGAACGACCAGCAGTCACGCGGCCACTTCCTGGAGCCTGGCGTGGCCGCCTGGTTCGCTCACGAGCACCCCGAGTTCGAGGTCGTCGAAGCCGGGACGTACGTGCACGCTGACCCGGATCGGGACTGGCAGCTCACCAACCCCGACCGGTTCCTTCTGCAGGACGGTCGCGTGGTCGGCGGACTGGAGATCAAGACCGACGCTGACGGCCGCGGCTGGGGGACCTCCGGAACCGCAGAGATCCCGTTCCACTACCTCACCCAGGTCCGCTGGTACCTCGACGTGACCGGCCTGCCGTGGTGGAAGGTCGCAGTCGTCATCGGCCGCGGCTTCGACTTCCGCGAGTACCACATCCTGCCCGACGAAGCCGACGCCGAGTGGATGCGCAGGCAGGCCGAGGAGTTCCTGCTCAGCATCGCGTGGGACGAGATGCCGCCCGTCGACGGCCACAAGGCCACCGTCAAGGCCATCCGCAAGCGGCACCCCGACATCGACAACGAACTCATCTACGACATCACCGACGAGCAGGCCGCCCGCTGGCTCCCCGCCCTCGCGGAGGAGAAGGCGGCGGCCGCCGAAGCGAAGTCGGCCAAGGCCCGAGCTGAGAAGGCCCGCGCCGAGCTGCTCGATGCGATGGGTCTGGCCGGCCGCGCCCGGTTCGGCCTCGACAACGTGGCTCGCCGCCAGGCGAAGGGCGGCGGCACCCCCTTCCTGGTCGTCGAATCCGACCTTCCCACCCCTGAACTGCAAGGAGTCGCAGCATGACCGCAGCAACCCCCAACCTGCCCGCTATCGCCACGTGGGACATGCCTGCCCGCATCAAGTACGCGCAGGACCTGTCCAACGCGGGCCTGCTGCCGGACGCCTACCGCAAGCAGCCCGCCAACGTGCTGTACGCGGTCGAGTGGGGCATCGCGCTCGGCGTCGAGCCGATGGTCGCCATCACCGAGGTCCACATCATCAAGGGCAAGCCGACCGCGTCGGCAGGCCTCATGTCGGCGCTGGTCCGTAAGGCCGGGCACAAGCTGCGCACGTGGGTGGAGCACGACGACGAAGGCAACGTCGTCAAGGCCGTCACCACCATCATCCGTGCCGACGACCCGGACTTCGAGTTCCGGGCGACGTGGACGATGGACCGGGCCCGGAAGGCCGGGCTGATCAAGCAGAACGAGAACTACCTCAAGTACCCCGAGCAGATGCTCAAGGCCCGCTCGGTGTCCGAATGCGCCCGGGAAGCCTGCAAGGAGGCGCTGCTCGGCTTCACCTACGTGCCGGAGGAGCTGGGCGCGGAGATGAACCCGGACGGCTCGTACGTCGTCACCGACGCCAGGGTGGAGGCGGGCGCCTCGGTGCGCGAGGCAGCCACGGCCTCGCAGGAGGTGACCGGCGTGGTCAAGGCCACCACCGATCAGCTTCGCCGCCTGGCCAAGCTGATGGACGAGAAGGGCGTGACTGACAAGCTCGGCTACCTGCATCTCGTCCACCCGGACTACACCTTCCGGTCGGCGGCTGACCTGACGCCGGCGCAGGCCGCCGCGGTGGAGAGCGCGCTCGGCCGGGGCGAGCACCTGCCGCCCACCGTGATGGAGCCGGAGGAGGCGCAGGCGAGCGCCGAGCCCGCCAGCGGGCCGGTCGCCGCGGCGCCGGACGAGAAGCTCGCCGGCGGCGAGCAGCCTCCGGCCGACGCCGACGAGCCCGTCGAGGGCGACGTCGTCGAGGACGAGCCCGCGAACAAGGATCAGCTGCGCGAGCTGGGCATCCTCATGACGGACGCCGGGATCACCGTGCACACTGGGCGCGGATCGACGAAGCTGAACGACGAGGCACGGTTCGCGTGGCTGTCCGAGTTCCTGAAGGTCCCGGTCGAGGGCTCGACGAAGAACCTCACCCACGGCCAGGCGCAGTCCGCCATCGACGAGCTGAAGCGGCTCCTGGTTGAGCGCGCCAAGCGGCGGCTCAGCCTCTACAAGCAGATCGACGAGTCTTTCACCCGGATCGGCATCACCAACGGCGAGGACCGCTTCCAGGACCTGTCCATCATCCTGGAGCAGCCGATCATGAACGCCGACGACCTGACATTCGAGCAGGTGGAAGCGGTGGCCCAGCTGCTGGAGGCGGCGCTCGGCGCGGAGCAGCCCCGCGCCACCTGGGAGACCATGGTTAGCGCCGCCAAGCAGGCGGCCGAGGCCCAGCAGGGTGAGCAGCAGGGCGGCGGCTTCTGATGGCGTCCACAGAGGTGGCCGTGCGCCACGTGGTGCGGTTCAGACCGCCCCGGTGGCGCGAGAAGCGCCCGGAGATTCCGCTGGTCCTGCCGCTGCCGAAGAACACCATGGATCCGCGCTGGCGAGCCTGCGCAGACCACCACCCCGCGTGCGACTGCCGAGAGGCTGAGCTGGCCGAGAACCTCGCAGAAGTGCGCTGGGAGCGGGACCACATGCTCCGCGTCATGCGCGAGGAACTCGCCGGACACGCGACCTGGGCGTACCGCAACAACAACGAGCGCGACCTGCTCGCCGAGTGCAAGTGCACCGGCTGCGTGATCGTCCGCCGCATCGAGTTCGCCTCGATTGGCGGAACGTCCATCACCCGGAGCAGCGAGCCCGGCCGCAACCGATAGCCCCGTCCGGGCGTCCGCGCACAGCCAGGACGCCCGGACGGCACCAACCCCTGACTCTCCCCTTGGAAGGACTGGCTATGACCAGCGAAGAGCAGTTCGGCATCAGCCCCAACGACCCGCTCGGCACGATGTTCACCGCCGACACGATCCAGATGCTCGTCGGCCAGCGCAACAGCCTGCTGGGGCAGGCCGAGCAGGTCCGGCAACGCGCCGACCAGGAAATCGCGGGCCTGAAGCAGCGTGCCCGCCAGCTGGAAGCCCTCATCCGGTACGCCGACCTGAACCGCGACCCCAGCAGCAGCCAGCCCTCTGAGACCACCGAGTGCACCACGTGCGGCCGCACCGCCAAGTGGATGACCGGTTTCGGCTGGTACCACGACATCGACGGCAAGCCCGAGCCTGCGGGTGATCAGTGCAAAAGTGAACCCCTCGCCACCGCCGCCCAGCCGGCTCGACTCCCGGAGTCGAGCCGCGCGTGACGACAAAACTCACACCAGACGCCTTCCCGAAGGCCTCCGGGGACCCAGCGACAGAGACGTACTGGCTGGTCTTCGTCAACAACACGGCGATGAACCCAGACCAGCTACTCACGATCGAGCACGCCGCAGGCGAATGGCGGCGGCTGGCCGACCAGGCGCGCGCAACCGGCTCCCCGACTCGCGTCGAGCTCGTGCAGGTCACGCCAGACGAACTCGACTGGGCGCCTGGCGGTGGCCAGTGAACCGACGCGACGACCGCCCAGATCTGTGGGCGCTGATCGGGCTGGTGCTGCTCGCGGTCCTGGCCGCTGCGGTCATCCTCGCCGCGTCGTCCCCGTTTCTCCTGGAAAGCGAGATCGTCAAATGACCACCCTCACCGTCCCCGGCACGGCCGCCGTCCGGGCCGGAGCCGCCGACATGCTCAGGACGGGCGGCTGGATCCAGGGCAGGTACTACTCCGAGAGTCCCACGACACCCGGCTTCGACCTGGTGGGAGCCATCAGCCTCGCTGCGGGCCTGCCCGTCACGGAGCTGGCCTGCGTCAAGCCGTCCAGCACGGACCCCGGCTACCTCGCCCGCTGGGACGTCGCGCAGCAGGTCTGCGCCGAGATCGCCGCGGTGCTCGGCCGGCCCAAGGACGAGGCGTCGCCGCCGCGGTGGCTGGCCTTCTGGAACGACCGCGCGACGCTCGTCGACGTGCTGGGCGCACTCGAAGGGCAGGCCGCCTGATGGAAGAGTGGTGGAACCGGCTGACCCGACGCCAGCGCGGGCTCGTCGTCGCGGCCGCGGCCGCGTACCTCGGCCTCAGCTTCGTGTCGGCGGGGATCTGGACGTTCATCACGGTCCAGCTCGTGCTCATCGTGTGCTGCCCGCTCAGCTACGCCTTCGGCCAGGAGGCAACGCGGCGCGAGCTCGAACGCCGCATGCAACTGACCGAGGCCCAGCACGATAACGCCGTCGACGCGGCACACCGCGCGATCCAGGCGCACGCCGACCTCGCCGGGGAGGTTCACGAGCTGCGGCGCGACCTCGCGCTCGCGCACCTGCGACAGGCGACGCTCCGCGCCCGCCTGACCGAGGCCGGAATCTCGCCCAACGACGACACCGAGGAACTCGACGCCGTCGCGGAGACCCAGCCCACCCCGTGAAAGACCTCGTCGTCTCCCTCCTGGCCGTGGTCGGCACCATCACGGTGTCGGCCGCGGCCGGGTTGGTCTTGTACGGGCTGTGGCTGCGTCGCCAGCACAAGCGGGCCGCTCGCGCGCGACGCGACAGGCGGGCCCGAGCCCTGAAACCGGACGACGTCACCGGCCAGGCAGGGTTAGCCGCCTGGCTCGACTACGTGGTTGATCACGACCTGCACGACATCGACACCCCGAAGGATTGGACATGACATTTCCCCGCGTCGTAGGGCTTGACCTCGCGGCCGAGCAGTCCGGGCTCGCGCTCCCGGACGGCAGCACCGAAGCGATCGTTGCTCCGAAGGTGAAGGGCGCCAGGTCTCTCGCCGACGACCTGGCCCGGATGGACCACATCCAGGCCCACGTCTACGACGTGCTGTTCCGGCTCAAGCCGGACATGCTTGTGCTGGAGGACTACGCGGCCAGCCTGCGCTCCGCAGCGGCGCACCGCCTAGCGGAGATCAGCGGCAACGTCCGGCTCGCCTGCTGGCGGTCTGGCGTGACGCTCGCGTTGGTCAACGTGATGCACCTCAAGATCTACGCCACCAGTAGAGGCGACGCGACTAAGAGCCAGATGGCCACCGCCGCGCTCAAGCGGGCCGGCGTTGAGTTCGCCACCGAGGACGAGTGCGACGCCGCGTGGTTGCGCTGGCTCGGCCTGGACTACCTCGGTCACCCTGCGTTCGATCTCCCGGCCACGCATCGGCGAGTCCTCAAGGACGTCAACACCGTAAGGCGGGTGTCCGCGTGAGCCGCCTGGTCGCGTTCCTCGTCATGGTGGCCGTCACCTGCGGCGCGTCCTGGATCACCTACCAGGACAGCAAGCCGGGCGGTGTCCTCATCTTCCTCGTCTGCATGGTCGGGTTCGTGGCCGCGCCGTACTTCCGGCTCATGGGCCTCACCAAGGACGACGACAAGCCGAGGACCTGATGCCACGCAAGCCGAAGCAACTCGGCGAGCCCGTCATCGTCGACGGTGAGATCGTCGGCTACCAGCTTCCCCTACCTGACCCGAAGGAGACACAGCGTGCTAACTCCCGCCGACGCGCTCGACGTAAAGCGCAAGCGGAACCGCAGCCGAAACAAGAAGGCCATACCGCGTAACACGGCTATTTGGTCCTCGGACGGCGCGACCCTGCTCGCCGTCGTCGAGGGCCACGTCACCCCGGACGACATCGCAGCAGCGCGACAGCTCGCGCTCCGCGCCACGGCATCGCAGTAGGAGAACCACACCATGCCCAGCACCGCCGAGCAGGTCATCAGCCGAGTCCTGCGGAGGAAGGCCACTCCCACGGCCAAGATCATCATCCGGGAACTGTTCGAGGCCGGATGCGTTATCGACGAACCCGACACCGGCGCCCCGGTCTGGCTGCCCAAGGGCCGCCTCGGCCGGGCCGCCGTGGAGAAGGTCGCCCAGCTCGTCAACGAGGGGCTGACCGTCGACCAGATCTGCACCGAGACCGGCAGAAGCCGCAGGATGATCGACCGCTACATCGCCGCTGCCTGCCACTACAAGCTGGTGGAGCGCAGGCCGCAGCGCAAGGCGCGGTCGTGACGTCGGCCCAGGCGCTGCAGCGCGCTATCGAGGAGGCCGCCCGGGCGCTCGCGCACCGCGTGCACGAGCGCGACGAGCTCCCCGAGGAGGAGAGATCCGACGCGCACGCGTTCGCCCTGTCGTACGTGACCGCGCAGGTCGGTCACGGCTGGCGGCCGACCGAGGCCAAACGCAGCACCTGGGCCCCCACACCACGAGGCGACCACACCGAGACGTACCAGCGTGGCGCGGCCCTCGCGCGGCGCTGGCTCAACCTCAAATCCGACCCTGATAAGGAGGGTTACCACGATGCAGGTCCCGTTTGACCAGCTCGGCAACCTGATCCGCCACCCCCACCGCTACCCGCACCCCGAAGAGATCGTCTGGGGCGGCGCCGACCCGTTCGAGGCGTACCTGAGGCTGCACAACGTCCGCGCCGCCCAGGGCTACGGCAAGTACGTCCTCTGGCAGGAGGTCCACGGCCACCGGGTCTTCCCGATGGACAGCGAGCGCGCGTTCGCCGTCGTCAAGAACACGGTGATGGACCACGGCACAGTCCTTGCTGACCGGCCGCCCACGTGGGAGTTCACGAAGGCCCACGCCCGCGGTGGCGACGCATACGGGATCAAGCTCGTCCGCAAGCGGTTCCTTGACCAAGAGGGCGGCGCCGACCAGGACCCCGAGGGGGAGTAGCGCCGTGACCTCCCCTCAGCCGCTCAAGCGCGCCTCCGTCGCGCTGCTCCGCCAGATCGCCGAGCACGACCAGGGCGACGGCGTTCTGTTCCAGCCCGCACCTCGAGGATGCCGCCGGCTCGACGGCACCGAGTACTCCACCCGAGAGGAGACGTTCCGCGTGCCGTCCCAGCTCGGGCACATCGCCGTCGACCACCCCCGGCTCGGCGTGTGGCGCGTCCAGCTGACGGACTCCGGCCGCGAATACCTCGCCCAGGCCGACGACCGCCGCGCCAAGCACGGCCCGTTCAAGGGCGCCACCGCGAACCTCGTCATCGTCGATGAGGCGGTGAACTGGTGAGAGAGATGGCCCCTGGCCACGGGTTCGTGCTGCTCGGCGACACGAACCACACCTACCGGCACCGCAGCACGTGGATACGTCGCTGGCGCGAAGGTGACCACCCCGCGTGCGCCATCACCCGCAAGGCGCGCGGCATCCCGTGCGGCCCGCCCGTCGCGGTCGTCCTCGTCCAGCACACGTCGAGCCGGCCCGACCGGACCGCCCCGGAAGCTGTCGGCGGCCGGTACCGCTCGCTGTGCCCGCTGCACCTGCCGTTCGCGGAAGGCGCGGCCGAGCTGGCCAACGCCTCGCACGGTGCGGCGCTCGACCGCCTCGTCCAGCAGTACCCGGACGACTTCAAGCGCTACCTCGACGACGAGGTGCAGCGACGCCGCAAGACCGCGACCGACCAGGCGATGCGGGAGCTGTCCCGCTTCTTCGTCAACACGGAGGGAACCCGATGACCGCGCTCGTCTGCACGGCCGTGACCGCGATCGCCCTGGGCACGCCGTGCGGCGCCGACAGCACGACCAAGGTCACCGCGCGGTGCGAGCACGGGCACACCCGCGAGGGCCTCACGTGCGACCGGCACGTCCAGCAGATGCGGCGCGGCCTCACGTACTGTACGTGTGCTTCATCGCGGCGTGTGTCTGCCCGGTGTCCGTGGTCCGGTCCGAGGCGGTGACCGCCGATGCCTAGCTACCGGCGCCGCAGCGGAGACGGAGACGGATGCGGCCTCGCAGTGGTCACGCTGACCATCCTCGCCAGCGCCGTTGTCGCGTTGATCGCCACAGCCCCGGACGACGACCCCGAGGTGGTCGCCGACTGCGTGCTCGCCACCAAGCAGGCCGACGGCACCTACCAGATCGTGGACGACCGGTACTGCGACGGCGGATCCCACGCCGCCTACTACCACTGGCTGTACGGCTCGTCGACCACGAGCCGGCCCGGATACGTGCGCGGCGGCACCAGCCTCAAGCCAGCGAACGCGGAGATCACCACCCGCAGGGGGACTGTGATCCAGCGCGGAGGGTTCGGCCGGTCGGGAGGGGGCGGCGGCGGGTGAGCGGCGAGGTGGTGCGTGTTCTCCAAGGTTGACGTCGGCCGGTGCGGCGACCACGGCCGGCCCGGATGCGGCCGGATGGTCCGGTGGACGAAGACAGAAGCGGGCAAGTGGCTCGCCGTCGACCTCCAGCCGGACCCGGGCGGCAACACCGCGGTGCGAAAAGACCTGCACGGCGTGCTCCGGTCGAGGCGCGTCACCAAGGACCAGCCGATCGCCCCGCACGAGAAGCTGATGATGCCGCACACCGCGACGTGCCCCGGCCCGAGAAAGCGGAAGAAGGAGGAGCCGCCGCCCAGGCCAAGGCCGCGGCCGCGCGCCGGCGAGCTGTACGAGCGGCTCGGCGTCGACCAGGCCGCCACGCAGCAGGACATCAAGACCGCGTACCGGCGTCTCGCGCGCGAGCTCCACCCCGACAAGAACCCGGGCGACTCCGCGGCGGCCGAACGGTTCAAAGGCGTGACCGAGGCGTACGACGTGCTGTCCAACTCGGAGCGGCGCCACATGTACGACCTGTCGGGGCGTCCACCGCGGGCTCGTTGACGACGTGCGCCAGCGACCGCTTACGGTAGGGGCCGACCACTTCCCTCGGTGGCGGCCCCCGCTTCGCATATAGGGAAGGAAGGCGGCACACAGCATGCCGTGGTTCAAGGTCGATGACGGATTTCACTCGCATCCAGCGGTCCTAGCGGCGAGCCCAGCGGCTCTTGGCTTGTGGGCGATGGCTGGGTCATGGTGCGTGGCCTACTCGACGGCGGGGTTCATTCCAGAGGGGACACCTCGTTCGCTCGGCGCTCGGCGCGCTCATGTCGCTGACCTGGTCCGCACTCGGCTATGGGAACGGTCGGGGGAGGGCTGGCTGATGCCTCACGCCGTACCGGCTGTTCCAGGCGGCCGGCCGATCGCCTTGTGGACGGTCGAAAGGGACGACTACCGCCGCACCATACCGTCTAACGTCCGGGTCTTCGTCTTCGACCGCGACGGCGACCGCTGCGTTCTGTGCGGCGCCATCCAAGACCTGACCCTTGATCACATCTTTCCATGGTCATTGGGCGGAGAGGACACCGTGGAGAACCTGCGGGTGCTGTGCCGGTCCTGCAACAGCAGGAAGGGGGCGCGGGTCTGATGGCGTGGGTTCGACTCGATGATCCCTTCCCCACGCATCGGAAGGTGCGGCACCTGTCTGACCAGGCGTTCCGGTTGTACGTTTCGGCGTTGTGCTGGTGCAACGCCAACCTGTCCGATGGGCAGATCCCGGAGCGTGAGCTGAAGTTTGTGAGCGACGTACGAGCTCCGAAACGGTACGCGAGTGAGCTGGTTTCGGTCGGATTGTGGGAGGAAACGGACTCAGGTTGGTGCGTGCACGACTACCTCGAATATCAACCGTCCGCTGAGAAGATCAGGGAGGGGCGTGAGGCTAAACGTGCACGTCAAGAGCGGTGGTTGGAAGGGAAACGCGACCGCACAAGATCACGCGGAGACGCGTCTCAAGACGTGTCCGGCGACGTGTCTGAAGACGCTGCCCCAATCCCATCCCAATCCCACTCCCAAAACAACTTCTCTAGTCAGTCATCTATCCCGCCGTACCCCGCTCGCGAACGCGACGACAACCAGACAGACGGACAGGACTTTTCAGCAGTAGACGCCATGGTGAAGCGCGAACTCGCTGCGCTCGCCGCGCACCCCATCACCGACCAGCAAGCCGCACACATCAGAGACCACATCCTCAGCAGAGCCCGCAGCACCGTGAAAAACCCCGCCAGGTACGTGCAACGCGCACTCCGCGCCAACCCCCATGAACACCTGCCCAAGCCCGAACCCCTACCAGGAGCGCACCGAGGCGTAGGCCGCATGTGCCCCACCCACCCGTACATGGAAGAACCCTGCCGAGCCTGCGCAGCAGACCGACTCGCCGCCGACTGACCCAAGGCGACACCACCCCGAAACCCGTCACCGACGCACCCAGGCCAACGCACCTGGTCGTCGATGGCGGGTTTTCGCATGAGCGCACAACGCAAAGCGCAAGCGACAACGCAGACAGAACACGCTCAAAAGACCTGACAGCGTCCACACACGCGAACGAACACACGCGCACCGGTACAAGGAGACCAGACACACCACAGAGGCCCTCAGAAGCGACAACAGCAAGTCGAAGGCAACCAGCCCAAGAGATGTGTGGGTGGGCTATGCCGGCGGCTGTTTGTGGGTGGTTGGATCTTGGTTCGGCGCGGCCTGGAGTTTAGTTAGGTTTCTTTCCTAATGCTGAACCGCTGGTCAGATAGGGGGCGGGGGTATGTCAGCGCCCGATTTTCATAACGTGTCGATAACAAAAACTTGACAGCCCTGGACGTCCCATTACGTAGGGAACGAGAGTGATCGCCATGAAGAACACACGACAGGCCAAGGCAGCGGGGGCGGCGCTTACGAGCGTCGCACTCACCGCCGCCGTACTGGCCATCACGGCAGGGTTAGCGCCCAGCGCGATCGGTGCCACACCGGTCGCAGCGCCGACCGTCACCCTTACGGGCACGTTCTGCCCGACCGTCACGGCGACCGCGATGGACAGCGGGGCCGCACTCTCGTTCGCGGTGTGCATCCCCTACGTGTCCGTGCAGGGCGACCAGGGCGAGCAGGGTCCGCAGGGACCGCAGGGCGAGCCCGGTGTTAACGGTTCGCAGGGTCCGCAGGGCGAGCCCGGCGAGAAGGGCGAGAAGGGCGACCCCGGCGACCCTGGACCCGCAGGGGCGCAGGGTCCGAAGGGCGAGCAGGGTCCGGCAGGCCCCCAGGGCCCGAAGGGTGACCAGGGCGACCAGGGCCCGGCAGGTCCGAAGGGCGAGAAGGGCGAGAAGGGCGCGCCCGGTGCGACCGGTCCCGCCGGTACGCCTGGCGTTGCCGGTACGACCGGCCCGCAGGGCAACGCCGGTACGCCCGGCAGGGACGGCAGGAACGGTCGGGACGGTTCGCCCGCCCCTACGGTCACCGCTACGCCGTCCGCCACGGGCACCGCGTCCAGCACGCGCCGTAGCGCCGTCCCGACCGCCAGCGCCACGCCTACGCGGACCACGCCGACCCCGACGCCCGTGGCGACGGATGAACCGTGGTTGCCCCTGTGGGTGCAGGTCTGCGCCTGGTTGCTGGTAGGTGCCGCCCTGGCCATCTACGTGCTTTCGGTGCGCATGAAGCGCCAGCGGAACCACTGACAAACCATCCCCTACGCCCGCCCCCGACCGGGGGCGGGCACCCCAACCGAAAGGCAAGATCCAAAATGGCTACTCCCGCTAAGGCCAAGGCCCAGACCGCCGAGCGCTACACCGACGAGCAGGTGACCGCCGCTCTCACCGTCGTTCTGACGTGGTTCCGTCGCGCCGCTAACGGCGTAATCAACCGCGCCAGCGACGCCAGCACCCCCGCCCGCCTGATGTGGCGCGCGTTCTCCATGCCCGTCGCGGGCATGGTGGCCGCCGTCATCGAGCACGGTTGGGCGGGCGACTACGGCACCAACCCGCAGCCTTGGGACGTGTCCCCCAAGGACCTCGTTGCCAAGGGCGCTAAGGGCATGGGCCAGGACGACGCGAGCCCGCTCGTTGACCGCGAGGCAGCCGGGAACCTGTCTCACCCGCAGATCACCCGCGCTATCGCGCAGGTCATCGGCGAGAAGGTCGATTTCACGATGGGCGAGCCGATGGCCGACCCGTCCAACGCGCTTGCCCTGCTGCTCACGCCCAAGGCGAAGTCGGAGACCGCCGCGAAGCTCCCGGAGGAGGAGACCAAGCGGATTAAGGCAATCATGCAGCTCGCCACCGACGACGACATGCGCGAGATGTTCGTCGCCAGGCTCACGCCGGAAGGCCGCGCCGAGCTGGAGAGGCGCGAGAAGGCCGCCGCCGAGCGCGCCGCGAAGAAGGTCAAGGCCGACGACGCCGAAGACGACGCCGCCACCGACCAGAAGTAGCCCCACCCGCCGCGCCCCGCACCGGGGCGCGGCACCCCCACCACCACAGGGAGAACCAGTCATGGACCAGATCAAGAAGAACGCCGCTTACGCCGCCATCGAAGCCGTGAGGGACGCGCAGAGCGCGTACGAGGGACACGGCCGGACCAGTTGCCAGCGGTGCATGTGGCACCAGCCGTGCAACCCGCGCGCCGACCTTCAGCGGCGCGTCTACATGGCCAGCCAGACCGCCCGCGCGGCCCTGCTGGACTACGCGCCGACCGGCAGCACCGTCGAGTACCACGGCCCCGCCGTCCACTTGCACGGGGTGTGGAGCATCGGCGACACGTGCCGCAAGTCGCTGCATGCCACGTTCCTCCTGATCAAGCCCGGCACGGGTGCGATCATCGAAGACGTGGCGGTAAGCGATGTCCGCCGTCCGATCGAAGCCGAGCCGACCGGCGTCCTCGCCGCCGTCCGGACCGCAGCCGCAGAGATCACGCGCCTACTCGCCACGTGCGGACAGCTCCTGCACGTGCGGGTGACCGCCGAACACGGCAAGGTCAGCATCACCTATGACGCGCCCATGTTCGCCCGGTACGAGACGCAGGCGACCTACACCCGCGCCCACGCCACCGGCAGGGCGCAGCAGGAAGCCTCTTACTGCGTGGCCGCGCTCCGATCGCTCCGCCGCATGGCCGAGCTTGCCGACAGCGGAGCGCTTGACGAGATCTACGGAGTAGCGCGAGCCAGCGAAGCGGCGCGGAGCCGACTCGCAGCGATCCCGACGCGCCGCCCGCGCGCGTAGCGCGAACCGCCCAGCGAACCCCGCGCGACAGCCAGTCGCGCGGGGTTTTCGCGCGCCCCGGACCCGCTCGTCAGCGAAGCCGGCTGGCCCTCTTCGGCTTGGTTCTGTGCGAAAGGATTTGATCTTGTACTGTGTGGGGGTCTGTCACCGGGGGTGTGTGTTGGCTGGTCAGGTGTGTGTTGGCCCGTGCAATGGTGGTGCGCGTCGCGTGTGGGCGTCGTTTCTTCGTGCTCGTGAGGTGCATGCGGATGCGGTGGATCGGTGGCTCGCGGAGGGCGGTGTGGGGGAGATGCCGCTCGAGCCGGTTCAGCCTGACGTGGCGTGGCGTGCGGGGGATCCGCTGGTGTGTGGTCGCTGTCGGGCGACGACGAGGCGCGCGCTGTTGGAAGTGGATGCGCTGGCGGCGGTGGTGTCTGCTCGTGGGGATGGGTTGAGGCCGGCGTCGCGCTGGTCTCGCGTGTCGGGGTCGCGGCCGCGGCCGGTGGTGTCGCCGGATGCGGAGCTGCTGGATGTGCTGGTGGGGGAGCTGCTCGACTTCGAGGACCTGGCCAGGGAGCGGTTGGGGTGCGCGGCGCGGGTTCGTGGTGCTCGGTCGGGGGTTGCTCGGTCTCGGTCGGTGGCGTGGTTGGTAGAGCAGCTGGTCGCGGTGCTCGCGGTGGAGGACCTGGGTGTGGTGTCGGCGCTCCGGCCGGCGGATGCTGAGCCGGTGCAGCTGGTGGAGTGGTCGCTCGGTTGGGAGGAGCGGCTACGCGCGGCGGTGGGGGAGGAGCCGGAGGAGTCGCACGCTCGGTGTTCGGCGTGTGGTGAGCGGTCGTTGCGCTGGGACGCGGGGTTGGGCGCGTTTGTGTGTTCGACGTGCGGCGGGCATGTCAGCGAGGTCGCCGAGCGGGGCCTGGTCGTCGACGAGGTGGGCGCGTGAGCGAGCTGTCGGTGCGGGCGGGCCGCTACGTGGCAGTGGTCAAGATCCTGTGGGAGGAGGACCACGACGTTGAGCCGTTCATGCTCGACGTCACCGGCGCGGACGATCTCCGTCGTCAGGCGCTCGACTACGCGGCGGACTTGGGCTGGAAGTTGATCTCTATCGAGCTCGATGCCACCTGGCAGGTGATCGTCACCGTTGAACGGCGGTGATGCTGTGCGTGATCGTTGGGGGTGCTACGCTCCGTGCCGGGCGTATCCGGTTGGTCGAGAGCGCTTCGTCTGGTGGGTGACCCTTTGGGCGGGGTCTTGGGGCCGCTTCCTGTTCGTGGGGGACTGGGAGGCGGCCCTTTCTCGTTGCCTGGTGTTGCGGCTGGTGAGGCGGGTGTGTAACACTTTGCGCCGACAGGTGTGGTGTACCCGTTACACGGTTGCGAGCCTCTGACCTGCGGAAATGCTAGCGAGACGCTGAGATCGCCTGTAACAAGATCGCTAGCTGACCCTTACTCGCCTATGCGAACCACTCTGTTCGTGCGCCTCCGCTGACTACAGCGCGTCCACCTCGCATGGTTGCCTGTCCGGAACGCGTCAAAAGCGCACCAGCGCACCATTTGCCCCCCGAGCCTCAGGAGGACGGCGTGCGCCCAGCCACGGCCCAGCAAGCAGCCGACCACCTCGACCGGGCAGCCTCGACCATCCGACAGTGGGCGTTCCGCTACGCCGCCCGCACCCTCGGCCGAGCCGGCCGCCAAGTCGTCTACGACCTCGACGACCTCGCCACCATCGAAGGCTGCATCTGGCGCGGCGACCCCGTACCCCCGAAACCCGAAGACCGCGACGAGCTCCGCGCCACCCTGGCCCGGGCCCGCGCAGCCTGAACACCCTCGACGCACCGGTCCCGAGTCAGCGCGGCAGGTCCCGCGGGGCCGGCACCTCGTACTGCTCGGATGCGGGAAACTCCACGGTCAGGCCGAACCGAAGCTTGCTCATCAGCTTGGACTCCAGCTGCCTGACCCTGGCGTCCGAGATGCCCAGGACGGCGCCAAGCTGCTTGCGCGACAGCGGCTCGGCGGCGACGAGGCGGTACACGAGGATCAACCGCTCCCGGGCGTCCAGTTCGACCGGGCGTCCGGCCTCGTACGTCTGCATGCTCCCGATTCTCCACCCTCGACAACAGGAAAGGCCCCCCATGCAGCTGCGACCCAACGTCCGCATCGTCGGCGCCGAGCGCGCCCAGGCCGCCCAAGCCGTAGCCCTCCGGTACCGCTCCGGCGAGTCGATCCGCGCGATCGCCCTGTCGATCGGCCGGTCGTACGGGTTCGTGCACCAGCTCCTCGAGGAGGCCGGCGCCGAACTCCGACACCGCGGCGGCGACACCCGCTCCCGCACCGAGACGAACACGACCACCTCGGCCGGAGCGTCCGCATGATCCCCTCGGAGGCTGCCAGCATCGCCGCGGCGAAAGCAGGCGAACTCCTCGACCAGGCGGCCGAGCACCTCGACGACACCGTGCACGTCCAGTCGTGCGTCACCCTCGCCGACGCATGGACGCGGCTGCACCTGGCCCTCGCGACCAGCTCCGCCGCCGCGAACCTAGACCAGATGTTCCCCGGCCTGCGCTGACCGCGGCGCACGTCGACGACGGCCTGGTCCTCCTCGACGCAGACCCACCCACAACCAGCCGGCCCGCGCCCGACCACGCCAGGGGGCACCACCCCCCAAAACGCAGAAGGCGCCGTCGCCCGTGAGGTCTCGTTTTCATGGCACAAGCAAGTTGATCATGGCTCCGATGGGGATCGAGATGAGCGCGCCGATGCCGACGAGCATCCAGTCGCGACGACGCTGGGCGCTGATGGTCGCCTTCGTCTCGCCGACGAGGAGCTGCCGCATCTTCTCGGCTTCGCCCTTGTTGATGTCCAGCCACCGAGCCCGCTCCTCACCTTCCGCGATGGTTGCCTCGGCGGCGGCTTTCTGTGATTCGAGTTCGCGTACGAGTCGGTCCATGAATTGGGCGGTGACCGCCATGGAGGACTCGACCATTGTGTTGAGTTCGCGTAGCCGTTCGGACGGGCTTCGTTCGGCTTGCTCGACTGCTGCGCGGCGCGGTCTGTCGGTGTACCAGCTGAGCACTAGCGACGACCCTAGGGAAACCACGGCTGCGCCACTGAAGAGCCAGAGCAGCCAGTCCGGCTCAGGATCAAAGATGCCTTCGGTCGTGCCGACGACAAGAAACACTAACGTCAGGCCGACTGCCGCGAGGGCTTTTTTGGCGGCGACGATAAGCAGCCGGGCTAGTGGTGGGGGAGTTGTCATGAGGTCATTGTCTGCCACGGCCGCGATCTCCGACGCCTGAAAGCGGACTCACCTCAAGATCGCTAAGACATGGTCATAATCGCTGTTATGACCATTGATCATTAGCTAGGCTGATCATGTACTCTCCCCTGCGGCAGAGAGAAAGTGATCATGAACCACGCGGAAGGCGGCCCGCCGAACCCGGCCGCACCCGACTTCACCTTCCAACACAGCGTCCACGTCATCGGCTTCAGCCCAGACGAACTCCGACGCCGCGCACTCCACGAAGCCGCACGCTTCTTCGGCGACGACGCGGAGCTGCACGTCGTGTCGGCCGAGTCCGAGCCGGACCCCGAGTACGACGGCCGTTACAAGGCCACCGTCGTGTTCCGGCAGGTGGAGCTATGAACGTGACGGCCTTCAGCGTCGGCGGTGGTTTCTGATGCGGAACCTTCAGCACATCGTGGCCCTGTTCGACGAGCTGGGCGTCCCCCTCGGCGCGGAGGATCGGCGCGCGGTCAACGCGCTGGCCGGCCTGGACCCGCAGGACCTGCGGGCGGTGCTCGCCCTGCTGCGGAAGACACACCAGGCGGTCAAGGGTGCGCCGGTGCGTGGTGGCGGGATGCTCAGCAACTATGAGCTCGTTCGCACGCATCTCCGCACCGACGACACCCGGCCGTCCAACTCCATCGAGCTCGACCCGGCAGCATCCGCGAGCGAAACGGCCGAGCTGTACGCCGCGGTGGTGCGTCGCGTCCACACTCGTTGGCCCGACGCTACCCCGGAAGGCATCGCCGCCGCGCTGCAGTCCCGCGCCCCGGAGGCCGCCGCCCTTTACGAGATCGCCGGCCCTGAGCTGGAGCAGCTTGCCGCAGGCAACCCGGCTCTGCAGGAGGCGCTCGCCGAGATCACTTCCCGCTCGGCCGAGCGCGAGCCGTGACCGCCGAACTGGTGCCGCGCGGGGGCGGAGAACTCGCGTTCCCGCCCGGTCTGCTCGGCTTCGCTCAGGACGCGACGATGTCGTGGCTGCTGTCGTACGACTCGCCGAACACGCGGGACGGCTACCGGCGCGACCTCGCGATGTGGTTCGACTTCTGCCGGGAGACCGGGCTTGACCCGCTCCAGGCGCGCAAGTCGCACGGCGACGTCTACAAGCGTTGGCTCGATCTCCGCGCCGTGGAGAAGACCGGTAAGGCGGTGCCCCCGGCCACCATGTCGCGGCGCCTGTCGTCGGTGTCGGCCTGGTACGACTACCTCGTCGACGAGGAGGTCATCGACGCCAACCGGTTCAAGGGCACGCGCAGGCCGAAGCTGTCGCGCAACCACTCCGAGACGACGGCGCTGACCTTGGCCGAGGCCCGTCAGCTGATTGCCGCGGCCGACTCTGACCACGGGCCGGCCCGGCTGCGGACGTCGGCGTTCATCCGGGTGCTGGTGCAGACCGGGGTCCGGATCGAGGAGGCAGTGTCGGCGGACTTGGCCGCACTCGGGTATGAGCGCGGCCTGCGAAGCCTGAGGATCGTCGGTAAGGGCACCAAGCCGAAGAGGCGCCGCTTGCCGGTGGAGACCGGGTATGCGATTGACCGGTATCTGGAGGATCGGGCTCGCCGCGCCGGCGTCGAGGTGTCGCAGCTGACGGGGCGGATCTTCGTGACGGACACGGGTGGCCGTTTCTACCGGTCGTCGGCGTCGGAGCTGGTGGCGCGGGTCGGCCGTCAGGCGGGGTTGAGCATCACGCCGCACGTCCTGCGGCACACGTGGGCGTCGATCGCTGCGGAGCTGGGCGCGGACTCGTTCGAGATCAAGGACGCGTTGGACCACGAGTCGATGGATACGACCATGCGGTACGTGCACTCCGGCCGCCTGTTGGAGCGGGATCCGTCGCAGCTGGTGGCGTCGGCGCTGGAGTAGAGGGAGGCTGCGTGCCCAGGTCGGGATCGAGCGCGCTGGACAAGTCGGCGTGGGTGCACCACTGCGGTGCGATCAACCTGGGTACGTGGGCTGACCGCGCGGTGTGCACTGGGTGCCACGTCTCGGTGGGGCACGCTGAGGATGTCGAGCAGTATCGGCTGCTCCGTGTCTGGTGATGCTGCGCTTTGATCGGACCAGAACGCGCTAGATAGACGCGCTGTAGTCAACGCTGAGCGTCTATCTAGCGCTTCCGCATGTAAGGGAATAGGTCCGCGACACGGTGCCTTAGGCGAGACGACAGCACGTTTCCGCTGGTCACAGCATCGCGCACACCATGATCATTACGCGCTCTTTCGCGCGTTTCCGCAGGTCACGCACCATGACGCGAGACACAAGAGACAGAAGCGCTCCCACGCTCGCACCGGTCACTGAGTGAACCTCGGCACTCCCTTGTACCTGTCGCGCATTGCCTCAGCCGGGACCTGATGCAGGTCATCGGCGGGTACCCACTCGACGAACTTCCGGTGCATCTCCCCGGCCCCCGACCGCGTGGTGACCACCCACGTCACCAGGCCCTCCCAGCGGCCGCCGTCCACCCGCCGCCAGGCCAGCAGGAACACGCCCCGATCATCGAACTCCCCCGCGGGTGCGTACGCGACCAGCGGCGGCTTCGGGACCGGATACGCCTCATCGTCGTACGGGTTCGGCTTCACCGGATCGCACACCTGATCGAATCGTCCACTACGTCACCATAGCGAGGAGGGCCCGCCTTGGATGCCCTGCGCCCTCCGTTCCAGTACTACGGCGCCAAGGGCAGGCTGGGCCCGTTCCTGGCCAGCCTCCTGCCGCCGCACGAGGTGTACGTCGAACCCTTCGCGGGCAGCGCCGCGGTGTTCTTCGCCAAGCAGCCCGTCCAGATCGAGACGATCAACGACATCAACGGCGACCTCATCTGCTTCATGAGGACGCTGCGCGATCGGCCCCGATCGCTGATCCGCGCGATCGAGCTGACGCCGTACGCCCGCGCCGAGCACCAGGCCGCCAAGCTGGGCGACAACACCGCGTCAGACCTGGAGCGCGCCCGCCGCTGGTGGATCCAGTGCACGCAGTCCCGCAGCGGTGAGGCCGGCGCCTCCTGGCGCAGGCCGACCTCGAGAACGCGGGTCAACAACCCGGCCGGCTCCAAGCGGGCCGCCGCGGCTCTGCGCTGGCACGCGGCTCGGCTGCGGGAGGCGTTCATCGAGCAGGTGGACGCGTTCGAGCTGATCGAGCGGATGGACTCGCCGCAGACCGCGATGTACGTCGACCCGCCGTACCTGCGCAGCACGCGGAACGAGTTCGGCTCTGGCCACTACGTCAAGGAGATGGACCTGGAGCCCGAGCACCGCCGCCTCCTGGAGGTCCTCGCCGCCTGCAAGGGAGCCGTGGTGCTGTCCGGGTACCGCAGCGAGCTGTACGACGAGCTGCTCTCCGACTGGCGCCGCATCGACTACCGAGTGCGCGCCTCCAGCTCAGACGAGCGGAGGCACGCCGTGGAGTCCGTGTGGATCAATCGCTAGGCCATTTACTCCTCATCGCCCTCCTTCAATGACAGGCCGAGGCGCTTGCGAAGCCATCGTGCTCCGTGGTGAAACATCCATGCGGTTGGAGCTGCGAGTACAGCGGAGCCCCATCCCTGTTCCGCCACGACGTTGATCAGAGCGGCGGTCGTCACTGAGCCGATGATCAGCCATGTCCGAAACTCCGTCGCCAAAATCCAGCACGTAACCTGTAGAACGGGTTCCCAACTCCGTCGGGCCGGATCCTTCAAGGCGCTGCGAAGCTGCACCATTCGGATGCCGTATCGCAAGGCGTGATAAACCTGCATGCTGGCAGTGGCCTTAGCTCGTGCCAAGTCGTACAACTCGCTGTGAGCTTCTTCGTCGTAGCGTTCGCGGTGAGCATGGGGCAGCATGAAGAGGGCGAGTTTAACCATGCGCGTGGCAGGGCGCGCGACTTCAACGCGAGGCTTGTCGGAAACCGGCTGGACGTTCTCATAAGGAACCACGGCAGGTCTGAACCGATGCCGGTCTAGAACGCGGTGAAGTTCGTAAGCGAGCAGCCGCACACGATCCTCAACGCTTGCAATCTCGTAGTTGGGTCGGGAGTTGCGGACCGCAGCGTGAAGAACGTCGAGCTCACGCTCCAAACGGTGGAAGAGCTCGAAGACCTCGTTCCCTGCATAGGAGGGGATGTTCGCCTCTTCGAGGCTAGCTGCTAGCTCATTCATCCACGTGGTGACGGCTCTACAGTCATACGCTCCATGTTCGGCGAGTGGCTCGATTCCGTTGTCTATTTCCTTGGCTATAAACTCCAAGATCAGGCAAGCCTCCTCCAGGCTGGGCTGACGATGCCTGATCGCGTATAGGGAGTTCGCGTCTGCAGTCATGCGGTCCCGCCCAACAGACCACGCCTTGCGGCAGAGATTCTGGCGACCTGGGTGTGCGCCGTGGCCAGGGCATCACGTGCCTGCACTATGCCATCCGGCGTGAGTCTGTAATAGCGGCGCCGAGGACGACCCTTCTCGTGCGGGTCGGCATCTTCCCAATGTGACGTGAGCCAGCCTAGCCCTTCGAAGCGGGCGAGAATCGGGTGGATAGTACCTGTGGGCAGACCGGCGGCTGCGCATATCTCCAGCCCGTACATCTCTCTTGTGGGGTCTTCGAGCAGGGCTCGAAGGACAAGTTGCGTGGGCAGCGTCATCCGCGGCCCTGCTCGTTTAGGCATGCTCTTACTCTACCTAGCCCCCTAAGTAGAGAACCACCTAATGCGGAAATTCACGCGCACGCTAAGAATGGAGTGGCGGCATGGACATCAAGGAGTACCAGCACGTGCCCGAGCTGGTCGAGGCCGTCAAGGTCCTCGGCGGCCAGGTCCCGGAGGTCGTGGCCTGGATCAACAAGCACTCGAACCTGAAGGGCATCATCGGCCGGACAGCGCTCCGCGGCCGCTCGGGCGAGTACGTCGACATCCAGACGCCTGAGGGGATGCGCCGCGCGTACCTCGGCGACTACGTCCTGCACGACGGCGGGGGCGAGTTCTGGCCCGTCGCGGCGTCGATCTTCGAGCGCCGGTTCTCCGAGCTGGGCGCGGCGGGCGAGTAGTGCGCATCCAAGTCCTGCAGCTCCCGCTGATCGAGATGGGCGGCATCCACGAGGAGCCGTTCGCGCTGATCGTGGACCAGGCCCAGCCCGGCGACGACACCGAGTCGCTCAACGACTTCTCGGAGAAGATCGGCGCCCGCGCGATGTGGGTGACCGAGCAGACCGTCGAGGTCGTCGAGCCGGCCCCGCCGCAGTGGATCGATGCCGTGGCAGCCGATGACGACCACCCCGAATACTGACCTGCTGCGGGAGGGCTGATGGCGGAGATCGCGCCGCAGGAATACCGGATGGTCGCGGTCCGCGACCTGAAGCCGCACCCGGACAACCCGCACCGCGGCGACATCGACGTGATCGTGGCGTCGATCCGGAAGCACGGCTTCTACGGGTCCGTCGTCGCGCAGAAGTCCCGGATGCGGATCATCGCTGGTGAGCACCGCTGGCGCGGCGCAACCAAGGCCGGGCTGAAGCACGTGCCCACCGTCGTCATCGACGTGGACGACGAGACCGCGAAGCGGATCATGCTGGCGGACAACCGGCTCGCCGAGTACGGAGAGTACGACGACGGCAAGCTCGCCGAGCTGCTCCAGTCGCTTCCCGACCTCGACGGCACGGGGTGGCGGGAGGAGGACCTCGCGGACATCCTGCACGACCTCGGCAACGAGATCGAGATCGTGCAGGACGAGCCCGCCCAGCCGAGGCCCGCGCCGGCCCCGGTCCCCGCCTCTGCCCGCGACGTTGACGAGGACGAGTTGGCCGACGTCGACGACGACCAGGCCGACGAGGGCCAGGACGACGAGGACGAAGAGGACGACGCCGGCGACGTTGGCCCCGCCGCGGCGGCCGCGCCTCCTCCTCGGCCGAAGGCGGGCGCGCTGGTCGAGCTGATCGTGCCGCTGACGGCCGCGCAGCACGACGAGGTGACGGGCCTGATCGCGGCCATCCGCGCGCGGGACGGTGCCGTGCCGCTCGCGGATGTGGTGGTGGCAGCGCTGCGAACGCACGCAGAGCGCCAGCGGTAACGCTGACGGAAGGAGGCGGCTCCCCTCATGGCTGAGGACGCACAGACGAAATTGGCCCGGCATGAGCGCCGCTACCAGGCCTTGCAGATGCGGATCGCCGGGGTCAGCAACGCGGTGATCGCTCAGCGGCTCGGCTATTCGTCGCCGCAGCTGGTGTCCAAGGACATCACGGCCGCGTTGAAGCGGGCCGCCAAGCAGGAGTCGATGGCGGCTGAGGAGTTGCTGAACCTGGAGATCAACCGGCTCGACCGGATGATGGCGGCGGTCTGGCCGAAGGTGATCAAGGGCGAGGTCAACGCCGTCGAAGCCGCGCTGAAGATCGTGAACAAGCGGGCGAGCCTGCTCGGCCTGGACCTGATCAACCGGAACGGCGCGGCCGACAACGACATGGCCAGCCTGCTCGGCAACATGCTGATCCAGCTGCAGCAGCGCCACAACGTGCCCGACCCGGACACGGACGTGATCCTTCAGGCCGAGGTGATCGGCGAGATCGGATACGACGACGCCGGGGGCGAAGCGTGAGCCTGGCCATGGCGATCAAGCTGTCGCCGAAGCAAGAGAAGAGCATCGCCGAGTCGACGGCCCGCCTGAACATCTGGCAGGGGGCCATCCGGTCGGGGAAAACCATCGCCTCGCTTATTCGCTGGGTGATCTTCGTGGCGAACGCGCCGCGAGGTGGGAGCCTGGTCGTCGTCGGCAAGACGAGCGACACCGTCGGCAGAAACGTCTTTGAGCCGCTCATGGACCCCGCGATCACCGGCCCGATCGCCAAAAGGATCACCTACACCAGAGGTGCGCCGACCGCGAAGATTCTCGGCCGCACCGTCGAGATCGTCACCTCCAACGACGCCCGAGCGGAGAACCGCCTGCGAGGCATGACGGCGGTTGGCGCGTACGTTGACGAGATCACGCTGATCGACCGGGCGTTCTGGGACATGCTGCTCAGCCGCCTGTCCGTAACGGGCGCCAAGTTGTTCGGGAGCACGAACCCTGACGCGCCGTCGCACTGGCTGAAGAAGGACTTCCTCGACCGGGCCCACGAGCTCGACCTCAGGAGCTGGCACTTCTCGCTCGACGACAACCACAGCCTCGACCCGGCCTATGTCAAGGCGCTCAAGAGCGAGTACAGCGGGCTCTGGTACAAGCGCTTCATCAGCGGCCTGTGGGTCATGGCCGAAGGCGCGATCTACGACATGTTCGACGAGGACAAGCACGTCGTCACCGCGCTGCCGCTGATGGAGAAGTGGCTGTCCGTGGGGATCGACTATGGCACGACCAACCCGTTCGCCGCGCTCCTGCTCGGCGTCAGCGTCCCCGACCGGGACGGGCAGCGCCGCATCTACGTCGCCTCCGAACTGCGGTACGACTCCCGCGCGGAACGCAGGCAGCTCACGGACGGCGAGTACAGCGCGCGGCTGACGGACTGGCTGGACAACATCCCCGGCACGTACGGGCCTGGCACGCACGGCGTCAGGCCTGAGTGGCTGATCGTCGACCCGAGCGCGGCCAGCTTCATCCAGCAGCTGTACCGGGACCACTACCGGCCGATGCAGGCCGACAACAGCGTGCTGGACGGCATCCGCACCGTCTCGAACGTGATCTCAGCCGATCACCTGCGGGTGCACGAGAGCTGCCGCTACCTCCTCGACGAGATGGCCGGCTACGCCTGGGACGACAAGAAAGCCGAGAAGGGCGACGACGCCCCGGTCAAGGTGGACGACCACAGCGTGGACGCCCTCCGGTACGCCGTCCACACTACGCAAGCGGCGTGGATTCGCCTCCTCGAACCCGTCCCCATGTACTAGCTCCAGATCGACACGTGCACTGCCCTAGGTGGGCGGCATCGACGTGGTCAGCCGCGGCGGATCTCCCCCTCGAAGCGGACGACGCCGACGGTATGCTGGTCGAACGCGCGTTCGCCTTCCGGCATGCTGACCCAGCCGCGGCTCCTGAAGGTGCCGCCGTACCCCGTGAATTTCCCCGTGGCCTCGACCACGGTGTACTCCACCTCCAGGGTGCTGTGGCCGTCCCCTGTAGGCGTGTGCAGGACGGCATTGTCCCGCGTGCGCAGCATGGAGCCGTCCTTGTCGAGGAAGACGTGGAGCATCGTGTACTCGACCCTGCCGTCGCCGACTTGCTTCAGGTCGCTGGTGGGCTCGCCGTAGGCGGCACCGTCGATGGCGCCTGTCACGGCGCCGATGCCGGACTTCTCGGTCAGAGTCAAGAGGCTGGCCGTGCCGCCCATGCTGATGCTGCCAGGTGCTTCGGTGTGATGCCGGTTGACCATGGGATCCATCCTTTCCGCTAAAGGAACGCAGGTCTCGCTCCATAGTCGGCGCCGCATGCCGAACAGCCAAAAATTTTTGCCGGTACGGCAAAACCGACCTGCCTAGACGCGCACCCCAGACACGCGGCCGGTTGTGGCGGCCTGGCCGCCCGGAGGTGCGTTGTGCTCCGCGCGGCTTCCCCGTGCGCGCGTCGAGCACACCGGTGCGGCCCCGGCCCCCTGCTGTTGAGGGGCAGCGCGGGGCCTGGGCCGCACCCAGGACCTGACCATCCCTGACCTGGGAGAGCCTCGTGGCCGACTTCACGTTCAACATCGCGCTGGGCCGCATCACTGAGCTGCACAACCGCGTCCGCGCCAACGACCCGTCCGGGTGCGCGCTGCTCGTGGTCGCCCTGGCCGCGGCCGGCATCGAGTCCGACGCCGACCTGAAGGACAAGGCGACGCTGTTCGACGTGCTGTCGGGCACCACCAACGAGGTTCCCACCGGCAACGGCTACGCGCGCAAGGTGCTCGTCGCGGCGGACCTCAGCCCGGCCGTCGTCGACAACACCAACGACCTCGTCAACGTCGACATCCCCGACCAGACGTGGACGCAGGTCCTCGCGGCGAGCGGAGCGTGGGCCAAGCTGGTCATCTGCTACCGGCCGTCCGCGTCCTCCACCGACTCGCAGATCGTGCCTCTCACCTGCCACGACTTCGCGATCACTCCCGATGGGACCGACGTGGTCGCGCAGATCGCCGCATCGGGCTTCTTCCGGGCGCAGTAGATGGCGGTCCGGTTCGACGCCGCTGGCGAGGACTACCTTCGTGTCGTCAATCTCTCCACGCAAGGTGCATGGTCGGTGACGTGCTGGGTGAAACTCTCCGCCGACCGAAACAACTACAGCAGCGCGTGGTGCATCGACAGCAGCATCGGCAATTACAACCTGCTCCAGACCGACAACGATGGCACGACGATGGGCTTTTTCCAGTCCAGCGTCACTCCTTTGGCCACGCGCGCGATGACAGTAGGCGTCTGGTACTTCATCGCCATCTCGGTCAATGGCTCGTCCGGGACGATGGTGTCCAGGGCAGCCAACGAGACGGCGTACAGCATCGCCACTTGGAGCAACGGCGCGGGTAACACGACGCACACGAACTTCCGCATCGGAGACTCTGTCTATGGCGGGGAGTGGCTCAACGGGTCCATCGCCGGACTCAAATGGTGGAGCGCCGCCCTGACGCAGACGCAGCTGGAGGCCGAGGCCAGCCAGTTCCTTCCTGTGCGAACGACCAATCTGCGCGCCTACTACAGGTTCAGTGGGCCGTCGACGACTGACAACTCCGGCAACGGCCTCACCCTGTCGGGAGGCAGCGGAGCCTCGACTGATACCGACCCTGTTCCCTTCCAGTCTGCGCCTGTCCGGCTGTCCAACAACTTCGATGTCAACGTTGCTGACGGAACCGCGATCACCCTCGCGAACTCTGGCGGCAACGCCGGGAATGCCTTCCACAAAATCGTCGGCCAGCCGTTCTATAGCAGCTGGATCCCACACCGAGACGGCGGCAAGACCGCCAGCAATGCGATCATCGGAGCAGGCGACCCGCACCTCGATTGGGAGAACGTCACCCAGCCCGGGAACACTTTCTGCGCCCGAATGTACATTTACCGGGACGGGACGCCCGCGGGCACGGTCCCGATGTTCGCGGCGCTTGGACCCTCCGGGGTCCTCTTCAAAGCGTGGATGTTCAACACCGGCCGCGTCGGGGTGTGGGATGCCGGCTCCGACGTCGAGTACATCAACACTGGGACGAGCAGGGCACCATTTGAGCAATGGGTTCGGTTCGAGTGGAGATTCGACCTGGGCACATCCGGCGTCGGCACTCTCGAGCAGTGGATGTACTTCTCAGCCGACTCGGCCGTCCACGACCACTACGCGATCGCAAACGTCGCATGGGGTGGCGTAAAGCCGAGCACCGTCGAGTTTCACCTCCGCAGAGATTCGGCCTGCGCGACCTACATCGACGACATCGCTATCTCCGACGTCAAGCTCGGGTCGGCGTTCTCGCAGATCGCTGAACCTATCGACCGCGTTACGGAGTCGAGCACGGCGCAGCCGATCAGCGCGCGCAAGCTCCGCATGGTCAGGCCCGTGTCGTCCGCCGAGACGGTGCTCGGGGCTCGGGTGCTGCGGGCTCGTCGGCTCAGCACGGCGACTGAGGCTGACGCTTCGGACATGCTCGGCAGGCAGAAGCGCCGCTCCGTGGGACAAGCCGCAGAAGCTGGGAACCCTGCGGACGCGGCCGGCGCGCACGCGCTCACGCTCGGCCGCGGCATCGAGTTCAGCGAAGCTCAGCAACTTGCCGCCTCGCTGGGCCCGATCATCCGGACGCTCGTCGAGAGCAGCATCGCGCTCCCGGTGACCGGGACGAAGATCCGCCATGTCGGCATGGCCACCACCGCGGACGTCGTCAGGGCGTCGCGGCCTGTCCATCAGCGGCTTCTTGGCGTTGCGGCGGATATGAGTTCGGCCGTCGTGCTGAACCGCGTCAAGCAGGTGCGCCTCAGGCCGGCGTCGGAGATCAGCCTGGCGGGCCGTTTCGGCACTGGCTTCGTCGTCCTGGTCGACGAGCTGGACCAGGCGCTGCCGATCGTCCCGCTGCTCTATCGCGGAGGCCCTTTTACCGGCGTGGAAGGGCCTGGCGAGACGTGGAGCGCCGACGTGCTGCGGCGCCGCTGGATCGTGGAATCGGCCAGCCGTACATGGAGCGCTGACCTGTCGCGGCGCAGCTGGGACGTTGACCCGCCCCGCGGCACCTGGTCCGCAACGCACACCTAAGGAGGCGTGGTGAAAACGATCTCGTCGCTTTCCCGCGAGTGGCTGCCGTTCTTCGTTCATGGCGCGACCGGCGTGGAGCAGGTGGAGATCGCCTTCACCGGGCCGGGCGTCGAGCCTGCCGAGAACGACTGGCACCCCGCCGAATGGAAGGCGGGTTCCGTCACGGAGGCCGGTGCGACGGCGCTCATCCTGTTCGGCCCTGGCGGCACGGTCTCACGGCCGGATGGCAGCTACCAGGCGTGGGTCCGTGTGACCGCGCCGGTCGAGCAGCCGGTACTGCCCGCGGGGCTCATCGACGTCGTGTAGGCCCGCCTGTCCGGCGACTGACAACAGAAGAGAGGCGTAAGAGCGATGCCGCTGCCGGTGCAGGATCAGGAGTGGCCGCCGCCGCACATCACGCGTGAGCTGCGGCTCTATCGACAGTGGGAGGCCTGGTACGCCGGAGATCCCGACCGGTTGGCCAGCGTGTACGGCGCGAACCAGGTCCATGGGATCGGTATGGACCCGAAGGGCTGGGACCGGCCGCAGAAGGGCGTGACCGGGGCTCTCAACCGCGTCAGCCGCTGGTTTTGGGGATCGGCGACGCCGGCCGGGCAGGTGCGCAGCACGAAGCTGCACGTCCCGATCGCAGGAGACATCTCGTCGACGTCGGCAGACCTGTTGTTCAGTGAGCCCCCGACCTTGCGGGTGAAGGGAAAGAACGGCCAGAAGCGGCTCGACAGCCTCATGCATGAGGCGGGCATCTATGGGTCGCTGCTGGAGGCTGCCGAGGTGTCCAGCGCGTACGGCGGGGTGTTTCTGCGGGTCGGCTGGGACACGGAGATGTACGACCATCCCGTCCTGTCGGTGCTGCCTCCGGACGCGGCGATCCCAGAGTTCCGGTACGGCGCGCTCTTCGCGGTCACGTTCTGGCGGGTGCTGTCGGAGAACGACAAGTGCGTGATCCGGCATCTTGAACGCCACGAGCGCGGCCGGGTCTACCACGGGCTTTACGAGGGCACCAGCGACAAGCTGGGCAAGCCCATCCCGCTGACCGAGCACCCCGAGACGGCGATCTACGCCGACAAGATCGACGAGGACGGCGGGTTCGACACCTACTACTCCAAGGGTCTGCTGGTCACGTACGTGCCCAACATGCGGCCGCACCGCCTGATCCGGGGGACCAGCCTGGGCCGGTCCGACTATCAGGGCGTTGAGCACCTGATGGACAGCCTCGACGAGGTGTGGACCAGCCTCATGCGGGACATCCGGCTCGCCAAGGGCCGCGTGATCGTCCCCGACCTCTTCCTCGAAAACCACGGCCGCGGCAAGGGCGCGAGCTGGGACCCGGACAAGGAGATCTACTCCGGCCTCGGCATGCTGCCGCCGCCCGGGGCCGCGCCGAACGCGATGCTGACGATCAGCCAGTTCGACATCCGCGTGGCCGAGCACGTCGAGTCGGCCAAGGCCTTGGTCGGTCAGATCTTGCGAGGCGCCGGATACAGCGCGCAGTCCTTCGGCGAGTCGGACGGCACCGGCCGGCAGCTGACCGCGACGGAGATCCACTCTCGCGAGCGGAAGTCGTTCAGCACTCGCGGCAGGAAGACGGGCTACTGGAATCCGTCCCTGATGTGGCTGGCCGAGGCGCTGATGAGCGTGGACCACGGCGTGTTCGGTACGAAGGTGTCGGCCGAGCGGGGCGAGGTGCACTGGCCGGACGGCGTCATCCCGGACCCGGAGGGGCTGGGCCGGACCGTCGAGCTGCTCAACCGCGCCCAGGCCATGAGCCTGGATGCCAAGGTCCGCATGGTCCACCCCGAGTGGGACGACCACCAGGTCACGAAGGAAGTCAAGGCGCTCCGTGACGAGCTCGGCCTGACGGTGCCCGACCCGGACCGGCTCGACGATGTTCTGATCCCCGAACTGGATGAGCAGGAGTGAGCACCGCGGCGGCCGAGGCCCTCGCGCAGCAGGAGCTGCAGCAGTTCGAGAACAGCCTCGATCACGCCCGCGCGGTGGCGGCCGTCTACTACGACGCGGAGCGGGAGCTGCTGCGCATCGTGTCGGAGTCGCTGGCGGCGAGGCTGGGCGAACCCGAGTGGGAGGGCGTTCGGTTCGCTGAGATTCGCGAGCTGAGACGCCAGGCCGACCGCGTGGTTGCGCGGCTGGAACGGCTGTCGGACAAGCTCGTCACGACCGGCGTGAACACAGCGTGGCGCCGCGGCGTGAAGCGCGCGATGACGGACCTATCCCACCTCGGAAACGCGAAGGGCATCGGTCAGGGCCAAGGCGTGATCGAGCTGGCCAGGCAGACGGTGCAGCGCGTGCATAGCGTTCACATAGGGGCGCTGCGCACCACGGAGGACGTGTACTCCCAGGTGATCGCGCAGGTGGCCGGCCGGGCGCTGGCGGGCGCGGAGACGCGCGAGCAGGCGACGAAGCGGGCGCTCGACATGTTCGCCCGCAAGGGCATCGCCGGATTCACGGACTCGTCCGGCCGGTCCTGGTCGATGGGCTCCTACACCGAGATGGCCGTGCGCACCGCGATGTCCCGGGCGGCCGTCGACGGGCACCTGTCCACGCTGCAGGAGAACGGCGTCGACCTGGTGATCGTGAGCCGTCTGCCGTTCACGTGCGAACGGTGTGACTTCTGGGAGGGGAAGATCCTCACCCAGGCGGGCAGCATCGGGTGGCGGCAGGAACTGTCGTACGTCTCCGATGAGATGGTCGACGTGCTCGTGGAGGGCACCGTCGAGCAGGCCCGCACGGCAGGCCTCATGCATCCGGGATGCGGGCACAACCTGCGGGCGTATCTGCCGGGAGCCACCAAGCGGCCTCCGGTGCAGCGCCACCCGGCGGGCTACCGCGACATGCAGAAGATGCGCCGCACGGAGCGCGACCTGCGGGCCGCGCGCCGCCAGGCGTCGGTGGCTCTGGACAAGACGGACCGGGACCGGGCCGAGGTGCGAGCCAACAGGCTGACCAACCAGATCCACGAGCTGGCCGAGGACAAGCGGCTTCCGGTCCGTACCGATCGGCAGAAGGCCAAGGTGCTGCCGCGCAGCCTGGAGACCCGCTCGGACGAGGAGCTGGCGGCGCTGCTCGGTCAGCACGCCGACGACGAGCCGGCCGTCAAACGGATCACGCAGGTCCTGGAGGAACGCGACCAGGAGCGGGAACGCGATCGGGACGAGCAGGTCACCTCGGCGTTGCGGGAACTGCCGGAGGACTACTCGCAGGTCACCGAAGAGCAGATTCTGGAGCTCGTGCAGCGCTTCTCGGCGGCCGGGGATGACGTGGCGCTGGAGCGGCTGCTGGCCGAGCTGGACCGCCGCGAGCAGAACCCGAACTGGCGCTACGACGTGGAGGAGACGGCCGAGGACCGCGCGGTGGCCGAGCTGCTCGACTCCGGCACGGACCCATTGGAGGCGTACGCGATCGTGTACGGCTTGGACCCGGAGGTGATGCGGCGGGAGGAGGCACGCGCGCACGTCGAGTCGCAGCGGCTGCCGGGCGAAACCCTCGACCAGGTGGTTCGCCGCCTGTACGACGAGTGGCTGGAGATCCATTACGTCGCGGCGGAGCGGTACACGCGCGGCGTGCTGGTCACCGCTGAGGGTCGCCGCCAGGGCGTCGACGGCCGGTCGCTTCTGTCCGGGCCGGCCGCCCGTGCGATGAAGTGGGCCAGCGACGAGCTGAAGGCCTGGTGGGAACAGCACCCGCGGATGACGCTGACCGAGTTCCGTGCGCAGGCCCTTGGCCGCGACTCCGACAAGAGAGCGGCGCGGCGGACCAGGGAGGACCGCAGGTGACGCTTTCCGAACTCGACCACAGGGCGGCCGTCACCACGGCGCGGTGGGCGGCGCTGACCCGCCGACCGGTCACCGAATGCCCGTACAACCCCGCGGGGGACGCGCGACAGCGTGCGCTCGCCTTCCTGTGGGTGCGTATCTACCGCAGGACCCAGTCAGCCGGGAGCTGACCGAGTCCTGTCCGCCTGTAGGCCCGCCTGGCGCGGGCCTTTCTCATGTCCGGCTCCGGGAGGGCCAATGTTCGATCACTCGATGCTGCCGACGACGCCTGGCGCGATCATCGGCTACCGCAAGTCCGGCAAGCCGATCCGGCTGATCGCCGGTGGCGCGCCCGAGGGAGAGGGAGGGGGCGAAGGCCAGCCGCAGGGCGAACCGCAGAACAGCGGTGGTCCTGAGGCCGGGGTCACGCAGCCCGACCAGCAGCAGAGCACCACCCCCGACCCGCTCAACTCCCGGCAGCGGGAGGAGCAGGTCAACCCGGACGCCATCAAGGTGGAGCAGCTTCCGTCGTGGGCGCAGAAGCTCATCCGGGAGACCCGCACCGAGGCTGCGGAGTTCCGCAACCAGCTGCGGGACGCGCAGAAGGCCGCCGACGAGGCCGCCAAGGCGAAGGGGCCGTCCGCTGAGGAGATCACTCAGCAGGTCCAGTCCGACCTGGCCAAGCAGATCGGCAAGGCGCTCGGGCTCATCGGTGAGGAGCAGAAGGAACTCACGCCGGAGCAGATCATCGAGCAGCTCACCGGTGAGCGGGACTCGACCGCGAAGGAGCGGGACGAGGAGCGGGACCGGCACCGCCGCGCGCTGATGGAGCTTGCCGTGCACCGGCAGGGCCTGAAGCTCGGCGCAGACCCGGACGCCCTGCTCGACTCCCGGTCCTTCCTGAAGAAGGTCCGCGACCTGGACACCGACGCCGACGACTTCGCGCAGAAGCTCGGCGAAGTGATCGAGCTCGCGGTGACGGAAAACCCCAAGTTCAAGGCCGGCTCCCTGGCGGGGCCGCCCAGCCGCTCGGGAGGGGAGTTCGCCGGCGGGCCTGGCGGACGTGCGCCCAACGCCGAGCCGTCCATCGACGACTTCCGCAAGCAGAGGACTGCGAAGAAGTCGTCGCAGTAACCGCCAGCGGTACCGCTGACATCCTTAGGAAAGGCCCGAAATGGCTAACACCTTTCTGACTCCGAGCATGATCGCCCGGCAGGCTCTCGCCAACCTCTACGAGACGACGGTGATGAGCCAGCTCGTCTACAGGGACTACGAGGACGAGTTCGTGTCGCGCATCGGCGACACGATCACCATCCGCAAGCCCGCGAAGTTCGAGGCGAAGGACTTCGACCGGGAGACCGGCATCGAGATCCAGAACGCCGTCGAGGGCAAGATCCCGATCACTCTCGACCGTTTCGCCGACGTCTCCTTCGCTGTGAGCAGCGAGGAGCTGACGCTCGACATCGTCGACTTCAACGCCCAGCTGCTCGCCCCGGCGACCGAGGCGATCGCCCAGAAGATCGACCGCGACATCCTCAGCCTGCGGGCCGACGTCATGCACCGGCAGGTCGGCCTCAACACCGACACCACCGAGGCGTTCCGGTACGCGAACCCGCGTACGGCCATCGCCGCGCGCCGCGTCCTGAACCAGGCCAACGTCCCCAGCACCGACCGCTACATCGTGGTCGGTCCCGAGCAGGAGGCGCTCTGGCTGAGCGACGACCTGTTCAACCGCGCTGATGCCCGAGGGGATACCGAGGGCCTGCGCGAGGCCAACCTGGGTCGCAGGGTCTTCGGATTCGATAGCTACCAGACCCAGAACATCAAGGAGCCCGAGTTCCTGCCCACCGACCCGGCAGGTACAGAGCTCCCGGACCACGAGATCGGCGTGGCCTTCCACCGGACGGCGTTCGCCTTGGTCACGAGGCCGCTCGTGCTTCCGCAGGGCGCCGCGAACGCCCACGTCGAGTCCTACAAGGGTTTCGGGTTGCGCGTGGTCATGGACTACGACATCTCGAAGAAGCAAGACATCGTCAGCATCGACTGCCTGTACGGCGTGAAGACGCTCGACGAGAACCGCGCCGTGGTCCTCACCAGCGGCACGACCAAGACCAAGGCGTAAGGAGTGTCCGGAATGTGGGTCTACCACAACCGGAACACCGGGCTGACGGTCGAGCAGCCGGAGCGTAACCGGATCATCGAGTGCTACCCGCAGTGGACGATCGTTTCTTGTCCCGATGAACCGGCCGCTCCGGCCACTCCGTCCGCGCCGGGGCCTGCCACCGAGCAGGCCCCGGCCGGCCCGCCTCCTGGTCTTCCGCCTGGCCCTCCTCCTGAGAGCGCGAACAAGTCCATCTGGGTCGCGTACGCGGTCTTTCGCGGCATGGCCGAGAAGGACGCCAAGGCCCTGTCGAAGGCCGCGCTCATCGAGGAGTTCGGCCAGGACGACACCGACAACTGAGGAGGCCCGTGGTGGTGGTGTACGCGACGGCCGCAGACTACGCGGCCTTCACGGGTAAGCCCGCCCCCGAGGGCATCGATGCGTCCCTTGCCAGGGCCAGCGAACGGATCGACGAGCTGCTCATCGGCGCGGTGTACGACACCGACGACCAGGAGATGCCGACCGACCCGCGCGAGCGTGACGCGATCACGCGGGCGACCTGCGCGCAGGCCGCTTGGATGCTCGCGACCGGCGATCCGTACGGTGTCGCCGCGGCGTTCAAGGACATCTCGATCGGGTCGGTGCGGCTGTCGCGGGCCGGCTCGGGGGAGTCTGCTCCTGCCCGGCACGCACCGGACGCGGGCCGCATCCTGCACACCGCGGGCTTGCTGCCTGGGTACGCGTTCGACGTGGCTGCGTGGTGATCGCATGCTTCCTGACTGGCTGCTCCGACATGAGGCCACGATCGAGCCTTTCCAGGGTGAGGGCGCGTACGGCGTGATCTACGACGACGCCGTGACGGAACAGTGCCTGGTCGACGACGAGCGGCGGCTCGTCCGCGACGCCCAGGGCCTGGAGACCGTCAGCGACACGACGATCTTCTTCCGTCCCGGGGTGCACTGCCCCGAGGGCAGCCGCGTCACGGTCAATGGCCGCGTGACCACCGTCATCGCGTCGTACGCGCGTGACGGCGGCGGCCTGCCGACTCCCGATCATGTAGAGGTGGTGTGCCGCTGATGGCCAAGGCTGGCGTGAAGATCGACGTCGATGTCCGGCTCGACTTGAAGCTCGGGCCGGACATCATCGAGCACGAGCTGAACGAGGCGGCGTCGCGCGGCCTGTACCTGGCGGCCGAGCACGTCCTGACCGAGGCGGGCCCTCGTACGCCGTGGCGTGAAGGTCACCTGGAGAAGTCGGGTGACCCGCGTGAGCGGCCGGGCGCGGTTGCCGTGGACAACGGCCGGCTTGAGGCGGCGCTGGGCTACGACATCGCTTACGCGGCTCGCCAGCACGAGGAGATGGACTGGCAGCACCTCATCAAGGGTGAGCCCAAGTGGCTGGAGCGGACGCTCCGCGCCGAGGCCAGCACCGTCCATAAGATCATCGGCACTCAGCTGGAGAGGGCGCTACGCGGATGAGCCCGGAAACGTTCTCCCGCGACCTGCTCACCGGCCTGGCCGAGCTGCTGGCCGACGCCGGCGTCGGTGATTGGGATCCGGTCGGCGCGTACAAGCCGAACCAGCGTGCGATCACGCTCGGTGGTCTGCCGACCAAGCCGGACGAAGCTATCTCGCTGACGATCTACGGCACGGGCGCGGGCGGCGACGACGTCGACCAGTCGGATTCGACCGTGCTGGTGCAGGTCCGCATGCGGACGTCGACGGACCCGCGCGTCGTCGGCGACTACGCCGACAGGGTGTTCGCGGCGCTGCACAGCCGGTCGAATCTGACCTTGTCCACGGGCGTCGTCGTGCTGCTGATCCAGCGGACCATCGTGGCGCCACTGGCGCGCGACTCGTCCGGCCGGTGGGAGCGGCCGGACAGCTATGAGCTGATGACGGTCTGGCCTACGCCGTACCGCGACTAGCAGCTCCTTCCTTTTCCATCGCGCCGTCCCGCAGCAGCGGGGCGGCGCTTTCGCATGCACTGAAGGAGAGATCAGATGCGTAGTCTTCTCGCGCGCGACTGGCGGCTGGACGTGGACACGTCCATTCCGGGCGCGACTGAGCCGGCCTGGACCCCGGTCAAGGGCCTGACGTCGTTCGAGCGCAGCTCGGATGACAACACCGAGGAGGACGGCGACTTCGACGACGAGGTGGGCTACGGCAGCTCCGTCGTGACTGGCCGGACCTGGCAGATCGAGGCCGAGGGCCGCCGTAAGCGCACCGACGACCCGGTGTTCACGCCGGACCCCGGCCAGGAGAAGATCCGCAAGGCCGCGGGGGTCGTAGGCTTCAACGCCAACATCAAGGTCCGTTGGTACCGCAGGGACGGCGCCCCCGACGCGTTCGAGGGCACCTGCACGGTGACCGACTACACCGAGGGCGGCGAGACCACGGACCTTGAGCCGTTCTCGTTCACGCTGCTCGGCCAGGGTGCTCCCGAGGAGATCGAGAACCCGCTGGTGACTCCCTGATGGCGTCATTCAAGGACCTCGACGAGTTCTTCGACCCCACCCTGCCGCTGCCGGTCGGCGGGAAGACATACGTCATCCCGCCGCCCTCCGCCGAAGTCGGCCTGCTGTGCCAACGGCTCATGCAAGCTGGCGTGGCAGCTCACTCCGGCCAGGCGGTGGACGCGGAAGGGCTGAACCAGCTCGCCGAGGTCGTCCTCGACGACGACCAGGAGAAGGACCTCTACCAGCGCATCCTTGGCCCGGTCTGGGACCAGCTGATCGCCGACAAGGTCGCGTGGCCGAAGATCCTGCACGTCGGCCAGACAGCGCTGATATGGATCGCGGCCGGCATGGAGCCTGCGGCCAAGCACTGGGAGTCCGGCAGCGCGATGGGGGAAGCGGAAGCCCCGACTCGGACGGCAGCCTCGGCGGCGACGTCGACCCGGACTCGGGGCTCCGCGACTGGTACGACCCGGAAGACGGCCTCTCGGCAAAAGGCCACCGGGTCACCTGGCAAGAGCTCCTGAGCAGATGGGGGCTCGTCGAGGCTGATCTCCACAGCGAGTTCGGGATCGACCTCGACGAGCCCGGCCTGTTGCAGCGCCGGTCGTGGAGGTGGTTGCAGGCCCGCATCGTTGGCCTGCTGACCGCTGACACGCGGGTCGCTCGGGCGCTCGACCCCGGTGATAACGATGTGAGCCGCCGCAGACGGCATTGAGCGCCAGCGGTTCCGCTGGCATCCCTCGGCCGCCTTTCCCCTCGCCTCCCTTGTGATCGCGACACCCCGAGAGGTGGCTCATGGGCCTCAACGTCGGCGAGCTGTTCGCCACGATCCTCGTCAAGAACCGGTCGGGGCCGCCGATCAAGCAATTCAACCGTGATCTTGATGACGCGGCCAAGAAGAGCCAGTCCAGCCTCGGGACGGTGGCGTCGAACGCCGCCGCGATGGGCACGCGGCTGGTCGCCGTGGCGTCGGCCGGCTCGGTCGCGGCCGGTGGTCTCGCTGTCGCTGCCCAGGGCGGTATCGCTCTGGCGGCCGCGCTCGCCCCCGCGGCGGGCATCATCGCTGCTCTACCGGGCGCGATGGTCCTGGCCAAGGCCGCGACGGCCACGCTCCAGGTCGCGCTGGCGGGCGTCAGCGAAGCTTTCTCGGCCGCGCTGGCCGATGACCCGGAGGCCTTCAAAAAGTCGATCGCGGGTCTCTCGCCTGCGGCCCAAGCGGCAGCGAAGGAGCTCCGGGCGGCCAAGCCCGCCATCGACGGGCTCAAGAGCAGTGTCCAGGACGCGTTCTTCCAGCCGCTGGCCAGCCAGATCACGGCCGTGGCGGCCGCCCTGGTAGGTCCGCTGCAGTCGGGCATGTCCGGGGTCGCGCGGGAGTTCGGTCTTGCTGGCGCGGCCGCGGCGCAGTTCGCGTCGTCGTCGGCCTCGGTGCAGGCGGTGTCGGCGATCTTCACGTCGCTGCGGCAGGCGGTCGCGGACATGCGTCCCGCGATCGAGCCGCTTCTCGCGGGTTTTCGTGACCTGGCGGTGGTCGGCGCGCAGTTCACGTCCGGCCTGGTGCCAGGGATCGCTGGTGCTGCCGCGAAGTTCGGCGAGTTCCTGTCGCAGGCGGCGGCCAGCGGGCAGGCGCTCGGCTGGATGCAGGGCGCGATGGCCGTGTTCCAGCAGCTCGGCACCATCGTGGGCAGTCTGGTCGGGATCATCCAGTCGATCTTCTCCGCGATGCAGACCGGAGGCACGAACGCGCTTGGCGTGCTCGGGCAGCTGCTTGTGCAGCTGAACCAGTTCCTTGCATCGGCTCAGGGTCAGCAGATCTTGGTCACGATCTTCCAGAGCTTGTCGCAGGTCGGGTCGGCCCTGTTTCCGATCTTCCAGGCCCTGGGTGGCGCGGTCGCGCAGATCGCCCCGCACATCGCTAACATCGCGGTCGCGCTCGGCCCCGGGTTGGCCGCCGCGGTGACTGCGCTCGGGCCGGCTCTGGCCGCGCTCGGGCCTGGGCTAACACTCGTGGCTGAGATGCTCAGCAAGGCGTTCGCATCGCCTGAAATGCAAGCGGGACTGCTGGCGCTCGGTCAGGGAATCTCTGCGCTGCTGTCGGCGGTGGCTCCACTCCTGCCGCTGGTTGGGCAGCTCGCCGGGATCTTGGGCCAGACCTTGGGCATGGCGCTGACGAATCTGTCGGCCGTCTTGGCGCCGGTGATCGAGGCCTTGGCGTCCAGCCTGCAGCCGCTTCTCCCGCAGATGTCGTCCCTGGTCACAGAGCTGGCTGCGGCGGTGGGCCCGCTGGCAGCGCAGATCGGTCAGGTGCTCGCGCAGGCGATCCAGGTAGTGCTGCCGCCGTTCGTGGAGCTGACGTCGAAGCTGCTGCCGCCCATGATGAGCCTGGTCAAGAGCCTGATTCCCCTGGTTTCGACCTTTGTGGGCGTTTTGTCTGAAATTCTCGGTGCTGTGCAGCCGATCATCGCGCCGCTGCTTCAGATCGTGGGGGACATTCTGCCCAGCCTGATCAAGATCGTCGAGGGGGTCGTGCGGCTTTTTCGTGGCGACTTCAGTGGCGCGCTCGACATGATCGTCGACGCGGTCACGGGCCTCGGCTCCACCCTGATGAACGCCGGTAAAGCGCTCATGGAGGGCTTGTGGAACGGCATCGTGGCGGCGGGAAACGCGATCAAGAACAACATCGTCGGCTTCCTGCGCGACATCTTGCCCGGTCCCGTCCTCGACTTCCTCGGCATCCACTCGCCGAGCCGACTCTTCATGAAGATCGGTAAGGAAGTCCCGGCCGGACTCGCGCAAGGCATCCTCGGGGCCGGAGGTGTGGTCCGCACCGCCGCGCAGCGCATGGCGGGCATCGTCGCCGGCACCGGAATCCCGGACCTGGCCGCTCCAGGCGTGAGCCTTCCGGGCGGCATGTCCGTGGGCGGTCTCGGCAACGCCCGGACCGTGATCCACCAAACCAACTACTACCCGCAGGCCGAACCCACGAGCGTGAGTGTCAATCGCGGGTTGCAGCTCGCGGGCGCCCTGGGGGTGATCTGACGTGCCGTCGTACACGCTGGACGGTGTCCCGCTGGATCACCCCGCGGGCTGCTGGAAGCTCAAGCGAGGCACCCAGCGCAGGCCTCTGCCGGGGGCCCGCGCGGTCCGCGTCTCGGTCACCGGACGCGCCGGCGAACTGCCGATCGTCGGCCTCGATCACGAGGCCACGTCGTTCTCGCTGACGTTCGCTGTGACCGGGGCAACCCCGTCTGGGGCAGACGGCGGGTACGCGCAGATGGAAACCAACCTGGAGGCCCTGACCGCGCTACTCGGCGTCCGGAACCGGCTCATGAGCTTGCGCTACGAGGCGGGCCCGATCGCCCGAATCGCGGACGTGACGATCACAGCCGCGTCCGAGCCGGAGATCTGGGTCGGCGCGGCCCGCGCGCGGCTGACGGTCGTCGTCGAGGTTCCTGGTGTGTATTGGCGAGACGAGACGCTCTCCACCTGGTCAGGGTCGGCCAACACTGTCGACCAGGTGGTGACGACGCTCGCCGGGAGCACCGCGCCCATCACCGATGCGCTGATCCGCGTCACCGGGCCGGCCACCAACCCGACCATCAGGGACGTAGCCAGCGGCGGCACCGTCGCGCTGACGACGTTCGGCGCGAATACGATCTCGGCCGGGCAGTGGCTCGTCGTCGACGCACAGGCGATGCGGGCCGCGCTCGTCACCACGGACACGTGGGAGCTCACCGGGGGCACGGACAGGACAGGCGTGATGGTCGTGTCCGGGCCGGGGTCGGCGAACCGCTGGCTCCACCTCACGCCGGCGATGGCGGTCGGCGACCCGTTCTCCCGCGCGGTGGTCGTCTCGTGCACAGCGACGAGCACCACCTCGGCGTCGCGGCTCGAAATCCGGGCCCGCCGCTCCTACCTGTGATCCTGAGGAGGGGCGATGGACTTGCGTCTCGTGGTCTTCGCCCCTAACGGAGCCCGTCTCGGTCAGCTCTCCCACCCGCTCTACATCCAGGCGGCGTTCCCGCTCAACGACCTCCCCACCTTGAAGTTCGCCTACAGCAGGCATGCGCCCGGCGCCGAGCTGATCGCCTCGCCGTGCGAGATCGGGTTGCAGTGGTCGGCGGACGGCACCACGTGGACGGAGTACCCCGAGGCACGATTCCTTCTGCTGCGGCGCGAAGGCGACCAGCTCGACCAGTCGGCCACGTGGGAGTACACCTGCCCGAGCTACCTGTGGACGCTGCAGAAAGCGGTCACCTACGCCGCGTCGGGCGTGGAGCCGATCAACGGCAACCGCGTGTTCTCGTTCACGGCCACAGCGGGGTTGATCCTCCACACGCTAATGACCGAGGCGCAGAGCCGCGGCGCACTTTCCAGCTTGGGCTGGAATTTCAACGCGTCGCAGGACTCGTCAGCGGCGGCGTGGGGGGCCGTCATAGGGATGGGCATCCCGCTCGGCACGGACCTGTTGTCGGTGCTGATGCGCCTCGTCGACTACGGGCTGATCGACTTCCGGATGACAGGCCCGCGTCAGCTCAGCGCGTACGTGCAGGGCACGACCCTGGCGCGGGATCTGACCATCGGACCCTCCCCGGTCGCGTTGCGGGCCGGCCGCGATGTGACGGCCGCTCCGGACCTGGCCACGCTGGAGGACATGGCGTCGGCCGCGTACGTCGTGGGCGACAACAACATCCGACAGGAGGTCATCCAAGGCGGTGTCCCCATGCCGTGGGGCCGGTGGGAGGCCGGTGTGCGCGAGGTCGGTATCACCTCGACGGCCAGCGCCAACACCATCGGCACAGCGGTGGTGTTGCGCGGCTCGCAGGAGAGCGTGCAACGCACCCGCGAGATCAACATGAGCGTGGCCACGCATCTCCCCTTGCGCGACTACCAGCCGGGAGACCTGATCGTCGCGCCTGGAGACGGCGGACAGCCGGCGCGGATGCGAGTCAGGCAGATCACGCTGACGCGGTCGGCGCAGGGCGCCGTCGCGGGGAACCTGATCCTGGCTGACCGGCGTGACGAGTACCAAGTGCGGGTGGCGCGGCAGATCGCCGCGTTGTCCGCGCGCCCGTAACGACATCGAGGAGGACCTCGTGCAGGTCATCGTGCCCGGCGACCCGCAGCGGTTCGCGCTCCGGCTGGTGGCGTACGAGCCGGGCGGCGACCGTCTCGGCACGCTGCCCCACCCTCTCGACGTCGAGGTCGGCATGCCGCTCAACGACGTGCCATCGCTGCGGTTCAACTACCCGGCCGATGGTGTCGGGGCGGAGTGGCTGGCGCAGCCGGTCGAGGTCGCGCTCGAGTACGCCGTTGACGGCGGGGCATGGGTGGAGCCGGACGGGGCCCGGTTCCTGCGGATCAAGCGCGACGGGGACTCGACCGACCAGACCCGGACGAGCACGTACGAGTGTCCGGCCTGGTCGTGGCAGCTCCGCAAGCTGGTCATGTATCCGGGCGGGGTCATGTCGGAGGGGAAGCGCGTGTTCTCGGCAGTCACGCCGGGCGCGCTGCTGCGCACGCTCGTGCAGGAGGGTAAGGCCCGCGGCGCGCTGTCGCCGGCGCTGCCTCGGCGCGGCCTGGAAATCGACTTCGACACCACGAGCGACAGCGCTGGCCAGTTGTGGGACGGCGACAAGCTACTCACGCTGGAGGTGGAGCCCGGCGTCGATCTGCTCACCTTGTTGATCAACCTTGCCGAGCAAGGCGTGCTCGACTGGACGATGAGCGGCCGCACGCTGCGCGTCTTCCGTGAGGGCACCGTCCTGGGCCGCCAGAACGCGAGCGGGGGCAGCCCGGTCGAGCTCCGGTTCGGCCGCGACATCGATGAGGCGCCCGACAGCGCGACCCTGGAGGACTTCGCGACGGCGATCCTCGTCAGGGGAGAGAAGGGCCTGGCCGTCGAGGTCAACAACCCCAGCGCAGTCGCTCCGTGGGGCCGGTGGGAGACCAGCCAGTCGCAGGGCGGCGTCAGCGACACCGGAACCGCGCAGCTGCTCGGCCAGAACGCGCTGGAGCGGGCGAGCCGTGAGCGTGCGCAGCTTACGCGAGGTCTCCGGTTCGAGGCCGCGCGGTTCCTTCCGTTCGCGCACTACCGGCCGGGCGACTTCATCGCGGCGCCGGGCGAGGGCGGCCAGATGCAGGCCCTGCGCGTCCGTCAGATCACGCTCTCAGTCGACAAGGACGGGCGGGTAGGCGGCAACATCGTCTTGAACGACCGCTTTCTGGAGCGTGAGCTGAGGCTCGCCAGGCAGGCGGCCGGGATCCTCGCAGGCGGCGTCGGCTCGGGCGGTACGGGCGGGACGCCCGCGCCGGAGCCGGGCGGCCGCGAGCCGGCCGCGCCTCAGGGTTTGGTGGTCAACGGCGACGCGTACATCGACGACCAGGGGTACCCGCAGGGGCAGATCACCGCGACCTGGTCGCCGGTCGTCACCGACGTCAACGGTGTCGCGGTCGACGTCTCCAGCTACGAGCTGTACGCGCGGGAGAACCGGCCGGGCGACTACTGGCGGCAGATCGCCGTGGTCGACGGCGCAGACACCACGGCGACGTACTCGCCGCTGCGGGTCGGCATCGAGTACGCGTTCAAGGTGCGGGCGGTCACCTCATGAGGGGTCCGTTCTCTGACCAGGCGATTCTGGTTATCCCGGACGACACGACGCCTCCCTCGGTGCCGTCGACGCCTTCGGTGACGACCCGCCTCGGCATGATCCACGTCGGATGGGACGGACTGTCGGCTGACGGCACCGCCATGCCCTCGGACCTGGACCACGTCCGAGTGTGGCTGGCCGACCCCGACCAGCCGGGCAGCGAGTCCATGGTCGACGCGATGAGCGTCGCCGAGACGGTGGTCATCGGTGGTCAGTCGTACGGCGAGAATCGAGAGATCTGGCTGACTGCGCTTGACCGGTCGGGCAACGAGTCTGGCCAGTCTGGGCGCGTCACGGTGGCCACTCAGCCGCTCGTCAACACCGACCTTATCGGGAAGGTCATCAGCGGGGCGAACATCGTCAGCGGCACCGTAAACGCCGCCGACGCTGTGATCGCCAACACGGTCACGGGCAGCCTCATCCAAGCCAACGCGATCAACGCCGGTCATCTGCAAGCGAACGCGGTGACGACCGACAAGCTCGCGGCCGGCTCCATCACAGCGGGCAAGCTGGCAGCGACCCTGACACTGTCCACCCGGATCGTCGCTGGCAGCACGGCCGGGGCCCGGGTCCAGTTGGACAGTACAGGGCTGAAGGCATTCAACTCGGCCTCTCAGCAGACCATGCAGATTAGTTCATCCGGCGACGTGTCGCTTGTTGGGGCGCTATCCACTGCCTTCAGCGGAACCCGCATCGTGATCGACTCAACTCCGGGGCTGAGCCAAACGATCCGCTTCTATCCCGAGACGGGAAACAACTTCGCCGAGATTTCCTCCACGGGAACCTACTCGGGCGACCCGACAGGGACGATCCGGCTCATGTCCGGGACTTGGACCACACGGGACAACGTTTGGCAGGGCAACGGCTTTATCGCCGGCGCCGCGGTGGATCTCTGGACCGTGGACCATGTGTCTGGACTAACGGGCGGTTTTGTCCGTCTGTTCACGGACAGCGCCCAGATAGGCAACTCCCTCGCGTCGGCGGAGATGAATGGCTCCGGCGGCACTCTGCATGGCGAGTGGCGTTACAACGGATCTCAGCTGAAGACGTTCATCATCCCGCATCCTATGGACCGTGATCGCTGGCTGATCCATGCGACCACGGAGAGCCCGCACAACGGCGTCGAGTACTGGGGCAGCGTCACTCTCGACGAGGACGGCAACGCCGATGTTGAACTGCCCAGCTACTTCGAGACGCTTACGCACGTCGAGGGATGCACAGTTCTCGTCACCCCGGTCGGGACGACGGCCTCCGCTTGCTCAGCTACCAAGCCGCAGGGTGGCAGGTTCACCGTGCACGGCGAGCCGGAGCAGGAAGTGGGGTGGCTGGTTAAGGCGATCCGTAAGGACGTGCCGCCCGTCCTGGTCGAGCCCCGACGCGACGAGGTGGCAGTACGAGGCACAGGCCCGTACCGCTACTACACGACCAAGGAGTAACTGGTGGCGAAAGGCGCGTTCTCCGAACAGGTGATCATCCTCATCCCGGATGACACCACTCCGCCGCCGGCGCCGTCCGCCCCGACTGTGACCACGCGGCTCGGCATGATCCATGTGACGTGGGACGGGCTCGGCAGCCTCGGCGAGTCGATGCCGTCCGACCTCGACCGCGTCCAGGTATGGATGGCCGACCCGCTGGTCGGAGGGAGCGCCCGGGTTGTCGACTCGATGCGAGTTATGGAGACGATCGTCGTCGGCGGCCAGCCGTACGGCGCGGCCCGCGAGTTCTGGCTGACCGCCGTGGACCGCTCGGGCAATGAGTCCTTAGAGTCGGGGCACGTCACCGTGGCGACGCAGCCGCTGGTGGATACGGACGTGATCGGCAAGGTTCTCGACGGCGCCAACATCAAGACCGGGACGGTGAACGCCGCCGACGCGGTGATCGCCAACACGATTACTGGCAGCCTTGTCCAAGCCAGCGCGATCGACACGGGGCACCTTCGAGCGAACGCAGTGACCACGCCGATCCTGGCGGCCGGCTCGGTTACTGCGGGCAAGCTGGAGTCGGTCTTGACGCTGTCCACGCGCGTAGTCGCAGGGAACCCATCCGCTGGCAGGGTGGAGCTCAACGCCACGGGAATCCGGGGGTTCAACAGTTCCGGCTCCGAGACGGTGAGCCTCGCTAACAACGGGTCGTTCGCGCTGCGCAGCGCATCGTCCGGCGCCCGCATCCAGCTCGACGGAACCGGCTTCAGGGCGTACAACTCGGGCGGCGTCGAGACGGTCAGTCTGGCGAGCACCGGGTCATTCGCTCTCAAGTCGAGCTCCTCGGGCGCGCGCATCGAGATGGACAACACGGGCTTCCGGGCCTACGACAGCTCGGGCGCGCAAACCGTCTCCATCGGCTCGAACGGGACCGCCAGCATCACTGGGACGCTCATCAGCGGAAAGGCGGGCGAGGCCCGCGTCCAAATCCAACGGATTTTCGGCGGAACGTACTCGCCGATCGAGTTCATCAACCCCAGCAACGCCATCGTCGGCCAGATATGGGCCTACAGCGGCGGGTCAGGCCCAGCGTTGCAGGCCTCCAACTTCGACGGCGTCGTGCTCACCCTTTATCGCGGCGGTAGCGAGTTCCGGAACGACTTCGGCCCGTTGGACCTGGTCGGTTCGCCGGTGAGGATCAATGGTGGCGTCAAATCCTTCATCATCCCGCACCCTGACGACCCAGACCGGTGGCTGATCCACGCCTGCACCGAATCGCCGCACAACGGCGTCGAGTACTGGGGCACAGCCCAACTCGACGAACGTGGTGAGGCCCACGTTGAGCTGCCGGCCTACTTCGAGGGGCTGACGGAGGTCGAAGAGCGCGCCGTTTTCATCACAGCGATGGGTACGGGCCGCTCTTCCGCCTCAGCGACGTATCCGCTCGACGGCCAGTTCAGCATCTACGGCGTGCCGGGCGAGCGTGTGGCTTGGCAGGTCAAGGCGGTTCGCAGCGATGTGCCGCCCGTCAAGGTAGAGCCGCGCCGCGACGAGGTGAACGTCGCCGGTTTCGGCCCGTACCGCTACTACACGATCAAGGAGTCTCATGGATAACCCTCAGTCCTTCGCTGTCCCGCTGGAGCCGTACGCCCTGGTAGTGGCTGCTCAGCGCAACGAAGCGCTGGATCAGGCCGCGCAGTGGCAGGCCGTGGCTGTGCAGCGAACCGCCGAGCGGGACGAACTCCGCGCCGAGCTGGAGCGGCTCCGCGCCGAGACGAACGCTCAGGCGCCTCACGCCTGACCATTGCCGCAAGCCCAGGGATTGGAGATCACCATGGAGCTGTTCACCCCACCGGACACCGACATGTCCCTGCCGATTGGCGACGACCCGAACGGCGGCGCGGGGCCGGACCTGGAGAAGGTGGACCAGGCGGCCAAGCTGTTCTACCAGTACGGCCACGCCAGCCGCCGCTCCATCTACTCCGGCGGCCAGAGCCTGGTCCGGTCTGACCGCGCGTGGTTCGTGTGCGTCCGTGACGCTCCGGCCGACCAGCCTGTGCGGTGGCTGCTGTACGCGATCGCGGAGCGGGCGTTCGGCGTCGCCTCGTACCAGACGGCGCCGGTCTCGGCCGTGGAATTCGCTCAGGGCCTGGCCACGCAGGGCCGCACTGTCGTGGTCCGCCGATACGACAACTACGACATCGCCTACAGCCTGGACGGAGAGTCGATCCCGCTGTGACCAGTGAGGAGGTGCCCAACCTGGCACTCGCCTTGGAAACGTTGCGGCGCCTCGTCGAGGTCGGGTTCGAGAAGACCAACGGCTCCACGGCGCTCATCCTGCAGCGTCTCGACCAGGTGGACGACCGGCATGCCGAGCTGGCCCAGCGCGTCGAGCAGGACCGGGCTACCGCTGAGATCCGGTACGCGGCGTTGGAGGCCCGCCTCGATGCGGTCGAGCGGGAGTCGGTGACGCGCACGCAGCTGACGGAGCGAACCCGGCAAATCATCGGCGTCGTGACGGCGCTGGTTGCGGTGGCCGGCGCGGTGATCGCGCTGATCCAGCTGACGCGGGGCTGACCCGTTGACCGTGTTCCCCGCCGAGGACGGCGTGCTTGTCGTGCCCGCCGTCCTGCCCTTCCGCCTGACCGAGGCGGACCTGAAACTCACCGTGGCCGACTGGCTGGCCCTCAACAGCAAGGAGGAGATCGTGCCCCCGATCGAGGATGACGCGCCGCGGCCGCCGGCGCCGTGGATGGATGCGGACGTGACCGAGTTCGACCCGGATCAGTCGTGGCTGCCGCAGGAGCCGGGGTCGGTCGTCGAGGACCTGGAGGAGGTGGAGGGTGGCGAAGTCGCCTGAGGATCGCCTGCTCGACGTGATGCGAGCCCAGCTCGGGTACACCGAGTCGCCGAACGGCTGGTCGGTGTTCGGGCAGTGGTGGGCGAAGCGGCACGGCAAGCCGGAGGAGTGGGCCCGCGAGCCGTGGTGCGACATGTTCGTGTCGTGGGCCGCGAACAAGGCGGGCCTGCTCGCCGTGGTGGGCGACTCGGCGTGGACGCCGGGGCACGCGCAGTGGTTCAAGGACCGCGGCCAGTGGGGGCAGACCCCGCGCAAGGGCGCCGTGGTCTTCTTCGACTGGGCCGGCTCTAAGAACATCCCCGCGATCGACCACGTTGGCGTCGTCGAGTCCGTCCGTAAGGACGGCACGGTGGTGACGATCGAGGGCAACACGTCCAACCGCGTCATGCGGCGTGAGCGGTCGATGTCGGTCATTGCCGGGTTCGGCTACCCCCTCTACGGAGGCAAGAGCACCACGCCCGCCGCGGCGGCGGATAGGACGGAGGAGATCGTGAAGACGCTTCCGCTGTTGAAGCGCGGCAGTAAAGGCTACGACGTCAAGACCGTGTTCTACCTGCTGCACGCCCGCGGCTACGGCCTCAACGACAGCATCGACGACACGGTGTTCGGCGGGCCTCTGGAGGAGGCGCTGAGGGCGTTCCAGAAGGCGGCCGGGCTGAAGGTGGACGGCCAGTGCGGCCCGAAGACGTGGCCGAAGCTGCTGCGTATGGACTGACCGCCCTGCCTCGCCCTGCTCCGAGACCAGTCTCGGTTGAGTGCTGCAGACTGGTCAGGATATTGACGGGCGCCTAGATGTTGATTGCGTCGCTCGGGCCCGGATCTGGGCCGATGCGGACTCCACAAAAGCGAGGAGCGCAGCTTGCGAACGCTCCGCTTGCTCCTCTCGCGCGGCGTCATCCTGGGCGCGGTGGATGGCAGTAGTGACATCTAGTGCTTCCGACGCTAGCCGACCTAGCTCCGCGTCCGGATTGAGCAGCCGCAGCCTAAACAGCGCGGCCTTGGCATTCGCACGCTCGTTGAGCGCCTCATCCCGGGCGTTGATGTACGCGGACCCGCCAGGGTCCTCCCGCTTGCGATACCAGCGGGCACTCTGGCTTGCTCGGTACGAGGTGATGGCACCGGCGTATGCACTGTAGGCAGCGAGTTGTTCTTGCCAGAGCCGCTCCTCCCGGGCTTCTAATCGCGCCTGCTTTGCTGCACGCGCTTGAAAGACATAGGTAGCTGCGGCGCCCAGCAGTGTGCCGGCGATGGCGATGAGGCTCGTGATCGCACTCTGCATCCCGTCAGTTGAGCACGCTCTGATTGCTCCTGGGAGGGGGCTTCTATGTAGCTGCTCACGTCGACCGTTCGGTCTTAGCTGTCTGAGTACCACCCGAGGCTGAGCTCAGAAGTCTGGCCGTACGGCGGTGCTGGGCGAAACGAACTAACCCTGAGTGGCCCGCCCATCCGGGCGGCGCTTTTCGCATGTCCCATTCTCTCTGGAGGAATCATGCACGCTGAGCCCGTGACCTACGGCACGCCGATCGAGCGGAAGGTGACCGCCGCGACGGCCGGCTCGTACCTCGGCCTGGTGGCGCTCCTGGCCGTCCTGCAGACCGTCAGCGCCGACCTCGACCTGATCGCGTTTCTGCCTGACTGGCTGGAGACGCTCGCGGTCCCGCTTCTGCCCGGCCTGATCACGTGGGTGTCCGGCTACAGGGCCAAGCACACCGCGCGGCCGGACCTGCCGCTTGAGCAGCGGTAGCCATCCCGATCCGCTGTCGGACAACCCTTCGATCTGCCTGGAGCGTTAATGACGATCACGATCACCGGCGACGACATCACTGTGAACTGCTGCGGTTGCACCGCTAATCCTCCCGCGGCCGCCCCGACTGTGTTGCGGGCTGAGGACGTGTACGGACTGTCGTGCGCGACTCTCCTGCCGGAGCACGTCAACGGCGCTGCACCGCTGGGGCGGCAGATGGTGTGTGCGAAAGCCGTCCTGCCGGCGGGTAAGGCGATCACTCACCTGGGCGTGCTGCTTTCAAGCGCAGCGGAGGGTACCCGGTCGGGTGAGGCGCGGCTGGCGGTCTACAGCGAGGCAGGCGGTCTCGTCGCGGCGACGGCCAACGACCCCGAGCTGTTCATGACGTCCGGATGGTCTTACTCCCCGCTCGACGCCCCGGTGTCGGCTGAGGCGGAAGACCGGATGATCTGGCTGACCGCTCTCGTGCCCCAGTACAGCGGCAAGCAGCCCGGCTTCATCATGCTGGAGAACCCTATCTATTCGGAGCCGGACATCTACAACCCGAACGGCCGCCGGACGTTCACCCACCCCGGCCTGACCCAGCTGCCCACCGACATCGGAGGCGACTACCCGAACCTGACCGTGCTGGTTCCGATCGTGGGTGTCGACCTGACCGAGAACAGCAGCATTTGATCGTCTTACGCTCGAAGAGCATGGAACCATGCCGCTCGCGATGCGGACCTCCACGCCCGATCGTGCATGTTGGCACGAAGGGGATATCTGATGATATAACGGACCTAATTCTACATAACCCTAGAATTTTTGTGGCATGTGGAGCATCATGGCACAGCGCTGCGTGCGACTAAAAACCCCAAAAGGGGCATTCTGGCAGAATACCCCCCTTCTGGCGGCGGGCGCGTAGTCGGTTGTGTACTGTGCGTTCAACCGCAAGGTAAAGCGAGGCGGCTAAATCTGTCACTTGTACGAGCCTGCGGGGTAGCAAAAGGGTGGAGGGACCCACCGCCGGAATCCGGTCGGGCTAGGACCGGGGCGAGAGTCCCTCCTGGTTAGGCGGCGGCCCTGGCGTCGAGCTGGTGGTAACCGGCTCGATCCGGGGCCGTCACTTCCATCTGTCGAACAGGTCCAAGAAGAACCTGCCGACCGAGGCGGCAGCGCCCGTGATAGACGCCCACCTCGTCACCTTGTCGCCCGGGTCTACGGGCTTGCGGTCGCACTGGCACATATGGCACTCCATGTTCCATGCCCCTATGGGGGCTCTCAGACCAGCCGGTCGACTGGCCTAGGCCGGGTCGGCGGCCGTGCACAAGCTCCGACCTCGCGTGGAACAGAGAGCTGACCTCAACGACAATTAGCACCACTCCGGCGGCCCACCCAAAGGCTCGCCCAAACAGTGATCATCCCCGTCGCGATCGTTGTCCAGTACGCAGCAAAACATACCGCCATCGGAGAAAGTCTGTGGCCCCGGGATTGCCGAAGCGGACCAAGTTTCCGCTACAGGGCCAAGCATGAAGATGCTGACATGCCGTACCAAGGTTGCTATATTCCGGCATTTAACAAGAAGCCCCCGCTCGCCTCTTCGGAGGCGGGCGGGGGCTTTTCGCGTTTCTCCTGACCGGGTTCGGCGGCACTCCTAGGAGCTGTGATCGGTGGGTGTCACGCTACGCGCCAGCGCGGGGAAGGTCCCACGTGGGCCCGTCGGGGCTGCCCAGCCAAACGCGCTGCTCGTTCTGCGTAGCGGTGAGGCCGAACGCGGACAGGTTCAGCTTGCCAGCGTCCATCCACGTGGTGAGGGCTCGCTCGACCGCGTCCCACAGGCGGTTTGGGCCGGACTGGTGGACCGTCCACCCTCCCGCGTCCGCGGGCTCGACATCAGCATGCGAGCCCGATTCCACGTCGTGCAGTGCCAGGGTGTTCTCGATCCATGCGTGCTGCGCCTGGGGCGCAGCGAGCTGGGCCACGAATTGGCCCGTCTGGTCGGTCAGCAGCGCCGGGTCCATGGTGGTGTGGCTGACGTCTCCGACGCCGAGCTTCATCGTGCCCATGGGCGGGGCGGCGTGCGGCCGGGCGGGCTGGAAATACACGATGTCCGGGAAGGTGCCGCTCGCGGTGCCGTCGTCCGCGACCTCCAGGTGCGCCAGGGCGCCGGCACCGAGCCACCCCAGCATGGGCGCGGTGATCGTCCCGCCCGGACGGACCTGCCGCAACCACACCGGCGGGATCGTCCGCACCGCGCACGTGGCGATGAGCCGGTCGTACGGGGCGTTTTCGTTGAAGCCTCGCAGGCCATCGCCGACCAGCAGGGTCGGTGCGTACCCGGCCGCCACGATCGCGGCTTCCGCCCTGCGGGCGACCTCCGGGTCATACTCGATCGAGGTGACGGCCTCCGCGCCGATCGTATGACACAGCAGCGCCGTCGAGTAGCCGGTGCCTGTGCCGATCTCCAGCACCTTGTCGCCGGCGCTGATCCCGGCCGTGTGCAGCATGCTCACGACGAGGCTCGGCAGCGTGGACGATGACGTCGCCCATGCATAGGCGATCGGCTCGGTGGCGTCCTCGGCCATGACGCCGGCGACCTGCGTGACGAGGCTGCGGTCGCTGTAGACGAGGGCCAGCCAGTCCTCGCTGCTCATCTGCGACCGGTGCATGGGCACCCACTCGGCGGTGTCGTCGCGGAACACGTGGTCGCCGACGAACACCTCGCGCGGCACCGACTCCAGCGCGGCACGCCAGCGTGGAGAGCCGATCTGGCCGGCGAGCTCGTGCCGCAACTGGGCGGCTAGGTCGTTCATGCAATCATCCTTCCAAGTTGAGCAGGGCGTCGGCGATGGCTGCCGCTATCGAGTCCCTGTCGGGCAGCCAGGCCCATTGCCCGCCGGGGTTGCATTCCAAGAACACCCACGAGCGGTCGGCTCCGGAGCCGACCAGCCCGAAGTCGAAGGCGCCGAAGGTGAGGTCGAACCAATCCATGTAGAGCCGTATCGCGGCTCGGATCGGGGCAGGCACGTCGATCGGGGTGTGGACGAGGCGATCCGAGTCGGTGCGGCGCCAGTCGAGTGTGCCGTCCTGGTGGGTGATCTCGCTGGCGAACACGCGATTGCCTATCACCGTGACGCGGGCGTCGCCCGTCTTGGGCACCTCGGCCTGGAACATGTGGGCGGTGACGCTGACCGACTCGTCAACGTCGGCCGGATCTACACGCTGCGTCCAGATGGCCGCCACCTCGCCGCCCGGCGCCTCGGGCACTCCGCGGAACGACTTGTAGACGATGGGGCCGTGCTCGGCGGCGAACTCGCGGACGGCGTCGACGTCGTTGGTGATGAGGGTGGCCGGCACGGCGAAGCCCGCCTCGGCGGCCACCTGGAGCTGCGCTGGTTTCATTTCGGCCCGTGCCTCGGCGGCCGGGTGGTTGACGTATCGGCACCCCTGTAGGGCGGCGAGCATGCCGTCGAGCCCGTGCCGGGCCTCGGCGCGCGCAAACTCCCGCGCCTGCGGGGGCAGCTCGTGGAAGCGCCACGGCGACGGCCGGCGGTAGTAGAGCGCCTGCACGTCCTCCAGCGCTACATCCCGAGACGGGGTCCGCATCAGCCCGGACCATCCAACCTGATCGGCCCCGATCTGAGCGTTGAACGTCAAATCGGGGCCGATGTCAGCCGGATCCACCCGGGCCACCCGGGCGCCGCGCTGCACGAGCGCGGCGATGACGGGGTTGGCGGTGACATCGTCCATGCACGTGATCACCATGACGGTGCCCGGAGAGGATCGCATGGTTACTTCTGGTCGGTGTTCGAGTCGTCCGCGCTCGGGGACGCGTTCCCCGAGCCGTCATGCGGCCTCGACGTGGTGACGGTCTGGTACGTCGCCGCGGTGATCGGGACGGGCCTGCCGTCCCCGTCGCGGTAGATGGCGAGCTGGGTGTCCTCATCGAGGACGGTGGACGCCCATGGCAGGGGCACCGCTTCCATGTGCGGCGTCATGCGGCTCATGCCCCAGGGGCGTGTCGCGGTGATGGTCATCAGACCTCCTTGGTAGGGGCGCGGCGGCGGACACGATTGGGTGCGGGCCACCGCCGCGCCTGCGTGGGGTTGACCCGGCCCACCGCCTGCAGCCTTTCGCGAAGCGGCGGGCCGGGAGCCTTATTGGCCGGCCCTAGATCGGTGGTAGAGGCGGCCGTTGTTGATGAGGGCTGTTTGCCATGCCAGGGCCGAGGCGAGCGCGATAGCGTCGACCTGCGCCACACTCTGCTGAGCGCCAGCGGTCATCAGCTCGAAGGTCAGCGGGATGCGTAGCCTGGCCGTCCAGCTCTGCGCGCCGCTCGAATCGTTCGGCGCGTCGATGTCCCAACCCGGGTAGGTGTTGCGCAGCACGGACAGCTGCCGACCCCGAAGGTCCTGTACAAGCGCTGCCTGTGCCATGGCCTCACGAACGCGATAGCCGGTGATTCCCGCAGGCTGGTTGTCCGTGTTCAGATTCACGTATCTATGACAGCCGTGTGTGGTACGACTTCGGGAGAGGACGCTAGAGGCGAACCCCGATGTCCTCCCGTGTCCGCCCTCGGAGGTGCACGCGATGACTAAGGCTCCGGCCTGGGCCAGTCGGCTACGCGCCGAGAGGACACGACGAGGCTGGTCTCAGCGGGACCTCGCGGTGCGTCTATCTGCCGTAGCTGACAGATCGATGCCTGAACCGGAGAGCATGATCCGCCGAATCCGGGACCATGAGTCGGGCCGGCACCGGCCTGACGACGAGTACGCAGAGCTGTACTGCCGCCTCTACGGCCTGAGCGAGCACGCTCTCTTCAACCATACGGACGCTGAGACCGACCTCGGAGACGAGATCGACGCGATGGAGCTCGCCCGCCGGGCGGCGGCCAGCGATGTCGGCAGAGAGACGCTGGAGCGTCTTGAGGTCGCCGTGGATGACCTGGCATCCGCCTACCAACGGACTCCGCCGACGCAGCTCCTTGGGCGGGTGCGGCGGCACCTGGAGTACGTCGGGCGCCTCCTCGACGGCAAGAAAACCATCGCCGAGCATCGCCGCCTGCTCGTGGCCGGCGGATGGCTGTCGCTGCTCGGCGCGACGTGTCACATCGACCTGAAGCAGTACCCGGCAGCCGCCGCACGACTGCGGACCGCGGCCCAGTTGGCGCACCATGCGGAGCACCCGGAGATCAGGGCGTGGTGCCTGGAAACCGAGGCGTGGCAGGCCCTCACCGATGGTGAATATCACCACGCCTTGGTGCTGTCTCAGGCAGCGCAGGATGTCGCCCCACGTTCCAGTTCGGCCTTCATCCAGTCGACCGGGCAGGAAGGGAGGGCGTGGGCTCGTATGGGGCGGGGCATCGAAACTCGAGCGGCGCTGACCCGGATTCATCAGTTGGTCTCTCCCATGCCGATGCCGGATCAGCCGGAACACCATTACCGGTACGACCCGACCAAGAGCGAGGCGTACACCGTGACAACGCTCTCATGGTTGGGCGACCCTGCAGCGGTCGGCTATGCGCGGCAGGTCCTGGAGCGCCTGGAGTCCGCGGATGACGGCGGCCCGCGCCCGCGCAGGGCGGCCGCCGCGCGGTTAGATCTGTCCTTGGCTCTGCTGTCCACGGACGAGCCGGGGGAAGCTGGGCATGTGGCTCTCCAGGCGATCACGAGCGGCGTGCTGGTGCCCTCGAACTATTGGCGGGCGAAAGAGATCATCGCGGGTGTCGAGCAGCGAGGCCTCGCGGTGGCTGAGGAGCTACGGGAGGCGTACCGGGAGCTGTACGGCCCGTCGGGTCAGCAGCGGCCGCAGCTCGGCGCTTAGGTGTTACCGCGGCTATCGCCGCTTTCCGGTGTCGCCGACCCTGTCCGCATTATGGCCTGAAGTCCGCTATGTGTAGTTTCTTGTGGTATGTCGGTATGGCTCGGCCCCAACAGCATCCTGGTAGAGGTCATCCAGTTGGACACCCGCGCTCTCATGAAGGTGACGCAACGGGTCCACGGCCGCCGTTACCTTATCGGCTACTGCGCCACCATCGGGGAGCTCACCCGTCACGTTGATCTTGCGGAATTGGTCGAGGTCATAGCGTTCCCTGGATAGCCGCAATACCTGAGCCCGCAGGACAACGTAAAAGGTTCCGGCGCGACAATGCGATCTTGAGTTCTGCAGGTCGGGGTGCTCGGTAAGGAACTCTAGGTCAACCCCTCTGGCTCCTGCTCCTGCGCCGTCTCGGCTTCCGCGTCACCGCCGGGCGCGGCCAGGCGCAGGGTTGCCCACCCGTCCGCGCCCGCCTCAATCTGCCAGTTCGGCGGCCACAACCGCTGCGCGCTCATGGAGGGTGCCACCCGCACGTGGGCCAGCTGCGCCCGTTCCAGCCCCGTCGCCTTGTCGAACGATGCGTGCCTAGTGAAGGTCGCTTCGAGGAATACGGCGTGGCCTGTGAAGGTCGCACCATGGAACTCAGCGCTGCCGGTGAAGGTCGTCCGGTCGAACCAGGCGCGGCCGGTGAAGGT